AACTGTCCATCCACTTTTTTGTGTCTTTCTATTTTTTGAAAAAAAAAAAATTTTTTTGCCAAAAAGTTCAACTGGAAAAAAAAAAAAAAAATGCTTTTTTATGGGGAAAAAAAAAAAAAAAAAAAAAAAGGCAGCCGGTTAGAGCTGCCATTTACAAAAACGTTTAATTATTAGACTTCTTCGTAATAATATACGCTGGTTCCAGTTTTAATCATTTGTTTATCTAATAGTTGAGGTAATTCTGGTATCAAATCTACTAATAACATAGAGACGTGTACAGATGCTTTTTCATATTTTGCCATATCATTTACCTTTTTTAGGCAAACTTCTAAAGCTTCTAGGTCTGTTTGAAGCTCTTCTGTCTGGCAAAGCATATGAAGTACCCAGGTATCACTTTGTACTGCGGTTGTATTAATAGCGCCTAATTTATAAGCTCCTGTCTTTGTAGCAAACCAACCACGACTTTCTTGCTTTACCTGTCTCCATTTCTTTTCAAAAATTGGGAACAATGGATTTTCAGGTTTTCCTGCCATATTGTTTACAGATAGCACAAATCTAAGACCTGCATTTTCTGGAGCTAGAATTGTGCCTTTAATAGTCTTAGTCTTACCTTGGGTTTGAAATCTGTTCATATCTACGTTTGTCATATTTTGTCCTTTATCTCCACAGATACGAATATATCAATGCCTACGAGAATTTTCTTCGTCTTTTGGTTCTAAAATTATATCTCTTATTTGTTGTAACATAGCTAAGCATTCTTTTTTAGAATTAATTTTATCTAAATCAAATTGAACTGCTCTAAATCCAAATTCTTTAGATACAAGTAAATTTTGTGATAAATCGTCTAGATATACACATCCAGTAAACTTGGGGTATCTTTGAAGGAAACTTTGATAATATAGGGATTGTGGCTTTCTGACGCCAATATCACAACTAAAATGTCTAATTGCATGTTTGAAGATACCATGATGATGCATGTTAGTATATTCTGTATTAAAAAATCTATTTATCATTTGGGCATGATCTGTACCAACATTTGATAATAAGGCAATATTAATCTGATTATCATCATCGTACATTTTTTCAAAGAAATCTAAAACACTCCAATCAAAAACTACAACTTCTTTATCCCAAATAGTTAAAATCTTGTCCATAATTACAGAAGATTTAATTTGAAATTCAGAAGCTAATACATCTTTCATATCTAACAAACCAACATCCCGCATCTTTTGTGAACGATTGACTCTTTGACCAACCTCCCATGTAGATATATTTGTTGCCTCTGATATTGCAAAAGTAAATTTTCTAAAATCTATTCTGCACAATACATTTCCCATATCTAAAGCTAAATATCTTTTCATATATCTTCTATTCTTTCATGTAAAAATTTAATGTTTTCATCATATCTTGTATTAACTGATTTTGAAAAATTTAAATCACTATCTAAATCATAAATAATATCACTTAATCCAAAATGTTCTGATGCCAGACTGTTAATAATGCATTCTGTATCATTATAATCTATTGTAATTAAACTATATTTACCATTGTAGTATGCATCAGCCAATAAACTTGTTTGACCACTGCAAACAAATAAGTTTGCATTATATAGATTACATGTATATTCATCAATATTTGACATGTCTTTCAATATAATGTTAGGATAATCTTCATTACAATCTTCAGAAAAAATAATAGAGTCTGTGTATCTTTTTAGAAGACCAATGATATTTTTATTGGGTTGAATCATTCCTGCCACAATATTATGTTTACATATCACAGATGGTTTACCAATAGTATGATAAGGTCTTATCCATTCAAATTCTTCTTTTAATTTCAAATCACTATTTGCATCTCCTAAATGAGAATATACAAAATTATAATTGGAATTATCAATCATATTCATAATCCTTTGATTATTTAGAGGAACTTTATGAAATAGATAATAGAATCTTTTGAAGAGACCTAAGTTATATTTCTGTTCTTGTGGCAATGCAAAATTTAATAATGAAGAGCTGCATTGCCATAATGTAGTATTCAATACCATAGCAATATGAGATGTGAAATATTCACAGTCACTTATTATCAAATCAGGATTAAAACTTTTTACTTGATGAAAATATGTTTCAAAATTTTCATTGTCTAATGATATATGCTCTGGTTTGAACATATTATAAAGACAATCTAAGGTCCAATCTATATTGATATTATTAGGACTGGATTTTTTATATGTGGCTATTTTTAATTGATGTGGCTGATTTTTTATTGCATCAACAAATCTCTCCAATTGGATTTTAGAATTAGTATGATTAGAACATGCATACAATATTTTTAATCTATCCATGATTTATTGTTTTTTATTCTAGATATAGTATCTCTATGTACACCAAATAATACCGCAATTTTTTTATTAGAAACACCCCGCGTAATAAGATATCTAATAATATTTACTTGTTCTTCAGTTAATTTAGCTGTAGCTAAACGATGTTCCTTACTTTTAGGAATACCTCTTTTAGATTGTGATATTTTATTGCAAAAATCTTGAGATCTTTTTCTGCCTTTTAATGGTGAGTTTTTATTTTGATTTGGATGTTTTCCTGGTTCATATTTATTGGTGAGAGATTTGGATATTTTTTCTTTTATATCTTCAGGTGTTGATTTACCTTTATTCCAAGGATCTTTTCCCAAATGCGCTTCAGATATTTTACGTCTAGCCTCTTTAGACATTTTATGTCCAGAAGTTCCGTCACCACCATCAGTTAAATTGTATAGGCAGTATCCATCATTCTTTAATTTTAGAATCCATTCTTGTTCAAGAGCAAATGCAATATTTTCTTCTACAATATCATCTACTATAGATGTTAATAAAAAATTATCATACCCATATTTATTTAAGGCAGCATGTAAATAATAATATGAATTTGGATATTTTGTTTTTCCACCTCTAGCGATTTTTAAGTGATCTCTAAATCTATCATGTAAATTTTTAGTTTTACCAACATAAATTTTACCATTTATTGTATTTATTAAAAAATATATGCAATACATATTATATTACAATAATATTGATAGAAGCAGCAAGCGCCATAATTATTTGATGCCGCATATAATATCTTTAATTTCATCCAGTTACAGTAGTTTTCATAAAATCTAAAATATCTTTAAAGTATTTTACTTGTTTCATAAAGAGTTCTTTAGTGGCTTTAGTATCTGATGCGGCTGTATGAGCTTTATCATTTTTGATACCATACTTTTTGATAATAGTATTTAGATTATAGTAATTTTCAAAATCACCTTTACAATAATCTAAAAATAGCTCAATAACCATTGTATCCATATAGCGTCTACCAAATGGATAAGTATCTTTTGAATTACATTTAATCCAAAGTTGTTCTAATCGTTCTAAGTCGAATGAAACATTATGACCGACACATAGCCTTTGTCCAGATGGAACGCCATCTTCCATCAACCAATTTTCTATATCAACGATAGCATTATTAGCATTTTTATAAAGCTCCCTGCCTTCCTTAGTCTCATGTCTTAAATCTTCTAATTTATGACCATTGATTCTAAGAGCTGCGGGTTCGTAGTTTTCGGGATTCGTCGGTTGAATAAGCCATGTTTTTTGAGCGTCATCGTTTAATCTGTATAAAGATAATTCAATGACGTCATATTTATGAGAATCTAATCCTGTCGTTTCTGTGTCTAATACGTAAATGGTATAATCCATAAAAATCTCCTAAGCGTGTGCTCAGGTATAAACTAATACTTAAAAATAACACGTCAAGTGTCGGAATTTATTTTATTTCGTATTTCTGTTTTCAAGTGATTAAATGAATTGATGCCACTTTTATATTGAGAAATTAAGAAACTAACACCATCAACTGTTCTAAGAAATGCTTTTTCTTTTTTAGTTAACTTTGTTCCTTCTACAACAAACATTACCTTACTATTTTCAAAAATCTTCCATCTTTCTCCATCATTTGGTAATGAATATCTTTTTACTCTAATAATCTTTTCAGCAACATCATCTTCTTCATGAAAAAGATCATATTCAAATTTACTAAGATTATACTTTAAGTTTTGATCTTTGAATTCATTTTCCACGGTTGGATCTACAGGTTTATTTGTCATTATTCTCTCTAAAGTTTTAAAATCAAGTTTAATAGGATTTTGTAGAAAATTACCACACATCATTTACACACCATATCGGCGGCGATTATGCCAGTAGTCGCTGCGGATAATATACCATGTATTCCAGCACTTTCACCAACAACATACAATCCGTCCACTTCGGTTTCTAGATTTGTTCCAATATTAATTTTAGGAGCCATAGGTGTTATGGTTGGAACATGAAAATAAGCCTTTGTAGAAATATCTGGGATAATATTAGAAATTTCTAAAATTGTTTCTTTAAGCCATTCATATTCAGGTATAATAGAAATTTTACTTTTACCAGCAAGTATCGTAGATATTCTTTCTTTTATTATACGATCATTAGCTAATACAAAAGTTAATTTTCCAAGTCTATCTGTTTGTTCAAACCCATAATTAGGATATGTCCTATTGCCTATGATTGTAAAAGAAACCTTATCAGTTTTCCATCGATTTTCATTAGAACGAAATGCTGATATTGCCATATCTAAATGATCTTCTGGAATTACAGTTCCATTCCAATTAAATGGTCCAATAGTTAATTTATCATCTTTAGTAATTGTGCATGTAGATTTGTTAAGCTCTTTCAATATACCAGAACTCATTTCTGCTCTAATTCCAAATCTGGCGATATCATTGCTATCTATTATACCAAAATTAGTATATAGCTCTTTAGCCCATCTCCAACCACTACGCCCAACTGCAAATATTATCTTTTTACACTTAAACTCTGCCTCTTCTGTAGAAACTATAAACATAGATTTATTCTTATATATATTCTCTACTTCCATATCAAATGCATATGTAATATTATTGTTCTGTTCAATTATTTCTGACATATATTTAGATAAAGCATGAATATCTTTAGGATATACTTGATAATGATCATTAAGAGATATAGAATATCCATTCTTCTTTAATCTCTTATTAAAAGCTACTGAAGGAGACTTATCCTTAATTAGCTTAAAATTATCAATATTTGATATTGTCTTATTAAAATAATTATAAGCAGACTTAGATTTTCGGACACCAACTAATTCAGATACTTTGGATAAATCATTAAGATATAATTTACCATCACTATTTGGTAAACAGCCTAACCAGCCCTCAAGTTGACGACGACGTTTCATTGGAGGGCGACCCAAATCAAATAGAATCGCTTTAACATTCTTATGTTCCTGTGCTAATCGCAATGCAGCAAAGGAACCTGCAACGCCTGCGCCAATAATACCAACATCATAGTTATTCATATATAATACCCACTACAGACCACTGTAACGAATATTATATCATGACTGTTCTGTTATTTCAATACGATTAATTAAATCATCTATTATCTTGAATATAGGATCCTCATATGGATGCTTATTCGCTTTAATATTTGCTACAGCTTCATTAAATTGTTTGTTTATATCGGGAAAAATCCACATAAAATAGTATGATGAACTTTTGAATTCAGACACAAAAGAATCCTTTGCTTTATCTAAATAAGGAATAAAATTCATCTTTTCAGAAAGTTTTTGAATAGCATATAATGAAACCATATATGCTCTTCTTTCAAAATACATTCTAAAATAAGCTGGTAATGGACATAAACTTAATATAGATAATATAAGGGCAATCTTCCAACTAATAAAAAATAAAGGCACAGCAACTAATAATAATGTAATTGGAAATAAATACAGCAAACTATATACAATCTTATTGTATTTTTCTGCATCATATATATGGACCAACTCGTGTAAAAATATTGTTATGGCAGAGTCAGGTCTTGTTTTAACAAACTTTTCATTGGGAAAATATATTGTATTCCCAATGGTAGTTGTATAGCTTGTCATAAATCTTTTATTGAAAAACAATATATAACCTAATAGTTTTATAAAGGTAGAGCTATCCTTATATTTGATTTTCAAATCAGGAAAGTATTGTTTTGCGTTTCGTATTAATGAATCCATGATATCACACTTCCATTGTTTGAATTGGTAGGGTGTATGGTTTTATTCCTTGATATGATTGGTTATTTGCTTTTAATTGGTTATTAATGGTGTCAACTCTTTGCTGCATTGTTACACCTATTATTGATTTATAAAGAGAATCTAATGCAGTACTTATTGCAGGCTTTAAAGATTCAGGCTCAACATCTAATGTAAAATAAACATTTTTATTTGCAAGATCAGCAGTTCCAGTTAAATTCATAGATACTGGCTCTCCTTGAGAATCATTTGCAGCTTTTGCAATTAAAATGCCTATTGGTCCTTCTCCCATAGTCTTAACATATGTTATTTTATCTTCAGGATTGTTACTTTGTTTATCTTGTTCTGTTACCTCCGCGCCTTTCCAAACCCTACCCATACTTTTAATAAATTGTTCTTGTTTGCCTGCGATATTGGTAAAAAATATAGTAGATGCTGATAGTTCTTGTGCATATTTTCTTAATTTTACTTCAAATTTACTAGCTAATTTAACTATTTTCCCCGAATATTTCATTATGTTCCTCGTCTATTTTGCAAATCAGCAATTAATTTATTTCTTATTGTATCAGTAACACTAGAATTATAAATATGCATTTCTGCTAATCTTAATTCACATGCATCACCAGTAGTTCCCCATCCACCAATTACAAATTTATCAAAATTACAATAATAATAAGTTGAGCTGTAATCAGTGAAATCATAGCTCATTTCAACACCATCAACCCACATACGATGCGTACTTCCAGAAAATTCTACAACCAAATTATGTCTATTTCCATCAGCAATAAGTGGAGTGCCATAACGCCTAACATAACGAGAACTCGTACTAAAACTATATTCACAACGAAATATATCAGTTTGTACAGTATATATTTTTCTAGGCGCTAAATGTACTGGATAATTATTTCCTGTTCCAGCTGTAAATCCCCATGGCGTATCAGCTACTCCTGTGCTTAATATTTGAACTTTAGCAGTTATTAAAAAACTTTTTTTGTTTCCTGAAACGCGAGGACCCCAGCCATTAGCTTGTAAACTATGACCATTTATATGAATAGATGGTCCACTATCACCACCCCATCCAGTAGGCTCATATGTAGCATTAGTGCTAAATTGAATTAAATCTTCAGTACCCTGTTCATCTGATACGCTAACAACAGTTGATCCACTAACAGTAGCATTTTCAGCAAACCAATGCGATTGAATAAATCCAGGCACAACATATGCAGGAGGCGGTGGTGCCGATGACTTTACAAAATTAATTATCATTTTACTCCAATACAAATATTAAGTTAACAGTTAAATCGTAATTCAATGATGTATAAGAATATCCCGTATTTGATATATCAATACGATCGCCTGGAAGAATTTCCGTTCTTAATGGATTTACATTATTATTTAATGATTCATTATAATGACTTGTATTAAGTTCCATAGTTGATAGCAAAAAATCATTTCCATTTATTTGGATATTAATTCTTGGATAATAAGAACTATTAGCATATACATTTTGAGATCTGATCTCACAATAAATTAATCTAGCTGTAGGACTTCCCCATCTTATTCCACTATACATTCCTAAAAAGGCTGATAAAATGCCAGCATCAGCGCCTGTGTGTCCTGATTCTGCATAAGCACCAGCTATAAAAATTGGCAAGAAGACTGTTCTAGTTGCTTGAGCATAATACACTTCAATTATATCACCAGCAACAGTACTTAAACTTGGTCCAGATACTTTAATACCCATGTCTCCAGGTGTATCATAATAATTCACAACAATATACCATTTAAAAAATTCTACAGTAAATGTTTCAGTACCAAGTGGAGCGCTATTTACTCTTAATGTCCCAGTAATACCACTACCATTATCCCCAAGTATAGTTATATCCATGCCACCAGTATAACTAAATTCTTCTGCATATAAAATTCTATTCGTTAATGCCGAATCATTATAACCGTCTAACATATATGTTGATCCAAGATTAACATATTTGAAATATATTTTTCCAGATTGGTCTAATAAACTGCCCGCTAATCCAACCAATGTATTATAACTATAAGAAATTCCAAAAGAAGTAGATGATGTAACGCCTTGTTTATCTAATACTCTTACAGCTATATTTTCTCTTAAATTGCGGCTTTGATTAGTTAATATAGTTAAATAATCAATATCTATAGCAGTAGTTTCAAAATCAGTATTGGCAATTAAAGGATTCCATTCAGGAGCACCAGTTGGACCAGCAGGACCAACAACCCCTGAATCTCCAGTAGCCCCAGTAGCCCCAGTAGCCCCAGTCGGACCTGTATCTCCATCAACACCATTAGTTCCTGCCGCCCCTGTAGCACCTGTTGGTCCTGTATCACCAGATAAACCTCTTTCACCTCTTGGTCCTTGGGTTCCAGTCGAACCAGTAGCTCCAGTCGCTCCCCCTGCACTTGGAGTTACAGATGGAATACTTGTATTGTCATCAAAATCATATGGGTATTTTGTCATGTTAGTTACCTAAGATGCATTCTCTATTAGAGTATACTAAACTTTTAGTATATTTACGAGGTTCTTATATGACAACCACCTATCCAGCAGCATTAGACACTAATACAACTTTACCTAAAGTTACCGATAATTTAACTCCAGTTTCTGGATCTGTATATAATCGTTTACAAGAGGCAGTTATTAGAGTAGAATATGAATTAGGCGTTAAACCTAGCGGAACTTATTCAACCGTTCGAGCAAGATTAGATGCACTTGAAGGTATTCTTGCAAAACTAAATCTAAACCTTCAATTTGGTGGAGATATCGAAGCTCAAACAGATCCTACTATTCAACATGTCATCGGTATTAGAGGCGAGACAATTTTAAATAATTTGTCAAAATCAGTTGGAGGATCATTAAGATGGGATGGTAGTTATTGGAATCAGGTACAATTATATATGGACGATATATTACCTCCATTTTATGTAGAAATGAATGGACCTCCAATGCAAGAAGTAAATCAATGGCTATCATATCCTACATTTTATGGCACATATAATTTTGAACCTCCCACTTCTATTACATTAACCGATACTGAAGGACACTCACAAATAATACCAATAGTTGATAGGGCTTTATTTTATAGTGATTATGAATTTCAAAAAACAGCATTTGATGGATACGTAACTTTTACATTAACAGCAGAACATCATCAAATAGAAAAAAGCTTTGACTATACAGTATACTGGGGACAAAAACTTTTTTGGGGTGTTGGTCCTGCTGGTTATACTACAGCATCTGATATTACAACCAATTTAGATGGTTACGTTACAAATAGTATTGCTTATAATTTTACTGCAACTGCAGGAGCATCTGAAAAAATCTATTTTGCATGTAGAACAGCATATGGCGCAGCAACTTTTTATGTTGGGGGATTTGAAGGTGGGTTTACTTTAGTTAGCGATACAATCTCCATAACAAATGATTATGGATTTACTGAAAATTATGCGCTTTATGAAAGTGATAATCTTGGATTAGGTACTACCACCGTTACAGTGAGCTAAAGGACAATATGACATCTAGATATTTAACTTGGACGGGATCAGACTGGGGCTTAGCTGAAAGCGGTGGCGGCGGTGGCGGAACTGGTACAATTGGACCTATTGGTCCTGCTGGTCCTACTGGAGCTACTGGTGCTACTGGAGCTACTGGAGCCGCTGGAGATACAGGCGCAACTGGAGCCACTGGTGCTACTGGCGCTACTGGAGCTGCTGGTAGTATAGGATCAACAGGCGCTAGAGGTCCTACCGGAAATACTGGACCAACCGGACCAACCGGACCAATTGTAGAACATAATTTATTAACATCAATACAAGGCGGTTCTGTAGCAGATGGATATTATCATTTAACTAATAGTGAACATGGCTGGTTAACAGATGGATATGTAGATGGATATTGGAATGTAGATAAAGGAGCAATTGGAATAACTGTTTATAATCCTGGAGATATAATTTATGCTAGTGCAGAAGATATATTAAGTAAAATATCTATTGGCAATGAAGGCGAAACATTAATATCATCAGCAGGATTTCCAGTATGGGGATTTCCTACTCATAGTTTATTATCATCATTAGAGGGCGGTTCTGGAATTGATGGTTATTATCATTTAACCAACAATGAACACACTTGGTTAACAGCAGGTTATACTGCTGGTAAATGGGCTGAAAATAAAGGTGGAACAAACCAAACCACATATACTATTGGTGATTTATTATATGCCAGTGCATCTAATACATTAAGTAAATTATCAGCATCAATAGATGGTTATATTCTTAAACTAGCATCTGGAATTCCTTCATGGGATATCCATACAAATACATTAACTCAAGTAACTGTTGGAAAAGATGGTTATATTACACCTGCTTCTGATGGATATCTAACATCTAAGTTTACAGAAGTTAATACAGAAGGATTCCCAGCATATGTGGCTAATACAACCTGCTACATTAAAAATTTTACAATTACAATGAGTGATGTAATGTTAGCAGGACAAACAGTAGTTATTACAATAAGAAAAAACAATGTGGATACTATACTTACATTAACATTAGATAATGCAACTCCTTTGAATTCTGCGGTAACATTGCGAATAGAACAGGATATTACAAATTCTGTATCATTAGTTAATGGTGATAAAGTAACGGTTAAATATGTAGCATCTGGCACGGCTGATGCTCAAGATATTTTTGTTACTTTTGATATATTGAAGACAGTATAAGGCTAATAATAAAATGCCAATCAATCTAATCTCTAAAATAAAGTCAAAAAATGATGGGTCATTTCCTACTATTGAAGATGTAGATATATATGGCGGTTATCAAGTACGTAGTGATATTGCTGATCGTAATAGTATTCCTTCTTTAAATAGAAAAGAAGGAATGATGGTTTTTGTACAAGATGATAGCAAATATTATACTTTAAGTGGAGGCTTAACTGATGGATATTGGACAGAAATATCTTTTGGTGGCGGAAGCTCTATGGCATATGTATTAATAGAAGATGAAGATAGATTAGTTGAATCTGGAGTAAGTGAATTAATCGTATCGGCTAATACTGATTCTGTAACAAGGACTATTACATTACCAGCTACGCCTACTGATGGTCAAGAAATAATAATAATACGTCAGGCAGAATATGCTAATGGCACGCTTATTATTGATCTAAATGATTCGTTAATAGATTATATAATATCAAGTTGGGGATTTAATTCTTTTACTGATTCAGAATTACATTTGATATATTATGGAGATGTATGGTTACATATCTATAGCAGAACTGAGTCTTATGGCTAATATGTGGAGATTTAAATGCCTATAAATATAATTTCATTATTGAAACCTAAAAATGATGGCGAATTTCCCATTGCTGAGGATGTTGATGGATATGGTGGATATCAGGTAAGATCAGATATTACAGATAGAAATCTTATACCAGAGTTAAACAGAATAGAGGGTATGTTAGTATATGTTCAATCAGATGCTAAATACTATACTTTATCTGGAGGAATAACTAATTCTGATTGGATAGAAGTAACTTTAGGGGGCGGTTCTACAACCACAAGAGAGATTGTTGTTTTAACTGAACCAACTACATATAATGTTCCCTCTGGAGTAAATCAATTTATTATTAATACATATGTACCAACTCTGGATGATCCTAGTGGAGTAGTAACTACAGTTGCACTACCTAGTGATCCAACAGATTTGCAAGAAATTATAGTTAAAACTACAAATGCTTCTGGAAAAAATTATTGGGTTATTGATGTTAATGGTGGAATCAATAATATTGACAATGGTAATGCTGATTTTGGAAGCCCATCTAATTCTTATCCATGGATTATATATAGTAATTATTGTTTAAAAATAAGGTGGACGGGATCAATATGGAGTGTTATCACATTTACATCTCTCACTATTCCAAAGTAAAATAGGACATTAAATGCCAATCAATATAATATCTAAAATAAAGCCCAAAAATGATGGTTTGTTTCCTACATTTGAAGATCGAGATATATTTGGTGGTTATCAAGTACGTAGTAATTCTACTGATCGCAATAATATACCAGCTTTAAATAGAAAAGAAGGCATGTTAGTTTACACACAAGATGATGATAAATATTATACTTTAAATGGTGGGCTAACTGATGGATATTGGACAGAAGTAGTATTTGGTGGCGGTGGTGGATCAGATTTTACATTAGTTCATACAGGTATAAGTTATCAAATAGTTGATACAACAAATCAGTTTATATCTGTAGAATCATTTTTAGGATTTGCTTTAACAATAACATTACCTTTAAATCCTGCTAATGGTCAAGAAGTCATTGTAAAAGATACTGATGGTGTTTGTAGTTCATTTTCTGAAATATCAATTGAAATATATGGTAATGGACATGATATAATTATTCCTTTTGAATATCGTTATTTGTGGAATGCATATGAATGCATTCATATTAAATATAATAGTACATTAGATTTGTGGGGATTAGTAAGTGATTGGTATCCTATTATACAATCATAATTCACAAAATTGTAGATTGTCTAATATTCTACTTTTTTCATTATCTGGCAACATACCACTCTTTAATAATGCATTATTTAAAGTAGCTGCTTCTTGTTTTTTACCAATCCAATAAGCAGCAACAGCTAATTCATCTATAATCTTCCAATCATAACAAGCCGTTTCTAAAAACAAAGCGTCCTTAGGTTTAGCTATATTACATCCAATCTTAGCATAAAAATATGACTTATGAAGTCTATCAAATCTTCTACAATATGAACACAAATAAGACAACGCCTCAACTCTATTTGGTTGATAATTAAAAGCTTCTAGATAAGCGGATTCAATTCTTAATGCATCATGAGTATATAATGATTCATGTAGCTTGGCTGCCTCTAATAATGATACATATATCTCTTCTATCCAGCCACCCATTTTACTGCGCTGTAGATACAATTTTAAAGATTCTTCCTTCTTTCCGGCGTCCCTGTAGCTCTGCGCCGCGTAGAAGACATAGCGGGAGTTATTTGGCTCGACAATCAATGCTTTATCGAACGTCATGGCATCCTTAAGATACTTTTGAGGATCATTAGATCGAGACCCGTTAGCTCCAAATATAATCTTACATCCAACCAATGGTTTTGATACAATATTTATTGGCAATTCTAAATATTCATGTAGAACACCAACATATTTAGATTTTAATTTACTACTAAATAATTGAGTTCTACTATATACAATTGGACCGTGATTAAACTCGATAGTATAAGCTGATTTTGTGAGGTTTTTAAATACATTGATATTATTTACAGCCAAATAGTCATCAGCATCCATAACTAATATATAATCTGCTTTTGGCTTTGCTAATTGTAATGCTTTATTTCTATTGGTAGAGAAGTCTTCCCATTCATGTTTATGAAGTTCACCGGGGATGTCTTTTAAACATTTTTGGATTACTTCTTCTGTGTTGTCTGTAGAGCCTGTGTCGCATATAATCCAATAGTCAATAAAAGGCTTAACAGAATTGAGGCACCTTTCAATACAGTGTGCCTCATTCTTAACAATCATAGATAAACATACCGTCATGTACACTTATATATCAGACGTTATTCTTCCCACACACCAATAATAGTAATTCCTTCTACTGGATCTCCGCTAGGCGGTATTGGGCTTGGAGATCCAGTAGACGTCCATATTTCATAACTTAAAGTTACTGTATTCCAAGCTCTCATACGATAATGATATTGTGTTCCAATTGGTACAGCATAGAATTTCCAATTACCTTTTGCTCCAACATATTTAGTTCCGCTTGCAAATGGATCAGTAGGTATTGCCAATCCACCTCTAACTAAAGAGTAGTTTTCGCTATAAAAAGGTAACGAAAAATAATATCCATCTTCAGAAACCATTATGCAGTCTCCGGTGCAGTTCCATTCCAAGGAAATATTATATGTCCAAATTGAACAAATTGATATGATAAATCAGCAGGAAATGCAGTACCAACAGCTACTGCTGTACTTCCCCACCATAAATCATATATAGAACCTTTTCTTCCTCTATGAGTTCCCACTGTATTAAGAAGACCCATTGGCATAATTGGCCATTCTCCAGTATCATCATCTTGAGAAATTAAATATTCTCCAACCATTGATGTTAAAGCACCTTCACAAGTAACATACATTCCTATTAAATCTCCAGAGACCTCTCCATATATAGTTGCTGTATCATTCCACCAAGCATATTGTGTCGCATTTGCATCGCCGGCGCGTGCGCCCCAAATACCAGTGGTAAAACCAGTAGTTGGACTACTCGGCATATCAAATAACCAAAATAATTGGCATACATTTGCTACTGTTGTTAATATGCGAGTACATTCACCATCACTAGAGTGCATCACATGAAGTTTACCGGTATATACTGACGAATGAACAAAAGCTGCTGAATATACTTGGTGTTGGTCTCCTGCTGTTGGGGGTGATGCAGCAACACCATCTGTACCTGTACCACCAGAACCTATGGCTCCAAACTCACCATTTGGAGATACTATAATACGAACATAATTTGTTTGTGTATTATTGTACATATAAAAACAAACTTGCATACTGGTAACTAAATTTTCTAATACAATCCATCGATTACCAGTACCTATTGCTGTAGTATCTGTCCAACGGTCAACACCATCATTATTTCCAACAAAATTTCCAGTAGCACTACTACCCCATACTACCCATGGATTAAGTACGAAATTTTTCATACTATTTTTAATGGCAAGTATTATATTTCGTCCGGTATCGGTAGCTGCTGATCCACTAAATAATTGATTAACATCATATTGCCAAGTTTTTACTTTTGGAGGTAAAGCCATTTTATTATCCTTCTATTATTATTTGTGCTGACTTACATGTTACAATATTCCCACCACCAGAATTTGCAATCCATAAACGAACTTCAAAAACTCCAACCACAGTTCCGGCAAAAGCAGCAGTAATATCTGTTTCAATCATACTTGGTATTAATTGACTGGATGCACCAGTATTATCAATTTGTGACCCAGATACTTGAGCAGTTCCACTAATATCATATAAATCTGCTGTTGCTGCATAAGTTGCAGTAGCATTTGTTGATTCTAATATACAACGAAATTTTACCGTTCTAGTTGTTGGCCATTGCGATGTATCAACATAACAAGCGCCAATTGCAGTAGCAATTCCTGTAGAATCTGTAGCCAATCCCTTCAATAAATCCATTTCAATTGGGAAATTGCTACCGCTTGCAACATTTGGAATCCAAGCGGGGACTCCAGATGCTAAAGCTAATACATAGCCATCATCTGATGCTGGTAATGCTGCTAAAATATTAGTATTGGAAGCATATAATATATCTCCAACATTATAAGATGTTAATCCCGTTCCACCTTGAGCTGTGTGCCAATAACCATCTAAATAATTATCACTAAGGGCATTTAACATAGCTGCTGTAACATAGCCATCAACATGTGAGCCATCAATAGCGAAATTATTTGCGGAAGTAACAGAACCGCCAGGTAAATCTATATATGCACCATTCTCAGCCTTTAAGTAAGGCTCGGCACCCATTAGATTAACATATAGTTTCTGAAGACCATCAAAATAAATATGTTCAGCTTGGTTATTATTATCAAATACTATATTATCATAACCATCAGTTCCAATCAGATGAATATCATTACTATTAGCTGCATTTCTAGCACTTAATGCAGTTAAATTATTTGGGACTCTTAATACACCAGATTGTGCGGGTGCAAGTCCAATATCAAAATAAGCGCCATTAATATCTACATTAAAATTTCCATATGATACTAATCCATATTGAAATACTATCGCTCCGCTTTGATTACTTGGAATTCCAGCACCAGATGATAGATATAAATTTCCACCATAACCAGAAGATAATGAACTTCCAGCAATTATTGATAATACGCCACCATAGCCAACACTAGCATTACCAGCATATATTGATAACGCTCCACCGTTACCAATATTTACAGAATCTCCTGCGGCTATATTAAAAGAACCACCATCAGCCCCAATACCATTAGCATCTTGTGCATTAATTGTTAATAGTTGCCCTGAACCAGATGTTTGTAATACTTGTGAAATAACGGGGGTTACAGTATCTTTATCAAAAGTTAGATTAGATGTATAAAATAATGTGCTAGTATCAAGTATGTGTATCTTAGGGTTAATGCCATTTTTAATTTGAACATAACCATCAGCAGTAGTTCCGCTTCCAGATCCAAGAATTAATGCTCCGCCAGTAGATCCACCAAAAGATGAAGTTTGCGCCAGTATTGTTAATGTTTGACCATTTCCAGTAGCCTGTGTTGTTTGGAAAATACTTGGATTATTTACATCTTCATGAAATCTAACAAAACTTAGTCCAACTTCTAATTGTGGAATATCATTTACTTCGAAGGAATGAATATATCCATCTCCGACATTGTGAGTAATACCTTCATTGGATAAATCACCAATAAGAATAAGATCTCCAAGAGTTTCTATTAGATTAAGGTTTCCAGAATCAAGATCATTTCTTACATGAATTCCTTCTGTATTTTGTAATCTAATAAATCCAGTAGTTGACGCGCCTGTTAATCCATGAGATATACTATCTTCAACTAACAAATCATTAGCAATATACACCGAAGTAGTATTAGATCCTAATTGAACTCTATCAAATATATCTACTTGAAGAATATCTACATCTCCAGTATTTGTAGCATTTCTACCTCTAACAACAGCATCTTCTGTAGCAACATTTGGAATACGAATAATGCCAGATTGCGCAGGATATGTTCCTAATGCCAAATACCCATCAATAGATAATGTTCCAGTAAAAATAGGTAAAGAAGCGCCAATAGTATAACCATCTCCACCAGTATTATATGCAAATTTCCAACCAGAAAGAGTTTCATCCCAAAACATACAAGAATGATCTCTAGGGATAAGACCTGTAGTATATCCTCTAACAGCGGCTAAACCTGTAATTTGTGGCGGAACATCTTGCGTTGTCGCATATGGCGAAGTTGGTGGATGTATCCAGTCATAACTATTTAAATGGAAAAAATAACCATCACTAGAATTAAGTGGTTTTAAAAAATTATCTATTTTAGATTGAACTATTCTATTAACTATTATATTTTCAAGATTAATAGAACTATAGCCGTCAGGACAATATATTGCATTTGAATCTGGTTGATCGTTAACAATCCAATCAACGTAACCAACAGCACCTGGCGCTGCTGTATTATAAGCTCTCATGTAATATTGTATTGGCATTATCTCTCCCTATCCAAGATATCTATTTATTACTAAATACAGATATAACATCAATATTTAGATAGCGATTACATGAATTGTTACAACTGCTGTTCTAACTTCAGCATTATCGTATGTTACAGTTACAGTTAAATCATATGATCCACCATTTAAACTAACAAAACCATCACCTTCCCAAGTATCACCAGTTTGTGTATATAATTGAGAATCTCCACCATCTAAATTACCAGAAAATAACACAACATGTTCACCACTTTCAATAGTTCCATAAGCATAAAAAGGAGCGGTTGGATTATACGATGGAGATTCGTCTGTGGGATCAGTTATTGTAATTCCCATCAAATATGTAAACCCAGTATTCTCTACTTGGTAAATTGTACTAAATGTTGAAAGCCTAAATGTATCTGTGCTCGTTTGATTCGCCACAAATACAACATCATATCCATCAGTCGATATGCTAATTGTCATTTCCGTCAATATACCAGAAGCGTTATAAATAGAACCATACCCGTCCAAACCAAGTCCACCAGCAATATAAGCATTTCCAATTTCTCTTACAACTAAAGCGTCCAACCAATAAGAATATCCATCAGAAGCTGTTGATTGATTTTGAATAAAACATAACGTATTAATTCTTGTATCTGTATTTGCCGGAACAGTAAACCTACAGACTTCAACACCATGTGTCGAGGTCACAACCGTTCCTGTAATTAATCTTCCATTTTGTATTGCATATCCATCATTAGGCATAATATCCTCTTATCAGGGTGGAGTGTCTTTTATAATATCAGCTTCTTCCATATTTGTCATTGTTCCGTTGAAGCCAACCCCATCTCCCATCTTCCAATATCCTACAAGGTTTGCTGAACTCGTTAAGTCTGTTGGTATTCCTGCGTTGTATATTGCTTCAACTTCTGATAAGGAAAGAACTTTATCCCAAATTGATATGTCTTTTAAATTTCCAATCCAATAATTTTGATTATCAGGTCTTCTTCCAATATTAAAATTAGCCGCATTGGATATTGATAATGTTAAAGTATCGTGTCCTACGGTTGCTGGAACTAAAACTCCATTCATATAGAATATAACACCAGCTCCTGTTTTGCTTCCATCATAAGTAACAACACCATGTCTCCAAACACTATCTCTGTAACTTCCAAATCCTGTTGTTGTATTTGTAAAAATATAATTGTTTCCCGCCCCAGCGTCATTTATTAAGTATACTTGAATTCTATGTAAAGAATCAATAAATATAAAATACCCAGTGTATGTAGTACTACCTAAATTTTTTGCTATAATATTAGTATTTGTTCCACCTGTACATTTGAACCAAAAGGACCAAGAACGAGTTTCCGTTCCGTTTAAATCATGAACATCTCCCATGTCAATAAATTCGTCGGAGCCATCAAATACCATAGAGTTTCCAATATATGTTCTTGACTCAACGTCAGTGATTTCCATATTGACCTGAGTTCCATGCAGTCCGTTGCCCGAGAAGTCAGGAACTCCATTTGCTGCAAGACTATAATTTTCTCCACACCTCCACCAAGCCGCAAGATTAGCTGCGCAAGATGTTGTAGTTAAATCAATCGGAACCTTATTGTTATAAATTTCTGTTACTTCAGTTGGAGAAAGCTCTTTATCCCATACCGATACGTCAGAAAGAGAACCTTTATACCATAAATCATTATGATTTCTTGCCCCTAACCTAAAATCACTGGCATTTGCTGCTGTTGCCGATAACGTATCATAATTTGTAGTTGTTGCAACTGGAGCATTATCTATATAAAAAACAACACCTGCTGCTTTTCCTGTAGAATCTTTTGTTATCATACAATAATGCCAATTATTATCATTGTATGAATTATTAGTTTGTATTTCAAGAGTATTTGTAAAATATGTATTTATTTGAAAAAAAGCTATTTTATTAGTATTCGTACAAAGTATTTGATATCCGGGGGCGCCAGCCGCTACACTAATTTTTGATACAAAAATCCCAGTATGTGTGATTGACCATTTAAACCAAAAACTAATAGAAAAAGCATCGTTATAATCAAAATCTAATATATCTCCCATATTTACATATTCGTTTGTTCCACCAAACACTAAAGCTTGACTTCCAGGACTCGCAAACTGAATATCAGAAACTTCCATGTTAGTTGCTGTTCCATCATATCCATTTGTTGATTCATCAGGAATTACAGGAAACTGATAATCTGAACTATGATCTAAAATAGTTGGATATGTATCTCCATCTCCACATCTCCAATAAGCTACCATATTAGAGGCTGATGAAAGGTTCTTTATGTTAGTTGGAATCCCTGAATTATAAATAGCTTCAACTTCAGAAAGAGAAAGCTCTTTATTATATATAGATGCTTCATCTATGTTACCAATCATATAATCAAGAGTTCCATTCATAGAACCAATGGTGCAAGGCATCGTATCTTGAATAGTTGATGTTAAATTATTAATATTTGTAACAGGAGCTTCATATCCCCCGTCAACATAAAAAGCCGTTCCAGAAACATTACTACTTCCATCATAAGTAGCAACAATATGATGCCAATTTCCATCATTCAAAATAGAAGATGTGCTTACTGATAACTGACTTGTATTTGCTACGCTTACAATATCAAATCTAATTGATCCAATAACTCCCCCAAGTCCTTCTTTTTTCAAACCCCATCCTCTATAATTTCCAGCTGGACCTTCCTTACCAATAAAAAAATTCCAAGGGTTTACATCCGATGTTTTAAACCAACAACTAATACTAAAAGCATCAGTCCTCTCAAAACTTAACACATTTCCCATTGTTACAAATTCATTAGTTCCACCAAACAACAAAGAATATCCATCAATAAATTGTTCAACAGAATAAATTTCCATCGAACATGCTACTCTATATATATTCCCATCCGCCGAAGCTGTTGTGGCATAAATATTATCATTCGTAACAGCTAAAATTACTTCAAAACCTGATGTTGTTCCTTCTTCATTATACTTAGATACATCTCCAACAATCGTTGCATATCCATCTTGATTATATACATTTGCTGCTAATTTATAAGAACTGCTTATTTGTCCGTTTACTTTTTGAAATAAACATGTTGCTTCTACCCTTGCAAAAGTTTCCAGTGGAACCGCCCAAGAGCATACATTTACTCCATTAGCTGCCGTTGCAACTGTTCCGGTAGTTTTAATTCCTTGTATTAATTGTCCATCAGCCATATTAATCCTTATTACGGAGGTGCATCAGCAATTATATCTCCAGATTCCATATTAGTCATTGTTCCATTGAAACCAGAATCACTATGATCTAAAATAGTTGGATAAGTGTCTCCATCTCCACATCTCCAATAAGCTACCATATTTGAAGCAGATGAAAGATTTTTTAGATTAGTTGGAATCCCTGAATTATAAATCGCTTCAACCTCAGGAAGAGAAAGTTCTTTATTGTATACTGATGTTTCGTCTATGTTGCCTTCAAATGCATAACCAGTGCCATCCCATTGACCAATTCTAAATGGAGCAGTTGTAATAATAGAGCCTGTTAAAGTATTTTTCCATATTGTAAGGTCAACAATTTCACCATCAATATAAATATGCATGCCAGATACAAGTGATGATCCATCATAGGTACATATACAATGATGCCAATTACCATTATTTATTGTTGCTGTAGTTGTAAAAACCTGAAACTCATTAGTTGATGATGTATTTGATAATAAGAAAGTAATAGCTCCAGTATAAGTACCACCATTGAGATATACAGCATAGCCTGCATATGGTGCCGTGCCAGAATTTTTAGCAATAAGAAACTTATCATTTGTAGTTGTTTTACACCACAAACTTATAGAAAAAGCATCAGTTCTCTCAAAATTCAACACATTTCCCATATTCACATATTCGTTCGTTCCTCCAAACAGCAAAGAATAATAGTTCCCAAATTGTTCAACAACATAAATTTCCATAAAACATGTAACTCTATATTCTTCTCCATCTGTTGTTGCCGTTATAACTGATAACGTAGATCCACTTGCAAATAATGTTACAGTCATTGCAACAGAACTCTCTTCCGTATTTACAACAGTCGGTCCTGAAACAATTGAAACATCCGCATCGTCTCTTCTAACAGTCGCTATTAATTTATATGAACTTTTAGCCGTATTATCGTAAACTTGTTGAACAGTACAATGAACTTCAACCCTTGCAGTAGTATTTATTGGAATACTCCATACACAAACCTCAACACCATTTGAAGATGTTTGTATACTTCCTGCTGTTTTTCTTCCTAAAATTATATCTCCATCAGCCATGATTAATTACCTTATTATGCTGGCGCAATGTCAGTTACTGTTCCACTACTTCCTTTAAATTTTAATGCACCACCCTCAACAAATAAATAACCGCCAGAAGTCGCACTGCCTGTTGGAACTGCATCTACATCTTTAATAAAAATCGCTCCCTGAGCACCTTGCATATTTGTTCCATTAGCACCATTTATAATTAAGTTACCCATATTGGAATTGCCTGCTTTAAGATAAATATTACCAGCAGTAAGTCCGTCACCACTCCAAATCAAAATATCACCACCAGCATAAGTATTGGTATAGTCTGATTGTCCAAAAACAATTAATCTTATTCCATTATGAGAAGATGAAGGAGCAATTCCAAATACTGGAAGAGGAAAATCTGATTCAATTAATAAATATCCGTCACATATTACAGATGAACCTCCAAATGGTGTTGGAGATGCACTAGTAAAAAATATCGGTGCAGTAGCTAAATATAATGTTGTTGGATAAGTATCCCCAGGACCAGCAGGACCTGTAGCTCCTGTAACACCAGCTACTCCTGTAGGACCAGCTGTTCCTGTAGCTCCTTGAGGTCCCGTTGCGCCTTGAGGTCCAGTAGCTCCAGCTACCCCAGTAGGACCGGCTGTTCCTGTAGCTCCTTGTGGTCCTGTAACTCCAGCAGGACCAGTAGCTCCAGCAGGACCAGTAGCTCCTGTAGCACCATCAACTCCAGCAGGACCAGTAGCTCCTGTAGCACCATCAACTCCAGCAGGACCAGTAGCTCCTGTAACTCCAGCAGGACCAGTAGGACCACCATAAGGACCTGTAGCACCTTGTGGTCCAGTAACTCCATCTATTCCAGCAGAACCGGCAGGTCCAGTAGGACCAGCAGGACCTGTCATTCCAATTCCAGCCGGTCCAGTTGGACCAGCAGCACCAGTAGGTCCAGCAATACCGGCAGGACCAGCAGGACCAGTTGCTCCAGCGGGACCAGGAGAACCAGTTGGTCCAAAAGATGGACTGCGAGGATCCCAACGTTCTGCAGCTGCATTATAAGCTAAGATGTATCCATCAGCAGGAACTTCAAAGGAGCCAATAATTGTTTTGTTTTTAGTATTAGCCATTTATTTATAACCTCGAAAGCTCTCTCCACTCAATAGTAGCTGAAGCCCTTCTATCATCTGTACCATATGAGTCTACTTGAATTATTAATTCGGAACCAGATGTATCAACAGTAACCGACCAATTGGTTCCGTTATCATCTATTAAGTCATCATTAAGAATATCTATTACTAATACTCCACTCTCCTGATGTGCTAAAGCATTATACTTAAATCTTGCACAAGTTGATGCTCCAGTAGTATTTACAACAATTATTCTAATGTTAATGTCATAAGATTTTCCATCTTCCATTTCTATATTATTTAGTGTGCCAGGTATTGTCAAGTTAAATTGACCACCATTTACTTGGTAACCATCTAATAATATTCTTGAGAATTGAGAATCTCCTGGATTTGTAAAGTAATTTACAGCATGAGATTTTTGTCCTATAATTCTTGCATCAGCAGCATAACCAAAAACTGCACAATGTATTGCAGAAGTTGTATTGCCATATCCTTCAGCACGAGAATAATTACCAGTAACAATATTAGAATCACCATTAATAAATACACCATTAGAATTTGATGTATTATTTTGACCAGCAATTAAAGAGTGCTGAGAACTAATAATATTGCTAGATCCTAATAATACAAGACTATTAGTTCCAGTTATGCTATTTAACATTCCATTAATAACAGTAGAATAATTTCCTGATACTGTATTTGATAATCCATTTAATATAGTAGATTCGTTTCCAGTAGCTTGGTTTCCGTAACCATCAGCAACAAAGGAAGAATCTCCTTGGGCTCTATTTCCAGAACCACCTAAAATTACAGACAAATACCCATCAGCTAAATTGGTATTACCACCAAGAACTGATGAATAATATCCGTCAGCAGTATTACTTAACCCGCCACCAATCATTGTATATTGTTGTGTAGCAGAGTTTGAGCTACCACCTAAAATTGATGAATATATAGCAGAGGCAGTATTGTCTAAGCCGCCACCTATAATAGAATAATTTGCGGTTACTTGATTTCTGTATCCACCAACTGAGGTAGAATAATCGCCAGTTACACCAATTGATAAATTACTACTTGCTAAATTAACAATACCAACTTTAGTATTATCTATTGTTGATTGATTAATTGGTCTATTGGCTACAATATTTTGCGACTCATAAATAGGGTCAAAAACAACCGGTAATCTTGTAGGATACCAAGTTCCAGACCTATATAATAAGGCATATCCATCTATTGGAGTTGATGAAGATATTGGAACTCCTTGAATTCCTATAACTGTTTGATTTATCTTTGTACCAGATAGATCTCCAGAGGCATAGAAACCAATTTGAGATTCCCAATAACCATCTGTATCATTCCAAGTAAGATGATATCCATCTAAGGGCATTGTCGATACTAATGGTCTATCTTGTAAACCAATTACAGTCTGGCTGTAATATCCTCCTGACAGATCTCCCCCTGCTAACCAAAGATCGGTAGGTATAAGTTGCCATGCACCATCTCTTCTTTCATATAGACCTTCATAGACATATCCGTCACGTCTTAGGTAAAGAGAGCCATCAACTCTATCTTCTGTTGGATATCCATCACCAACACTAATAGAAACACCGCCATATCCATCAACATAAAATGGATTGGTTACGTTAGGAGCTGGTGCATTAGGGTTATTTATTCTTGCCTCAAGAATATCCAAACGTACCCTAACATCAGCATAAACTCCATATGGAGTAATACCAAGAGCCCTCTCTATCGCTTCTACTGCATCAGTTAATGCACTAATTGCTGCTGCTTTATCATCAATAACCATGGATTACCGTTCCAAACTAAAATTTACGCTGCTGTCTCACTATATACGTAAATTTTAGTATACCACGATAATTCAATAAAATGAAATTAAAATACTAAATATACTCCTAAAGATGTTGATGATAAAACTTTAACAGTGGCAGCATAATTAGTAGTAAGTAATCCATCTCCAGAAATTTGAATTTCTACTAATCCAGACCCTAAATGACTAATACTAAATGTATATGGGCTTATAGATGTACTAGGATATGATGTAATAACATTAGAATAAAAATTTCCAGAATAATAAGTAGCAGTAAATACCATTTGAAAAGCAAATCTTTCATCAAAACTATTTTGAATTGCAGTAACAGTTATTGAGTTGGTAGTATTTGCATCTAATTGAATTTGTATTGCTGGAGAGAATGATATTGGATAAGTATCAACTCCAGTTTCATATGAAGCATAATATACTGTCTCTTCATAAGGCGCTCCAGCGGGACCTGTGGCTCCTGTATCTCCAGCGGGACCTGTGGCTCCTACGGAACCTGTAGCACCAACCGCACCAGTAGGTCCAGTGGCTCCAGTTTCCACTTCAATTACCGGAACAAGAACATATTTTATTCCATCCCATTTAAGATAGCCAGGCTCAGGTAAACTCATATTATCCTCACAACAAAGTACAATATGATGTCATAAAAATAGTATGATCAAAGGAATGCTTTTAATTTTGACATTTTACGGATTCGTCTGGCAGATTCTTTTAGATTTCTTCTTGAAAATATAATTATGCAATAAGATTTATTCTTACGACTAGTATTTACACATCTTATATACTCAAAATCATTACCAGTTTTATCGTTAACTATAGATGCAAAAGTTAAAGCATCAGAAACATAATTTCTAGACATATCAATATCAGGAATCCAAGTGAAATCACCTTTAATCATTTTACATAATTCTTGATCAGTCCATCTGTCTTTATCAATTATCTTTTGAAGAAAAGCTGCTTTTTTAAAAGTAACACGCTTTTTACATTTCTTTCTAATTGTTCGTCGTAATTCATTAAAATCATATATCAAATAATAACTCTTTAAATTCTTCAGGAGATAATTCTACTGCATTTGTAATTTTCTTGAGTGGATTTTCATGATCTTTAGCTTGAATTATTATTAAGATTTTTCCACCCTCTATCTTTTTTGCTTCTATAAAAGATTTATCTGTAAATTGAATTTTCATATAGAACTCCTATCTGTAATAATTTCTACACGATCTTTATGAACATATACAGAATGTTCTGCATGAGCACAAATCCCATCTGCTTTAACTGTCCATCCGTCAGACAATACTCGTGTATGAGTGGAGCCCATAACTAACATAGGTTCTATAGCAATTACTAATCCTGGTTGGATTCTAATTCCACTATCCAATTCAGATTTATTATCTACAAATGGTGGAGTATGAGGTGCATTCCATGATAAACCATGACCTCCGTATTTGGTTATTACAGTAAATCCATTACCTTTAGCAGATTTATGAATAGCATCACCGATTACACCTAAGTGTTTATCAATTTCAATAGCGGCAATTCCTTTAGCCAAAGCCTCTTCTGTTGCCTCTATAATCTTTTTGTGCCATTCATATTTTGGTTGACCATAGATACAAGTAATTGCAGTATCTGCAATTGCTTTCTCATAAGTTACACCAACATCAAATGTAATAACATCACCATCTTGTAAATAATAATCTTTAGGAATGCCATGAACCAGTTGTTCATTAACAGAAACACATAAAGCTGATGGAAAGCCTTTATATCCTTTGAATGTAGGGAAGCCGCCCTGATCTATAATCAGAAGTTCTGCTAGATCATTTAAGGAAGTTAATGATAGTTTAGTTTTATCATTAACTTCCTTTTCTAATCTTTTAAGAACTTTTGCGGCAATAATACCGGCACATCTTTGTTTTTGTAACCAATTATTATCCTGCAAAGGAAAAAAGCCGCTTGATTCAAACGACTCTTTTGATATAACTTTCATTTATCTTACCTCTATATTAAGAATTATTTTTCATACCGAATTTTATGTTAGTTGTACGCGCTGCTTCTTCTACAACTTTTCTAACATCTTCATATCCAATATATTCTTTAAATGACTCTGTTTTTAATAAACCAACTATTTTTTTGTCAATTAGAATCAAAGTATTATTCATTTCATTGACAGTGGGCTTATCTAATACTGGATTTCCCATTGTATTAGATAAATATTGTCTAATTTGTATTAGATCTGTTATTTCTTTTATTTCTACTGGATACATATCAACTCACTTCTGTGATTGATTGGCTGCGCCTCTCAGAATCTTACCACTTTCATCAATAGCATCAGCTTCAGTCAATCCATACTTCATATATAATTGTAGAACTACATATTTATAGGATATATCTGCTGTATCATTTTGAGCTAAAGCTTTTTCTGCCTGCGCTAAAGCTAAATGTCTTTTAGACTTAGCTAATTCCAAAGCCATTCTATCTAATTCTTTAAGTTGCTCAACCTGTGGCACAGGCTTTACTTCCTTAGTTTCTTCATCGCCCATAATAACTCCTTACAATATCTCTGCTGCTAATGTTGCTAATTTACTACGCTCACCTTGTGTAAATGTAATATGACCAGCTAAATCTGACTTCTTAAATTTTTCAATTACATAAGTCAAACCATTACTGGTTGCATCTAACACAGAGTTGTCAATTTGCTCTATATCACCTGTAAGAATAATTTTGGTTCCTTCTCCAGCACGAGTTAATACGGTTTTGACATCTTCTTTAGAAAGATTTTGACATTCATCAAGCAAAATTATAGAATTAGGAATGCTTCTACCACGAACATATGTAATGGCTTCCATTTCAACTCTACCCTTTTTCTGATACATCTCTAGCTCACGTTTCCAGTCGCCACCATTCTTACTATGAAATAAAGTTTCAAAATTATCCATGATGGCTTGGAACCAAGGTGCTAGTTTTTCTTCCATAGTACCAGGTAAGAATCCAATATCACTTCCAACTGGTTGAATTGGACGATAGATAATGAATTTTTCATATTCTTTTCTATTGATAACTAGTTCTAATGCTGCAGCTAAAACAATTAAACTTTTACCAGTTCCAGCTCTTCCAATTAATGTAACTAGATCAATTTTCTTATCCATAATCATATCGACTGCAAAAGACTGTTCCTTATTTCTACAAGCAATATTCCATGGATATGTTTTCTTAATTAGTTTTAATTTGTTAGGTTCAACTTTACGAGCCAGAGCTATTCCGCCGCCAGATGTATCTTCAAAAAACGCGCACTCATTAGGATTTAGCTCTATTCCATACAATTCAGGATCAATGAATCCCTTCTTTTGTAAATCTAAACCAGCATCTTCATCAACAATAACTTGGCTACCAGCATATAGATCACTCAAAGAGCATTTTGGAGCTTCATGAGCTATAGCATTAATGCCTCTTGCCTTAGCTTTAATGCGTAAATTTACGTCATTACTTACTAATGTTACGTCATCATTAACATTTACGCAATGAGCGTTATAGGCAGCAACCAATATATGAGTATCTGGATAATATGGATCTCCAAATCCTTTATATGTATCTGATTTTAAATCATAATATGTAGCATCTACTCTTAATAGAATATCACTATCTAATAAAACTCCGGTACTAATATCTCCAAGGTCGCTGGCTTTATCTAGAAGTCTGCAACAAACTCTAGCATTTCTTCCTGCTTCTCCTATAGATAACTTCTTTTTATCTAATTCATTAACTACTATAATTGGAATTATTACATCACTATTAGTGAAATGTTTGTAGGCACTAGGATCATCAATCAAAACTGAAGTGTCTAATATGTATATTTTTCTCATTATTGCTCTTGTTCTTCAAAGATTGTCCAAAAATTAATTGTCATTTCCATGTATAATTGTTTTTTAGGATCAAGCTCACGTAAATCGCGTTTTAGCTTGTATGTACTTTTGAACCATTCTCCTACTAATTCTCGTTCAACATAAACTTGCATGTGTCCATCTAAATCGTCTATAACTTGAATACCATAAGTTGCCAAGATAGTTCTTAATTTAACTCTCTGGTCAATAGACAAACTGGTGCCCGTCGTCCAGAAATCATCGACTGTGACACCCATTTGTTCCAACAAATTTCTAAGAAAACTAAGTTTCTCTTCTTCCTCAATTTGTTTTACATTCTCATTATAGTTGAGAAGAATTGTTCCTTGCATTTGCTATAATACCAATTAATTCGTAGTGTTATATTTATTTCGTTATCCACACTTACTATTTTTACAGGCAGTACATAATACACAGCCTTCTTGATATACTAATGTCCCTTGTGCGCCACATGCAAGACATTTCTTCTCTGCAGTGAACGTACTTCCATCTTTAATATAAGTTTTTAGAACCCTAGCTATAACTCTAGAAAATGAAGTCATCTCAGAAAACTTATCTTTTGTTAATTGTTCAACAACAAATTGAATTGGAGTTCCATGACGCATTGCTAATGAAATTGTTCTTGTAAATGCTCCATAATTCTTATTTTCAAAGATGTTCGCAATATCTTTTAATATCATCTGATCGTCATCCTCACCTACGACTAAATTATAAGCAGTAATTCCATCAGAATTTTTACCATTTTTAACAATTTTTCCAGTTTTATATTTATTGGGTATGTCAATATACTTAGATAATCCGCCAAAGACTTCATATGGTTTGCCATTAATTAACCCAATAAAGATAGTCCAAGCTTCTCCATCAACCTTAGACTTCTTAATATGACATGGTAGTTCTAATGGTCTTTTTGGAGCAGTATTATATCCAATTTCATCGGGTCTATCAGATAATGATTTGTTTTTCTGAGAAGATTCTTCTTTAATCAATACTCCTGCACGACAACCATCACGATATACTGTAAATCCTTTACATCCTAATTCCCAAGCTTTCATATAAACTTCAGATACTAATTCTTTTGTTGCATCAGCTGGAAGGTTACATGTTTTACTAATAGAATGATCTACAGATTTTTGTGCAGCAGCTTGTACTTCAACAGAGGCTAACCAATCAATTTCTGTAGCTGTTGCGCCCCAATAGGGAGACTCTTCAATGTTAGTGTTACCAGTTATCTCCATCCATTTCTTAACACCAGGATGGTATATTGTAAATTCTTGCCATCTATCTCCCATTGCATCTATAAAATCAACTCTGGCATTTTTGTCAGACGGATTTATCTTCTTACGACGAACATACGTTAACATATATGCAGGCTCAATTCCAGATGTTGTTTGAGTTAAAGTAGATACAGAACCGGTTGGTGCAGTAGTAGTTAAAGCAATATTACGACGACCAGTATTTTTCCACATAGCTTTAACTGTTCTTCCAGCATCCTTCATAATACTATTTAAATAATTATGATTCTTTTCTTTCTTAAAATTAAAGATAGGGAAAGCACCACGTTCTTTAGCAAGAATACAAGAGGATGTATGGGCAGCAACAGCTAATGCTCTATAAATATCATAAGTTAATTTTACAGATTCTGGAGAGCCATATCTAACACCCATCATAGCCATAGTATCACCGAGAGCGGTTGGTCCTAGACCAGTTCTACGTCCACCCATGATAGCTTTTCTAATCTTTTCCCATAGATTAAGCTCAACAATTTTTGCCTCCATAGGTTCAGGATCTGCTTTAACTTTAGCTATAATTCTATCAATACATTCAATTTCTAAATCAACGATATCATCCATTAATCTTTGAGCAATGATAGCATGTTTATGAAACAATTTATAATCGAAAGAGGCTTTAGGAGTAAATGGATTTTTCACATAAGATGAAATATTCAAGACTAATAATCTACAGGCATCATAAGCTGATAGAACAATTTCTCCACATGGATTTGTAGAAATTGATCCATAGCCTTCTTCTTCATAGATATCTGAAGGTGTATTATCTTTTACATGGTCCCAAAATAATAAACCAGGTTCTGCATTATTCCAGGCAGAATCAACTATTTGATCCCATATATCTTTGGCTTTGATTTGTTTTATAATTCGTGCATCTTTTGCATTTTTATCAACTGGCCAACGGAGAGTATAGTCTTCATTATCTTTTACTGCATTCATAAATTCATTGTATAAACGAATAGATATGTTTGCGCCAGTTACTCTCTTGCGATCACGTTTGATATTGATAAAAGTTTCAATCTCCGGATGTTTTCCAGAGATTGTAAGCATTTCGGCACCTCTTCGTCCATTTTGAGCGACCTCTCTACATGTATTAGAGAAGCGATCCATGAATACTCCAAGACCATCTGTAGTTTTTGCTGCGTTATTTGTTATAGCATCTTTTGGTCTTATTCCAGAAATATCTGCTCCACATCCACCACGACGTTTCATGATTTGTGCCAGCTCTTGATCAGCCAGCATAATACCACCATATGAATCTAATTTATCTGTATACACACCCTGAATTACAAAACAATTAGAAAGGCTTTGTAATTGATATTTATTTCCAATAGCAGACATTGGACTTCCTTGCGGAACAATATATTTAAAACGTTCTAATAGACTAAAAATTTCCTCTTCTGTTAATGGATTTGGATATTTAGATTCTATTCTAGCAAATTCTTTTGCCAAACGATGGTGCATATCTTCTGGAGTTAATTCCAAATAAATGCCTTCTTGATTTTGTAAAGCATATTTATCAACAAAAACTTTGGCGGCGAACTCATCTCCGTTAAAATAATCTAGAGTCGCATCAAAAACCTGAGAGTATACGTATCCTGTCATAATTCATCCTTGATAAGAATTAAGTTCAAACAAACAACATTACTTTATATTCTAATATGCTCTTTCATTATTGACAGAGAAGAATTAATCAATTTAATACAACTTATTCTAGAGATATTAAGTTTCTTGCAAATTTTATTGATAGACATTGGCTTGTCTCCATCAAACCCATAAGCAAGGCTAATAATTTCTTTTTGGTCATTATTTAAGAAAGATAGTGCTCCTTGAATAGCACGATTCACTTGAATTTCTTCCAATTCTTTATCTGGACAATATTTTTCTTCAATCAAAGTTGGCATTAATGCTTCTTTATGAGGAGTATTATTTTTAGCAACTTTTAATGGAAATCTAATTGTAGTATGTAGATTAGCGCTTCTAGAAATTCTAGTATCAATATATTTGTGTGCCCACCAGAAAAAAGATCCTTTATTCTTATCGTAGTTATTCATAGACTTAATCAAGGCTTCAAAACCTTCTTGATTAAGATCATCATAATTGCTAAACGCCTTATAACGTCCCGTTTTCATTGTAACTAAATACTTGAATTTTGACATGCAAATACGTTCATGCTTTGTTAGCTGCTTTTTTATAGAGGGATCATCAGAGTTTTTGCTCTTTTCTCTGAGATCAATTAACGTAGTCATCAGGTCTTGGGCTTCTTGTTCTGTCAACATTCTTATCTCTCTCTCGAATAAAGTACTGATATACTTAATTATTGATACTAGTATAATATTACTAATTACTAATGAATTTCACTAATTTCTTTTAGAAATCTCTTCTTCTAATAATTCAATAACCGATTCAATAGATGATTTTATAATCTCATCATCATCTAACTCTAATACAAATTTTAATAGATCTGCAATATGTTGCAAACGTTGTTTTGAATTTCTATTAGAAGGTGTTTTGGGCATAAGTTAACTATAGCCATTGCTAGCCCAGCCGGAACCTCCGCGTTTTAATACGAAAATTCCGCCTGATGCGATTAATCTGGTTACCTTGTTGGGAGGATCAATATTTTCTTCCTTACACAATGGACATTCTGTAAGTTCCTCTTTTATAGAATGAGACTCCTCGAATTCTCCATGAATTTCACACTTGTATAAATACGTTGGCATATTATCCCTATAATCTAATTATGATATTTTTATTGTCAATCCCGACATTTTTTATTATCTTTTTCTACGGTCCATTTTTGTCTGTAATTCATGATACTTAGATTCACCAAGCATATTTGCATATACATTAGTGTTATTAGCCATCTCTTTTTTAAGTTGCTTGGCGTCATTTTTACATTTATCAATTAAATCTTGACCGGTTAATTCGACAACCCCTTTACCACCAAGAGATATCATTCTTTTAGCTGTTTCTTGTAAACATTTTGGACATTGTGTTGGAGGATCCTGTTTAATTGAATATTCATCTTCCCATTCGTGTTTACACTCAGGGTTTTGACACTGATGCTCGTAAATAGCCATTATCTTTCCTTTGTTTCATTGACCAATAATCGATCTATTAGTCTATATTCTATATCATTAACCCAATTAGACTTTATAAAATTCTTGTGCTTTTCATTCTTAATTTCAAAAACTATAAATAGCTTTCCTGTTGTTTCTTCATATTCTAATCTAACAGCTTCACCAATGATTTCTTCATAATTTTTCATGATTACCTCATTAGTTAAATGCCTTATTATATGTCTAATAGTTCAATTTTTTCAGATATATCATCTGGGTCTCTCATGATAAATTCTGTAGTATCTTCATCAATCTTGTCATCCAATAATGTGCCATTAGCCAAATTTTTAATAATACGACCTTTACCTAATTCACCATCTCTATTCTTTATTAAATGATACAACATGTCAGGATATTGTTTTTCATTTGGTCTAGTTTCGATTTGTACAGCAATATTTGCGTTTTGTAAAATTAATGCTGAACGTCCGACTCTATGAAGACCAATCTTTTCTTCTGCATCTTTAGATGGTTTTGCTCTATTAAGTTGAACTGCACTCAATACTATACAATTATGAACTCTAGCAAATTCATGGATTTTTTCAGCAATCTTACCTAGCTTTAACCAATCTTCCATGTCTGCGCCTTCATACGCCATTAAACCCAGATAGTCAATTACAATAATTTTTGGATCGTAATTAGCTCGAACATCCTCGTAAATAAGTTCAAGACTTTCCATCGTTGCACCACGAGGAATGTCTATAATCTCAAACTCATAAGGATAGTTTTTAATAAAACGCAAAACCTTTTTAAGCTTTATTGCCTCATCAGGGTTTAAAGAGGCATTTCTAATTTTCTTTGAAGGGTTTCCGGACATACGCGATAATACACGGTTTAAACATGGTTTAAATGGCATCTCCAAAGAGAAATATAAAACATTATTTCCTGATTTCCAGTCACCAGTCATGTCTATATTATTTTCTTGTAGCCACATCTGTACTGCTATGTTCATCAATAACATTGATTTACCAGCACCAGATTCAGCCCCAATCAATAAAAGCTCTCCATCACGCAAACCATCCGTAGCATAATCTAAATATGAATATCCCGTCTTTATCCCCCTATCAAAATTGGGATCGGTCATTTTTGCATTATATTCATCTCTAAAAATTGGAATCGCTTCTTTTAAAGTCTTTCTTTCATATGCTTTAACTTCGCTCAAGCTTTTTATTGATTGCAAGGTTTTTTGCATATCTAAAACGGCTCTGCCTACATCCATGCTTCCTGGTTGTAATTTTACAAACTTATCCTTCATCGAAGAAAGCTCTCGTTCAGCATATCTGTTCTTAAACTTCTCAAGATCATGCTTAAACTCTGAGTCGACAATGTTTACCTTATCTAATTGCTCCCAAATTCCCTTAATATAAGCAATAAGTTTGTCGTTATTTCCTTTTTCAAGCTTTTCAGTTATTACTCTTAATGTTGGAATATCTTTATAAGTTTTGGTATAGCCAACTATTAAATTGGCTGCATTCCAGGCTTCTGCTGAAAATAATTTGGTATCACATTCATTTGCAAAATCTAATGCATGCTTCTTATTTGTGATAAGGTTTTTAAGAATAGTTAAATCTAACTCTGGTAAACTCATTATTTCTTCTTTCTAAAATCTTCACCAAAAACAGGAAATGTTTTTAGATAACCATGCATTAAACTATCAATGCTTTGTTTTAATGGACCATTAAAACTCTCAACTATATTGGGACTATTTGTACACATAAGCGTTGGTAATTTATTTTGACTACGACTTCTAAATACTCCCTCTAAACTGCGCGCATATAAATCAGCAGCATTTTCAGATGGCATAAATCTAGAATCAAACTCATCAATTACTAAAAAATCAACTAAAGCAAGTTCTCTCTTAGCTAAAAACTTATCTTCGCCTATTCCTTGAGTTACAACATTAACAATGTCACTCAGCGTAGAATACAAACAAGAAAATCCCTTTTGACTAGCTTTCTTTAATATACATGTAACAGTCATTGTTTTACCCAAACCATGACCTCCAGCAAAACATATTGAATTACCATTAATATATGATGATTTTAAATCTGCTGTATATTCATCGTATTTAACCAATAATCTTGGGTCGCCATGAAAATCTCTTTCCATCTTAAGAGTCCAATATTCTATTGGGATATTACTTTCGGCATATCGATTAACCGCAATCATTTTTATTATTTTATCTTTAGGTTCGTCACTCCCATGTTCAATAACTGATAGAAGTTCTAATAGTTTTTTTCTAGGAATACTATTAAGAGATTTACTCCTTACAAAATCTAATGAATCCATTATTTATTACCTTTTTTATTCAGTATATTTGGATAACCATATTGAACTGGTTTGACTTCAGTGATTTTATGATTATTCAGTCTAGCTGCAATTATTTTTTTTTCTTCTTCTATTGCGGCTAAGTGTAATTCTGATATTTTTTTAGCACGTAATGATATAGGATTTATTTCTGAAAAATCTGGATCTTCATTCTCATCTTTTTGTGTGGGAATAAATGGTTTAGGTCTATTTTCTCGATCTTCATATACACTTTCAGCTTTCGGGTTTTCCTCTTTCATAACCTTAACAAGCATTATATCTTGCTCAGGATTTTGTATAATTAGATAGCTTTTACTATCTTCAGATCGTAAAATGAAATCTTCATCCCAAATATCTACAATTCCTTCAACACTCGTTCCATTTCGAAATAATATCTTAACTAATTGACCTGGTACTAATTTTTTCATAAAAATGCCTTTAACTTTTTTGTTTTCTTAAATAAACGAATTAATTCAGACTCTTTTGCATGAAGAATAGCGCACCGTGCCATAGAATCATTTAAAGTGATGTCATAGATATAATAAATAACTGTTATATCATCTGAGGACCAATCATAATCATTATTTTCTAATTCTGATAAACATATTTCTGCTATATCTTCTCTATCAATATTAACATGTATTGTAGCAAATCCAATATTATATATGTTAATTACATCTACAATAAATTTGGAACTACAAACACCAACTTTAGAAAAAAAATCTATACAATTAAGTATCTTCATACAACTCTATCTAATATAGACATATCTAAACCTAAACCTTCTACACTAACAAATGCATAATCTAGATCTGCTGGTTTATCTGTCATTTGTTTTAGAAATGCTAAATCACCATATGTAGAAATATTAAACCCAAAGGAACTGAAAATATCTTTATATTTATCGGGAAGCGGAGTTGAGCGATCAATAGAATTATTACTTAATTTACTATTCAATAACACATTAAATTTGTATTCATTCATTATGCCTTCAACAGTCATAAAAGATATAGAGGTAAGCCTACGCTTAGCTTTAGTTACCTTATTTAAATAAACCCAATCAATATATTCTTTTAGAAGAACGGGGTCAGAGGTTAGGTTTGATGCCAACTTTTTAACTTGAAAAACCTCAAAAGATTTTGATGGCGCGGGGCTATTGAATTTGAATTTGTACTTCACTTTATATGTGTCATAATACTTTTTGCAAAAATAACCTAAAATATGCGGGACTTTCCATTTAGAAGTATCTAAAGAATCAATCTCTTCAAATTTCTCAAAAAGCCGTTTATATTTCTCATTGGGAACATCATTTAAGTTATAATAAGAATCATTTAGTGAGTTCATTGTATATTTCCTGAGTGTCTAGATCTTGTTACGCCGTCTAGAACATTTTGTTTTGAAGGATATGGTCTAAGATTTGTAAGACACCAACATTTATTGAAATTATCATCTGCCATAGACATATATGGCAAATCAGATTGTGGAATAATATGGTCTATATTCCATGTCCATGTAGATTGATCATTGTCATTCCAAGTTTTTGAATCATATTTACCATAATTGCTCCAGTTCATCCAAGGCTCAAAGTGTTGTTCAAGATGTTGTTTTAGTTCCATTATTGTATAGGGCAAATACTGTAATATAGATTTCCCTGATTTTGATCTATTATTGGCAGCTAAAGATATCCAAATACTTGTAGACAATCTGGATCTTAATTTAAAAGCAGGATCTATAGATTTTCTATTTTTTGAATATGAATTGTTTTTAAGGCGAATTTTATCTATGTTATTTTGAGCATATTGTTTTTGGTATTCTGCTATTTCTTGTTTATGATCTAAAATATATTGTTTGTGATATTCTTCAATCTTCTCTTTATTGTCTTTTGCATATTTTTTATTTCTAGATAATTCGCGTTCTTTATTGGTGATATAGAAATTTTTCCTGTAGACACTTCGCTCTTTTTGATGCTTAAGATAATATTCTTTATTATTTTTTGATATAGTCATCTTATTTTTTAATTTATATTCTTGCACTCTTTTATTATAGCACTCTTTACAACATTTTCTATACGCTTTAGAGTCGGCTCTAAAATGGAAACTATCTAATTCCTTGTCTTTACCACACATGTTGCACTTTATTGTATCCATGTTTTACCTCTGATTGCATACAATAATATGTACGGGTTTCCAATATAATTTGCGATAGTTTTCGTTCGGCGCGTCTGTCAACGAGCCGCCCGTGGTATCTTTTTCTTTCATTATTAATCTCCAAATTACAATGTAATTACGAATGTTTACGCGTCAACCACTCTTCATTTCTTTGCATTTGATGACTCTGAAGCCTTTTTCTGAAGAATAAATTTCGGATCTAATTACCGAATGTTTTTTGAGAAATTTTATCTGATCGTAAAAATCAACAATAGCTGCAAACTTTTTACCAGGAAAATATCTAATAACTCTACCTATTCTTTGTAACGCTCTTATACTGCTCTTACCACCACCACATAACACTAAAGCATTTAACATAGGAATATCAACACCAAGATCAAAAATGGTACTGGCAAGAATAGCTTGAATTTCACCAGCAACTAACATTTCTTTTACTTCTGTACGCCTTTTAATAGAATCATTACCATACAGCATTTCACATTTAATACCAGCGTCAGTCATCATATCAAATAATAATTGACCATGTTTAATATGTTTAAACAAAATAAGTGGAGTATATTTTTTATCTAAAAGTTCTTTAGTTTGATCTATAATAATTATATTTCTTATATCATTTTCAGTTATATAGCTTTTATATACTGTTTGATATTGTGCTAACGGCATACTCATATGTGGTACTGCAATAAACTTAATGATAGGCTGAGCTAAGATTTTCTTTTCTATTAATTCAGATGCAGATACATCTACAATTTGTTCACCAAGAATACCATTAATTAATAAATCAGTGTTATCATCTCTATATGGAGTTCCACTAAAACCATATATGTGTTCTGGATCAATGTTTTTATGTATTGATTGAATAGTATCACAAGTAACAACATGACACTCATCAAATATATGTACTTTAGTTTGTTTTAATAACTTTATAATCTTCTCTTTTTGAGTTAAATCTACTTTTTCTTCACAAGAAATTTCGTCATCAGTACAAATGTTTTTCTTATTAATATTTAAAGCACTTCCAATTGTCCAAATACTAGCAATATTAATTCTCTCTATATTGCAAACACCATCACCAATATACCCTATTTTTTCCTTAAATAGAGTTGTAAATAAATCATGAGTTTGTTTTAATAAGTCTAAACCTATTACATATATAATGGTGGGTTTATTTAATCTGGCAGCTATCATAGCTGTGCAAAGTGTTTTGCCAGATCCAGTACAAGCTCTTACAATACCGTTACGAGAATTACAAGTAGCATCAACTATTCTATCTTGATAATCTCTGGGGACCATCTTAATCTTTTTCAATACTTTAGATAGATCTATTGGTTTATTTACTTTTAATGGCGGTCTTAAATCTTCAATAATATAAGTTTCATGATGATCTTTTAGAAACTCTTCAACTACAGAAAGTAGTCCATAGAAAAAATTTCCTTTCTTACCTATTAGATAGGTTACGCCATTCCATCCATTTTTATATGCCTCGGTGTATTCAACACCATTCATCTTATAGGATAATTTTGAGCGTAATACTCTGAATAGACTGGCATCTTCTGTCACAAATTGACATGCCTTGTTGTCATGAATTATTATTTTATGCATATCTTACTTAATGCCAAATATCTTATGAAAAAATTCTACAAATTTATTTTTTGGAACTGTAAGCATCTCCATTGGGGTCTCTATAACGTCATGGTCAGAGATTAAATCTAAATCAATTGGCAATGGCGGCGTAATTGTTATTCTTTCCGACTCTTTATGATGTAAGCTTTCGGCAAATGCTTTAAATTCTTCGACAGTCCCCTTATACTGATTCCTATCCACAACAACATTGATACCAGGAACACGCAGAACTGTATCACCTTTTGCGCATTGATCTCCAGATCTTTGCCAAATAGTCCAGCCTTTTGTTTTCCATATATAAGGAACATATATATCTGGAGTTTTAGTATAAGCAGCTAACCATAAAGGATAGCGATTTAGCTTTTTAACTAATTCATCGCCAGGATACCACTCACCTTTATCGTTTTCTTTTCCACCATACTTATCAAAATATGGTCCACCAGTATAAACAATTGGCATTACATTTGTTTCTCTCTCCACGGTCTCTAAAAATGTAATTACCCAATTAATAAATTGTTGTTTTGATAATTTATTTCGGTCATCTTCTATATCAAGAACAAGCATATCGCCTTTATCTAAAGGACCTACTGTTTTAATAAAGTTCTTTACTTCTTTCACAGGATCATTTATAGTTCGGGCAAAATGATAGGCACCTCTAATTAGCCCAGCGTCTTTTATTCCCTTCCAATTATAAGAGAATCTTTTAGTAACATACGTTTCGCCCTCAGTGGCTTTACAGAAAGCATATTCAATACCGCTAGCTTTTACTTTATCCCATTTAGGAAATCCTTGAACATCAGAGACATCAATACCTTCTAACATATTACCCATATTTTTTCCCCTCAATTCCTAAAACTCTAGCAACAAAGCCATCTGCCAGCGTTAACTCGCCAGCAGATAGCTTTTTAATTACAGGATATAGTTCTGCCCCACACGAACATTCATCAGATTTTGAATTTTTACTCAATATCCATATTCTTCCACAATGCACGCAATGTGCAACGCTATATCTTCTCATGAAATTACTTTCTGCGGTCAACAACCCCACCAACTAATTTTCCAAATGCTGATTGTTTCTGAGAAATCTTATCTTTTATTTTTTGAGCAGCAGATACATTTTCTTCTGTTCCAGTATCTAATTGTAAACTAAGATTTCTACTATCATCTTTGCCCTTAACAATCTTCATATGATCCTGAGCATCTTTCTTCAATTGAGTTACTCTGGATTCTGGCAATCCCAATCCTGTAAATATAGAGTATATCTTTACAACTGGTTCAGGAATATCTATAGTATAAATACCCTTGTATACTCCCTTTGGAGATCCACATTGATCATTTACAATAGCCATTGCATAGTTAACACTAGAACTTGGAATTTGCGCCCAAACTTCTTTGTTTGCAGCAATAATTACACCAACATATTTTGATTGCTTTAAATCAAAACCACCAGCAAGTAAGTTTCCATTCAAATTATTGATGACAGCCTCTGCAATAGCAGTATCTTCAGCATAATTTTCAACAGTCAACTCACCATAAATGGTTAAGCCTTCGCCGTCTGTAAATAACTTTCCCCACTCCATCGGATCAAGTCCCTTAACAGAAGATGCCATAGATGATAGAGTATTAAACATATCAATTGGTTCAACAATAGCCTTGTTAGCTGTTGGATAGAAATCAACTTGGCTTATATGTTGATAAATAGATTCAATCTTAGCATTATCAACAACAATAAGGTTATTGACTCTCTTTGTTTGAGTGAACTTTGCTAATTTAGAAAGCGTCTCTAATGCGTTTGATTTGGTTTGCGCATCTTCTGTTTCCATTGGCAATGCAGCGATAACAACTAATGGCTTGCCACTATCTGCTAATAGATCTACTAAGGTTTCACATGAACCTGCGCCTGAACCGCCGCCTAAACTTAAGCATAAAACATTTACTAATGCATTTGCAAGCTTATCATTAATTAGTTGTAACATCTCACCACGATGTGACTCAGCAGCAGCTTTACCAATTTCTATTTCTTTAGCTGCGCCACCAAGTCCATACTCTAACAAAAGCTTATTAGAATCTGGAATATCAATATACTTTAAATCTTGCATAGCCGTATTAATAGCAATAGCGTCATAACCCAATTTATAAAATGATTCAGCTATTCTGGAGCCAGCTTGCCCGGTTCCTATAATACCTAATACTAAACTTCTTTCTTTCTTTGCAACAATTTTTGCTGCCATGGGAGTCTCCTGTTTTGCTTGACTTTTTGCTTTAAGGGCTGCTAATTTATCCATATCAACCGAATCTTCAGATGGTTTTGTTTCTTGAGAAACGTCATCTATTAGTTCTTCTGGTTTTGTTTCATCTGTAATCGAAGTTGCCGACATTAAAATTCTCCTAATTTATTCAGTTAAACTTTGGCTAGTAGCTAATAATACAGAGTTATCTGCACTCTGCCTTAAAACAACAAAGTCTTTTTCCATGCGTATTACGTTGATCGCCTCATCATTTGCAGATACCGTATAAAAAGAATACATCAATTCAACATTTGCTTCCGGATCTTGACTAGATAATTGGCTTATTAGGTCTTTCACTTTCATGTAATTTCCCTTATTTATGCAATAATATTGCTTACTTATCTCAAATTATTTAACAACTCCGACCACTCTCTTCTAGTTAAAGGTACTTGTAAATTTTCTTTAAAGTTTTGGATATTTACTGGAAAATCATCAAATCTTTTATTTACTTGTTTTATATCATTCATTTGTATTCCATGTTTTTCCAGAGATAATATTTCCTATTGTGACAGCCGAAACTCTATACTCTTTAGATAAAGCAACTTTAGTATAATTTCCTGTCTTCCATTTCTCACGAATCTCTTTCACTTTCTGTATTGTAAGTTTTGAATGAGCATTATTTTCGCCAGCACACCTACCTTTTGATGAATCTCCAATTTTCTTTTTTGACCATTCTGAGTGTGTTCGTCCAAAAAATGGATTACCATCTCCAGAGAACATAATACTCATTTTCCGTAATGTTTCTAGAGATTTTTTCTTACCAAACATGGGATTTCCTTCTCCACTCATTTTCAATGACATTCTTCGTTTATGATCATTGGACAAACTTATTGAGTCAAAAACCTGACCTTTTTCGTTATATCCGTATCCATCATCTTCTGAGTTATAAAACTTAATATAGTATAGTTCCCTGTCACAACTATCACCAAAACTATTACATTTCTCAAAAACTTCAAAAATAAAATGTTCTGACCCTACAGAACTAATTTCTCTATGTATTTTTTGATGTGTTAAGTTGTTATCTAATATATGTTCAGCATAATAGTTATGTTGTCTATACCTATATCTGGGATTTTTTGTCCTACCAATATAAACCTTATTATTAAGTAAGTTTGTTATTTTGTATAAATAGTAAACATCATTAAAGGGACATATATATCTCATTTCAAAAACCACTGGTTTGCAAGATACCATTGCACTGTTTGCTGTATACCATTAGGAAAAGTGTACTCTGGCATCCAACCTAAAGCTCGAATTTTAGACGAATCAACACTATATCTAAAATCATGCCCAGGTCTATCCTTTGTAAAGGATATGAGTTTATGCCCGTCCTTCATAACATTACAGACTTTTTGCACAACTTCTATATTACTTAACTCTTGATTAGCTGAGATATTATAAGTTTCATTTGGTTCACCTTTAGCAAGAATAGTTAACAAAGCTGAACAATTGTCAAAGACATGAAGCCAATCTCTCATTTGTAATCCTTGACCATAGATAGGTATCGGATTACCTTCCAATATGTTTTTTATTACTTTAGGTAAGAGCTTTTCCGGTGTCTGCCTATGTCCATAGTTATTGGAAGATCTTGTAATGTTGTAAATTAAACCATGAGATTCATGAGCGGCTTTTACCATTAGCTCTCCAGACGCTTTAGATGCTGAATAAGGGTTTCTGGGATTTAACGGCGCATCTTCAGTCCAAGAAGGCTCTGCTTCGCTTTTTAAATGACCATATACCTCATCAGTAGATATATAAATCAATTTTTGTACACCATACTTAATGCAAGCATTTGTTATTACTTGAGTTCCCAATACATTGGAAGTTACAAATGAATTGGGATCACTTAAAGAATAATCAACAAACGTCTCTGCTGCACCATGTATAACAATATCTGGCTTTTCAAACTGGAAAATTGTATCAATAACGTGTTGGTCTCGAATATCAGCTATATGAAAAGTATGATTCTTATTCCAATACATTGAGTTAATTGCATTTGAATTAACTCTATCTATACTTACGAAAGTATATGGATGTTTTTCATAAATAGCTTTACGTATAAAATTACCAAATATGAATCCGCAGGATCCAGTAATTAAAACTTTTGGTTTACTCATAACTTACCTGTTGTAAAGATTAAACTTTCTATCTTTTTCGTATATATCTTGGTCTAAGCAATAATGCTTTTCCCACTTATTTTTTAAATAGATTAGGTTGTGATTCAAAAACAATCTATTTGTTGGCACTTTTTTAAGAGAGCTACTGTCTTCATGATAGATATTGGTGCCACCACAGTACACAATCTTTTTTTCCATATTATACTTAATAGCTAAACATAAATCAACATCATCAAATCCCCAATGATATTTTTCATCCATACCATTATTACCTGATTTTTGATTGTGATGTGCTGCCTTAAAGTATTTAGCTTTAGTTAAAAGAACTGCCCCCGTAACTACCTGAAATAAACGGTTTTTTTCAGCATCATTATCAGATTCATCATTTAATCTAAAATGTGCTGGTGCTTTATGATTATTATTGAAAACAACACCTGCATGCTGTAATTTATTAGTATCTGTAAATAATAATCTAGCCCCAACTACACCAATATGAGAATCTTCTTCCATTAATTTAATCATTTTATTGATTGATGTAGTGTCATTAAATATAACATCATTATTTAACAATAACACATAATCATTATCATTTGGGGCAGCCTCATTAAAACACATATTGGTGCCTTGTGAAAAATTCTGCAAATTATTGTGATATGGTATTAATTTTATATTACCTTCCCAGTCAGACACAACATCTATTGTCCCGTCTGTTGATGCATTGTCTTTGATAAACCAAGTATAATCAATATCAGATAAAGAATGCAGCAGCGATTCTTTTAATTTAGTTAGTTTATCTATTCCGTTCCAAGTTAGTGTTAATATATGTAACATATTCTACCTTTATAAAGCGGTTCTTAATCCACCCATAACCGCTATATCTCCGTTTGTTCCAAAATATAATGATGGACCCACGTATGTATTATTCATAAGAGGAATGTGTTTTCCTACATTATACGCAAACGGCGTAACTACTCCTTGCAGTTTGCCGCTAACTATTCCATAACCAAATCCAAGTTGTAAGAATGAAAAATCAGGCTGATTTTTATATCTTCCATATGACATAAACCCTATATCCAGGTTAGGCGCAAATTCAGCATTCATTTGTGACAAATTTAAACCAGTATCAACCCCCATAAATAACCTGGGGTTCCAAAAACTAAAACCAGCTTCAGGATACTCCTGCTTAGAAACTGCTTTATCAATTCTTAAATCATATGATCTGCCATCTACAACTACAGTGAATTTATTATAAATGTATTCTCTTTGATTTTCATCAACTCCAGTAACCGTGGTTACTCTATATTGTCTCGGTAATACATTTATATACCATGGATCTTTTTTCCATGCAGAAAATCCAACCTGACCAAATGGCACAGATGTATTTCCAAATTGTTCTGATAAATCTAAATCTTTACGTGCCGCCATATATCCAAAAGGATCTGCATTAGGACACGGAACTTGGGTTCCATTACAATCTACTGTTGGTGTTTGTGGATTAGGATTAGTAGGACCCGTATTGGTACTTGGTACATTATCCTTTTTTGTTCCATTACTTACAACCGTAACAACATTTATGGATTTAATCTCTGCATGCAACTTATCCATATCATTTCGAATTGCATCTAATGCTACACCATTATTTTTAGCAAATACTTCAATATCTTTTCTTGTGGCATATTCGCCCATACTACGAGTTATTCCGTCAGTTAATTCTTTTTGTTTAATAACTTCAGTTTCTATAGCTTTCTGTCTTTCTGAAATTTCAAATTGCTTATATATTATTAATGAAGTTGCACACAAAGCAACAATAACGCCAACTGTAATTAATATTTTTGTTAGTAATGACATGATAACCTTAGAGGTATATAATTCCTGTACACCTCCACCTATACCAAATCATTTCATCCATTTATTTACAAAAATATCTCTGGCTGATTTATACAATTGGTAACTTTTTTCTATTTCCAGCACAATCGGGGCACCAATGTCCCCTTTCTATAGAATATCCAATAGCTGTCCATATATGTCCATTTTTACATTTCCAAATTAATTTTGTATTATAATTAATATATATATTACTCAAACACTCGCCATCCCTATTTTTTGCCAACTCTTTATATTTTTGGATTTTATCAGAGTATAATTTGGTTAAATCCAAAAAAATATCTCTAGGTATAAATCCATATTCTATTAAAATATTATTAATTATATCAGTAATTGATTTTAAATTAACATGATTATTGAAATATGGAATTAAAATCAATAAAACATTATTTTCTGAACATAATTTTTGTTTAAGTAAATCATCTTCTTTTCTTTTATCTAATTGTTTTTGAGTTTTAATAAAAAAACCATCTATTTCATAATGTTGAATTCCTTGATATTCAAAAGCAATTTTTAATTCAGAATTAAATCCATCTAATTCTAATAATGATCCTGATTTTTTTCTTAACCATTTTGGTTTAGCCTTAGAAAACGGTTTTTTAAAAAATTGTTCAAAAAATAATCTACATATATTCTCTCCAACATGAGTATTGCAAATAGGGCACCAAGAATTTTTTGATTTCACATTATTAAAATTTGCCTTCCATATATGTCCAAATTTGCACTCCCATTTTAATGCTGTGGCAGAATTTACATATTTTGTAGATCTACAATAACCATCTTTGGATTTAGCAAAATATATACAGTCTTGTAATGTTAATTTTTTATTTTGAGAACAAACTGGACACCATTTACCACATTTAATATTTGCTGGAGATGCCCGCCAAATATGACCAAACTCACATTCCCATAATAATTTAGAATGAATAGATACATACTCTTTAGATAAACATTTTCCGCCTTTATCTACTGCATATTTATTGCAAATAGATAAAAAATCATATTTGGTCATTTTATTATATGTTTTTCCCATTTTTTTATGAAAATACTTCTTGCATTTTTATATAGTTTATAAGTATTTAACTGCTTACTACTGATTTTACCAAAATGAACAACCGGAATATCTACGACACTTAATTGTATTCCCTTTTCTCGTGCTCTAAAAGATAAATCGGTATCTTCAAAGTAACAAAAGAACTCTTCACTAAATATCTCTTTATTACCAGAAATATCTAATTTTTGCCATATTTCTTTTGAACTAGCAATACACCAACCAGATAGATATGACCTTTTAGTTGGAAGTTGCCCATCTGCTTCCATTACAAATTCTAATTTATCATTCAATAATCCCATTGTTGGTCCACATAAAGCATCTGAACACTTATCAATAAGCGGCTTTGTCCAATCAGAATAATTAGATTTAACTCTGATATCATTGTTTAAAAACAAAACATTAGGGGCGCTGGAATATAAATAACCATAATTACACCCACTTGCAAATCCTGAATTATGACCCATTTCTTTATACACAATTTCTTTTGAATTTTTTAATTGAGATTTTGTTTCATCTGTACTACCATTATCTATGATAATTATCTCATGATCATTTGATAGTTGAGATAAGTCTTTTAAACATGATTTTGTAAAGTTATATTTATTAAATACAGGAATAACTATACTTAATATCTTATTCATTAAGATTCTCCATTTTACTTAACTTAGTTATTGCTTCAGGATTTACTAAACTCATACTAATTGTTTCATGTACAGCCCATCCAAGTAATAAATGTCTATTAGATTTAATTATTCTTTTTCTTGGATCAATAATTATAGTATTATGATCAAATGGTTCTAATTTTGGAATATCTGGTCCTAAAACTTCAATATCCATTCTAACAGAAACTTCCTCAAGTAATTTTAAATCTTCAAGTTCTATAATTTCTCCGGGAAAACATAGCTTATTTTCTTTAAGATACAAATTAGATTTAGGAAGATATGTAATACTATCTTCATTTACAGAGGTTAATAATTTTTTGTGTAACTTTTCCCCAAGTATATTCAGTAACCAGTTCTTGCATTTTAGGAGAGAATTTTGCATGGTAGCCTCCATAATTATTCACAACATCTTTTAACGCCTGAGCCGCTTTATCAACATCAGGTTCAAATACTTTTGCATATGGCGATGGTTCCCAATATTGCATTCTTTTATCTGCTCTAATTTCTTTTCCATCTATTAGAACGGAATTATCATCGTTCATAAAATCTAATTGACCACCATAACGAGGCGCAACAACAATTTTATTAGCTCCAAATCCTTCTAAACCTGGCATCCAAAAACATTCAGCATGAGACATTGAAAATACAATATCACAAGCATTGTATAATGATTCAATATCTGTAATAAAATGATCAATTATCTCTACTTCACCACGCTTTTTATATTCCATACAAAAATCTCTATAAATATCATTGAATGGTATACTGCTCGTATGAGTATGTGATTGTGGGCTGGTTCTTGATACCTTCAAAACCAAACAAACATCATCACTTTTAGTAAAAGCTTTACCATATGCTTTCAAAACATTTGGAATATTCTTTCTAAGATGTGGTTGAGCTATATTAACTAATATTTTATATTTCTTTTTAGTTTTTAGTGGATATTTATCTGCCGATTTAAACTTATCTAAATGTATACCATGTGGAATAACAACTTGATGATCTGATGGCATGCCATTATCTGTAAATATCTTTTTAGAAAAATTAGATGACGGTAATACTTTATCTACAGATTTATAATATTTTGCAAAAGCAGGTGGTAAAACTGTTGTCTCGTAATTCCAAATTCCAAATCTATTTTTATCGCCTCTTACAAAATAATAAGGAAAATTCTTAAGTGCAGTATAGGATAGTTGACATTCGTATAATTTATCTGGCTCTCTACCGAAAATATGTTGAGGTTCATTTTCATTTATGAATCCAACTAAATTATTTTTAAGATCATTTGGGAAATATGTATTTCCATTTGTTGAAAATATATGTACTTCATTATTTTGTTTAATCAACTCTCTACATATATTTTGAGCTACAATTGACCAAGAAAAGTTTTTGGCAGCAAAACCATACCATAAAATCTTCATCTTCTATTCCCGTTTTTAATATTTTCTTTAGCAGAATAAGGTCTCAAATTTTCCAATGACCAACATTTCTTAAAATTTTCATCATTCATCGATGTATATGGTAATTTACTTTGTGGAATTATATGATCTATATTCCATTTCCAAGTATTTTTATCTTGATCATTCCAATTACTTAGATCATATTTACCATGATTGTCCCAATTCATCCATGGCTCAAATAAAGATTCTAGATAACTTTTTAACTCATCAATAGTATAATCTAGATAATTTATACAAGAAGAATTCTTTATACTATTATTATTTTTTAATGCAGACCCTATATATATTGAAATATACTGCCTTAACTTAAATTCAATATCTGTTTTTCTTCTATCAATCATTTTATGATTTCTTTGATTTTTATAAGAGTTTTGATATTTTCTAATACAATCTTTACATCTTCCAACAAAATATAATCCTTTGATGCCTTTTCTTTGATGGAAATTATCAGAATTAGCTTCTTTTTCTATTTTACACGAAGAGCATATTTTGGTTACACAATTATATAATGATTTGTTTTTTGTATATAATCGCTCACAATAATACTTACTTGTACACTTTTTACATTTTGTACGATAATATTGTTTTCCATTTCTGCCTTTAGTAATAGGGAAATTTTTAATATTTTGCAATATACCACAATTAGAACATACCTTCTTCATACCCATATATCACAGTATTAGTATTTTGCAAAACTTTATTTAACTCCACAAATTGCGCCTAATTTTCATCAATCTCGCAATCATTTCATCTGTCTTACGCTCAAACTCTTCTTCCATAGCTCTCATTTTTTTCCATAAATATTCAGTATTATTTGCTTTTTCTTTTCTCGATATAGACCATTGATGTCGCATATTCTCATATGCTTTATATTCAATTTTTCTATCATAAGTCCACCACTTATGAATGGCTAATATTTCAAAATATATTTCCCTTTGAGATATTAGAGATTTCTGAGACCACTTTAGAAGGTCATTTTCAGCATTTTTAATTTCTTCTTCTGTAGGACAATATAAATTTGGAAGTTCATATTTAACAAATTCATCTAATAGATTAAACATAGCAAATAGCATTCTTTCAGGAGTATCTCTCCAACCATATTTATATTCATCTACATCATAACCATCTTTAGACTTGGGCTGTCTTAAATCTAACATATGATATCTACGACTTGGTATACTATGAGACACAAACCAATATTTTAACTCTTTAATTGGTTTATATACAGGGTATACTAGTTTATATTTCACAAAATCTGATGCTGTTTCTGCAAAGAAATATCTAATAGGATACTTTTCTTTTACATCAGCATGCCAGTCTTCCCAAGTATACCCTTCACAATCAGGAGTAAATTGTCTGGACTGCAAGGCATCACAGTCGCTTTTACCTAACTCTTTTGCACCAGGTAGCTTAAATAATTTTCTAAAAAACAACATAAAAATTTCCACGCAAGTGATTTCTCACAATGTAAATCATTTTTATTTTATATCAACCGTCACTAAATTAAAGAGATAATGGAGGCATATTTGGCGTAAAATTGTAACTATGAGCCACAGTGTCGCTTGTACTGCCATCACCAGAGGTATTGTAAGGATTATTATATGTCATTACCAAACGAGCCATCTTACATATAGCAGCCTCCGTCGCGCTGCCTGGCGACAAGCTCAAATGTATTTCATATACAAAATCAGATGCCCCCTCAGATAATAACGTAGCAATATTGTTTGATGCAAGATACGTAGCTTCAGTATTTGTAGTTGTCATACCAGTTAAAGCAATATATGTATGCGTAGACACATTATATAGTTGTATCTCTGCAGTATTAGCTACATTTGTAGTTTCCAATATAACTTCAAGCTTAATTTCCTTTAGTGCTTGACCAATATATTGATCAAATCTAAATGGGAAAGCGCCAATTACTGTTGGAGAAACACTGTCATTAGAGAATACACCAGCAGTACCATAAACATAAACTGGATTCTTATAATAAAAGCTAGGATCTAATAATCCATAACCATCTGTCTTGGGAACCCTATTAGCATCAATAGCACCACGAGAGAAAGCAATAACACCTTCAAGATCATAGATAAACTGATAACTTAAAGCTCCACCAGAACTCATTAATACAGTTCCATAAGGACCAGTATCATTAAGTCCAGTACCACCATGCACTATTGGTAATACTCCAGTTACCTCTGTCTCTAAATCTATTAATGTTGTAGGTCCAGCATCTCCAGGTCCATTAAACACACTAATTAATGATAATATATTTCTAACCTTAGTAGAATCCACATATAATGGTAGATTGTTAAAACCACTCTTCTTTAAATAAACACTAATTTGAATCTTAGTACGTAATGTTAGATAGACTGCATCTTCATATAAATTAGTAAAATTAAGAGTTAATAAACCATTTTCATAATCTACAGATACTCCAATTTTTCCATCTACGACTACACCAGAATATCCGTCAGAATCTACACCATCTGTATTTGGAGAGAATGACTGAACTGCAACAGAGAATCTAACCTGATCATTAGTTAATGCATTGCTTTCTACAAAAGAACAATCAGCGAATCTCATTGCAGGGAATCCAAGCGAAGTGACACCTGTTGGTAAATTCGTAGTTCCATCTAATGTTGTTGCAATAAAATCTTGCAATATATTTAGAGTCTTTTCAGATGTATATAATCCATTAGGTATTTCTAATACTATTGTTCCAACTTCAAAATCTACCTTATAGAAAGATCCATCGAGATTCTTTAAGTCTCCCTCTCCTATAATAATGTTATTTGGTGCAAAGATATCTACGATACCAGGATCAAAAGTAGGTTGTTCTCCATATGTATTACACAATATACCATCTAAAGAACAAGGATGTCTTCCAGAACCAGTTTGTGAAGTAAATACTGTTGGAACTAATTTTGTTTTACTATTACTAACGATTAAACTCTCGTTCCATGTTAATTGCTTTTGAACATTAAATGTAACAGGGATAGTGTAGAAATCATGACTTGCAAAATAATCATTATCAGTAAATACATCTTGTGGCGGATGAATTTCAGTAGATCTACCAGTTGAAACAGACGAATAGTCATCTGTTCTGTCAATGAATTTTTCAACTTTTAGTCTAAGAACATTAAACTTATTTCCAATTTTTGTATATGGATCGGTCGTTGGAGCAGGATATGTTGAATATGGCGATAAAACATAAGGAATACGATCTATATAATTTTGTAATAAATATCCATCACTTAAAGTAATTGCAAAATCTCCATCAATATCTGCTCTAAGTATTTGAGCAAGCGTATCACCAGTTAATATTACTTTTCTAATTGTAATAACGTCAGTGATTCCATCAATAGCAGTTATACTAAATCCGCCCGAATTAGTTAAAGTAGTTGATAATACAACTAATGTATAATCTGATAGTCCAACAATAGTTCCAAAGGATATTGAAGAAGATGTAAATTTAGCCAATCTATCATCATTAGGATTTGCTATCAATACACCATCTGTTGCACTAGCAACAACAGTACCATATCCATCCACTAATTGAAATTCTATTCCATACTCATCAGAAAATGCTTCTGTGTATGCACTATATCCATTTGTGAAAGTAGTAGTGCTACCGTCTGTTGTAATAACTGAGTCTTCTGGTAACCCTGTATTTAGATTATAATCTAAATATGACATTAGAAGAGTTAAATCATCTAAATCAACAATACCATCTCCATTTACATCTCCCAATATCATTGAACAAAGTTTTGCTTCAGATACACGATAATAAATATCTGGTTTATCTGCATCTAGAGTAAATTTTGCATCAATAAAATCACCATTTAAAATATTATATTCTAAATCAGTAACAGATGTATCGTACCTTCCAGTATCTGTTTGGTCGGTAACAATTCTTATCAAAATTTCATCTTTTACAAGCGTTGCTGAATGTAATTTAGAAGTAAACAAGGCGGTTGCTGGATCAAAAGATTTCTTGTTCTTATCTGATATTGCACCAATTAAAAATGGTTCAGATGCGGCTTCTAAATTAGCAATATCAATAGAATTTAATAATCTAATTTCTGGAACATATTGCTGACGAGAGTTAACGGACTGTCCAGTTCTTTGATCTGGTATTTGTGTACTTTCTTGAGTCGTTGCGGATACTACACCCTTATATACATCATTACCTGTAAATTGAAGTCCCTTCATGGAATAATCTATTGTTGCCAAAGATTCAGAATCAATAGTAGTCTTTGGTACAATGATGCCATGACCAGTATCATATCCTTGTCCATCTGTGATCTTTGCTGCTGAATGACAAATTCTAAACCACAAATCTTCTTCTGGAGTATCTACCCACAATGATCCTGTAAAAGTAGTAATTCTTGAATTAGGAACTCTATCAGCACCATTATCAATTAAAATATCGCACTTATTTGCAGAACCAGAACGTTTTAATGAAAAAGCATAATAATTACCTGGTACAAGGATATTACCAGATGCAATTGGACTATTACTAAAAACAAAATCGACTGGTTGAGGAACAGAATTTCCATAACCATCATCTAATACAATTCCTTGCGCTTTAAGAGTATCATAATTTATACTAATTTGAGCCAATGGAATATTATTAGGAGCAAAATCAATTGCTAAATTAGGCACAACATCTGATGGACACTCAATACTCGTTTGTAATGGATAAATACTAAGAACTAAATCACCTGTCCATGCCAAATCTGTTTCAGCACCTAGTTCTAAGTTACGAACAGATAATAATAAAGATATCTTCTGAATATTATTGGTAGTAGCAATAAACTTTTGTCCAATTTGAGTAGTAACATCACCATTTAATAATATTTTTTGATCCTTATTTCCCGTATAGATGCCAAGGGTGTCAACGTTATAATATGGTAATGCTTCTTGCAAAGCGACAGACAATGAAGTTGATCCATTGAAAAACAAATCTCTAAAAAATAAGTTTGGCTCTATGTCTTGTGCCAACATTATTGGATTTCTTGACAATGTAAGTGGTTTTGCCTCTCTTATTATTAGTCTACCGCCTAGATTCATAGATAAAGAGGGATCCCCAATAAAATCATTAAATAATAAAACTAAAATATTGGTAAAATGTTTATGACTAATTTGAATTTCATTTGTTCTGAATACAAAAGTTTCAAATTGCAAGTTGCTCTCAAAATCCAAACCAATAATAGCGACCTTAATTGTCTTTTTACCAGCTGCCTTTGAGCCAGTTAGTTCTAACTCTAACTGATTTCCAAAATTACTATCTGCTGGTTGAGAGATATAATAATCTGTATCTGAAGCAGGAATAGCGTCTCCATCTAAAAATCCAGTTACTAATGAAGAATCAAAAAGAATATTTTGAACTAAAACTTCTGATAGAACACCTGTTCCAATATGATTATTTATTATACCTGATTGAATGGTATCATTATAGCCCTGTTCTAAAGTTAGATCAGAGTCATCTACTTGTTCGGCATCGAACCAGATATTTTGAATGGCGGATACGGGATTTCTTTTTGTCATGTTGATCTCATATAATATGTATTAAGATTAGTTACATACGCCATCTTTTATCGGGTATATTGTATGTAGACCTTGCTATTGGCTGGTTTAAGTATTCTTATAAGCTTTTCCAAAACCTTTTGAACTTTTATACTATCATTTACTATACCAAAAGAATCTATTATGTTGATGGAGAAGTCAAACGATCCTGTATTTCTGTTAATTATTGTTGTGAAATCTTCATTTTTTATATTTGTGACGTCACTGTCTTGTAAGAAAGTAGTATATAAATCTGCAGTTACTGGATAAACAACATTTAAATTACTGTTATAGTTAACATCTAATGGTTCATTAAATGGAGAATATACTGGTCTAGATATATTGCTTATTCTTAAATTGTTCAACAAACCAAATAGTTTATTAGCTCCAGTATATTGTGAACCTATATGTAATGTATTTATTGGATCTTTAAATCTAATATTTCCAACAATACTAGCTCCATGACCTACTCTTACGGATCCCATAACAGCTGGTGAGCCTCCAAAAAGAAGACCCGATCCAAACAATATACTAGAATCATTTCCATATTGATATCCATCTAAGAATAGACTGATCTCATCTCTACCTTGACCACCATTAAGCTTATAACTTACTTTGATTCTATGCCAGGTGTTTCTTACCCAACGTGTTGGAGCGCGTACAACATAATCAGTTCCTGATGCTGATATTCCGAAATTAATGTATCCAAATTCATCTTTATATAGAGCTATACGATCTCCCTGAACTCCCTTTGGTAGATATTTAACAATAACATGTGATTTTTGAGCTGGTAATTTTTTATTCAATCTAATTACTTGGGTATTTAATGTAACATTATTATTTTGAGTAGTTTGATAAGTTACCGAAACTACAGTATTACTAGAAGGTAGGGCTTTATTTAGATATATGGTTTTGTTATCAGTACCAATAGTTCCCTCATTAAAATAATCAACATTAGAATAATCACCAGGTATTGTAACAGATATCACTTGTAATATTGGTAAATTAACTTGAACTGTAGTAGTGCTTGAACTTGTATATGTTTCTCTTACTGCACGTTGTGTATCTATTTCAACTTTACCGCCTGCGAAATAATCTATATTAGGATCTCCAGATTTAAGAGTTACACTTAAAACTCTATTTATTGAATTAGATAATTTAACAGACACAAGATCTGTACTCACAGCTTCCTCAATAATCGCACTGGTAGCATCAAAATAAAATCTTGTAATAGGATCGTTAGCGGTATCATATAGTGGACTAGTCCAGAATTCTATAGATCCTTGCTTTCTCGTATCTAAAATACCATCATTAGATAATATCATTGGTTCATGAATTATAGCAAGACTATCATCAAAATTCTCATTTACCTTAGCAGATGAGTGAAAATGCTGCTTATCTGCGTATGTATTAATATAAAAATCTGCACTATTTGTAAATGGATACTCATCAAAGTTAATTAACATTAAAGTATCACTATCTTTCTTTAATGGTTTTAATGAGTTAAAATCCTGTGTTACAGATTTTTGATTACTAGTAACTTGTTCACCAACTCTAGTATCTGTTAACATGCTCGAATATATCTTAACTTGGTCTATTATAGAGTTTACCTGATTGCTACCAAACATATCTGAGCCTAGATATACATTATCACGGGGCATATCCAATTTAATTCTTGCATATGTATGATATTCAACCTCATAAAATCCATGAGATAACAAATAAGGAATGCTGGGCAAAACATTTACTTCTAAAGTAATAAATCCATTTTGTAAACCACTTCTATAATCATTTACATTAAGTATTTGATAAACACCATCAGTAAATGTAGGTATTGGTGATGGCGGATATGGTCCAACACTAGTTGTTTCAACAGTAAGTGTAGTTTTATCATCTGAAACTGCTAAAATCTTATAGAAACCGGCAGCAACTAATGGAGATTGAATTACTAAATAATTATCAACACAATGATCGTTAAAAGTATAATAACCATCCGTAACAGTATTATCTCCAGAACTATATAATGTAGTTCCTGTTCCAATTTGATAACTATATCTAATAACTGGTACAAGTCCGCTTGCTTCACTACGAGTAATTGGATATTTTTCTCTTACATCTATTACTAAAGCATTTTTAGAAGAATTAATTGGACGAGCAACTACATTGATATGATTTATAGATATGTATAAATTAGAAAAATCCATGGTTCCATAATCAGTAAAATACAATGTTTCACTAACTGTATAATAACTAACGCCACCATTAATAGTAACTTCTACTGGTGTTGAAAAATCAGTATTATTTCCAGAAATAGTAACACTTATCGTTCTTCCCTGCTGACTATTAGACGGGTGTGTACATGGGAAATTAATAGAATGAAATTCTCCAGCAATAAGTGTAGAATTAGCAGGACCAATTGCTGATGTATAACCATCATTCAATATAAGTTTTGTAATATTGAGTTCATCCAAAGAAATTGGAGGTGGCATTCTGGTCATTAAGATATTCTCTACCTCATCACTCCAAACATAATATTGTTTTTTAACTTTTCTATGATTTAAACCAAGTGTTCTAATTAATACTAAATCATCAGCAAAAACAGAATTTGATATTGTTAGAATGTTATTATAATAGCCATCTTTAGATACAGAATATGATGGTCTTGTAGCTCTCATTCCTGGAATTTCTGTTTCATCATTTGAGTAAATATTAAATGATGCACCAGATAATCCTACTGGTAAATTATCAGTTATTGTAAGAGAATTTCCTGAGACCTGAGTAATTACATAAGTAACTGGAAGTGAAGAATCATCTATTCTAATAGAATATCCTGCCAATACATCTTCTGTTGTAAAATTTGTTATAGCAGATGTAACTATGTTAGTTCCAATTGTTCCTGACAAATCAGAACCGGATAACATTGAACTAATAGTAGTTACCTGAATATTAGGAGCAATATCGATATTAGAATCGACGGTATATTCTGTACGATTTACAGAGAACCTGCCATTTGTTAGTAAATATGGCATTGGTTGTAAGAGCGTTAATGTTTGTCCATATACAGTATCAATTGTATATCCAGAAGTATCAAAACCAATTTCATCTATAAAAATTAGATCGCCACTATAGATATTGTAGGCGCTAAAGTTTATACTTGATGTAACAGTATATCCATCTAAAATAGTCACTAAATCTGTTCCCGATATAATGTCTCTATTAGATAGACCTAAAATCTCCTCAGGATCTACTGTTCTAAATTTTTCATGTAGATATGGTTGTAGTTTTTGACTAAACTTAATAATATTGGGGACCTCAAAACCATCAACAAATAGATGCATTTCATCTCTACTATTGATTGTATTAAGTTTCCATGATACGGCTACATGGTGTTTATCTTGTGCTTTCCATGAAGAAATATCTGTGCTAACTATATAAGGAATCTTATCTTTATCTATTACTCTAAAGTTCAGATATCCACCAGAATCTTTAAATATAGATACTCTATTACGTAATGCGCTTTCTCCAAAATCTAATAGATAATGAGGAAAATCAGAAAGGAAAGTAATTCCACTATCTAAAGATGAACCTCCAGTAATATTAATTGTAATACTATTGGTACCAGTAAACATACTTAAATTTGATGGTTTAGGAGATACTATGGATTTAGCATCATAGACAGTGCCGGGTGTTGTAAGTTTGATTTTATATGTAGAACTTGGAGAAGATACATAACCATCTATTACCTGAATATACCATCTATAAAAATCTCCAGATGTATCCTTATCATAGTAAATAAATACTCCATCCTTATTTCTATTTGGATAACCATCAAGAATTGTATTCTTATTTATAGTAAATAGCCCATTATTTATTACTGGATGTATTTCGGACGTTCCAATAAATATCTCTGAAGAATCTATAGTGCTACCATTTTTCAAGATATTAAATGTTAATTCTGCATCATTATCTAAACCATTCCATTGAGGAACAACCCAGGTTTCGAATGATCCTTCTTCTAATTTGATATTAGAATTAATTGGGAAAGTTATTGTTTGATCTGATGAATTAACCAATACACCATTATTAAATTTAGCTGGTAATAATTGGAATGCTCCAGTAGTTGAAATTCCTTGTGGAGTTAGCAAACTATTACCAAGTGACCATCCAAGAAATACTGATTCAGTAATTTCAGGAGTAATATGAGATATAGTCTTTCCAATATTTTTCATAGCAGGAATGGTTGGTCCCTGAATAAATGAAGATAGCGCTGCCATTAATGCTTCACGATATCTCTCTCTATCAAAATCAATATTAAAAGTAGTTAATTCGGGTATGTCTACTAAATTACCAAAATTCCTATATAAAGCATCTCTTAAAGCTCCAGCCTTATATGATACATAGTATTCAGTATTTTCTGAAACACTATTGGTTGAGCGAAAATCAAGAACATTGTCCCCATATTCATAACTTAAAATTATTTCATCAGCTAAATAAGTATAATCAACAAAATAATCACCTTTATTGTAATCTACCATTATAGTAGATAGGTTTTTAATTGTGAATGAATAAGTAATACTTACAGAGTCTCCTAAAACTGGAGAGCCATAACCAGATAAAATTAGTTTTAATGGATTTCCTGGCACTACAGTTCCAGATGAATCCCATAGTTCTTGAGAATCAGAAACTCTAATAACACTGAACGTATAAGTAATATTAGAAGAAATATATGGAATATTTTCGTTAATATTGACATAAAAATTAGTTCCATCAAATAAAACATTATCAAATATTTGTGAAGACAATGTATCAACAGAGATATTATAATCTGAGCTTATACTACTACTTGCAAAGTTTATTGGTTTTGTACTACTCTTTAAATCATTCATTTCATAAATAGCGCGAACAAATTTAACTTGATTCGTAACGCCAGAAACAAATGATGAATCAATAAATACTCCTATATCTCCACCATATAGATAATATGGAGCAGTTGTGGTACCATTTAGATATAATTCATCGCCATAGTCTAATGTGCTAGGAACTATAGAGCCGTCTTCAAATAATAAATAGCTAAATGTTTTACTTTTAGCATTTAATGCGCCTATACGATAATAAATATCATCTACCGAAATAAGATGGGGATATGTAGGAGAGATATGATTTGTTTTATAAGTGATATATCCAACAACATTATCCTGAGATGTAGATACTGCACAATATACAACGCCGTTAACATAATCTATTAAATATTCCCCTATATTTTGCAATATATCTAAATTAACCGAAACGGTTTGTCTTCTATCAAACCATCTTTCAGTTACAAATATATTAGATTTTGAAAATACTATTCCAGAATTAAATGCATAACCAATTCCGTCCTCTGTCGCAGATACCAGCATGTTGTTGTTTAAAGGAATTTTAAATATTCTTTGAGAGCCGCTGTTTGTCAGAGTGTCCGTGACAAACATCATTTCATTAACTTCATCCTTGAAGGTTGCTCGCTCTCCCTCTTGAGCATTTATTCTTGGAGGATTCTGGTATTTGTAATAAATCTTATTATCATTCCATCTGGTGATATTATAAATTTCACCAGAAGTTTCGTTATAAACTCTAAAAACATTAGTAATTGGATAATTTTCAGTTTTAACTACATTTAAAGCAACTAATCTATTATCTGTACGTTCAGACATTGCTTCTTGATGTAGTGCAGATTGGTAATCTACGCCAGGAATAAAAACTTCCTCATATGAGAATTTAACTGTTCCTGAAAAATCAACTAAACTTCCATTTGGTAAAGCAACTAACTCTAAAGAATCATAATCATAAACATAATCAATTTCAGATTGATATGTATATCTATACTTATAAGTTGCTAATGGAGGAAATGCACCAGTACCGTCATTATTTATGTCTGCACCATATACATATACAGTTCCAGTTTCATAATCAATAGAATATTGTCCAATAGATGATGGTAATGCATTCAGCCTAAATGGTATTTCGGATACGAAAGCTGGATGTTTTGTACCAACTTGATTATTATTAGGATCAGTAAATATTACGCCACCTAATTTTGGTATTGTATTGTCGATATATATAATTGGCGCGTGTTGTAGATTGAAAACATTAATAATAGGAGGTAATGTCTCGCGAGTAGAATCAAGACTGGTAGATACTTCAACACTGGTTTCGTCTATAACTCTACCCAAATTCTTATATTCATATGTTACAACAACCTTGAGTATATTTTCTACATCAAAATCAGGATCTTCAAGTATCGAAGTATTTAATTTTACTTGATTATTACTTAATTGATAATAAGTAGATGAATAATCTTGATCATATCGAGAATCAAAAATTTGATAACCTAAAGTAGTGATATCATAAGTATAAATAGGATTAGCGCATTGTATTGTAAAAACTATACTACTAACCCTAGTAACAGGATTACTTGATAAATTAAGTACAAAAGTATTGATATTGAATTTGCCGTCTTCACCTGTGGAATCAGCATATAAAGTTTCTGTTATGCTTTGTTTTTGTAGAGTTATTGGATAACTTGGAAATGTAGTATATGGAAATGATAATTTGGCATTAGTTCCTGTTGGAGTTCTTGCAACACGAATTAATTTATATGCGCCTTCTTCGTTTAATCTATCGAATGGACCAGCACCACGAGTTTTTATCTCATCTTCAACATCAATAGATAAATAATTTTCATTCTTTACTAATCCAATATCATACAATGCTTTGGATAAATTGACAGATAACGATTGTATATATTTATTTATTACAGTATTAGTGTCGTCTATACTATAGATATTTTCTCGCAAATAATTTAGTAAATATTCTTTAAAAATATTATCTGTTGGTAATGGTCCAAGTATTATATATTGATTAGATACACCATCTTCAAGAATTCTAGCATCACCATTTAGTGAAATAAATGGATATATTGGAGTGGATACAAATTTCAAATAATAATAGCCATATGGAGTTAAAGGCTGACAAACTATGCTTAATATTTGACCACTTATCTTAATTTCTAATACTTCAGATGTGGCGCTTGTATCTGTTTCTGACGTAATTAACACATTATACGTTGATAGTTGAGGGGTTAACTCATGAGTAAATTTCACTTCAATATGAGTGCTATCAACTATTTCAACTGATACGATTCTAAGGTTTTGCATTATCTGGTCTCAGTATTAATGAGTATTGTGCCTGGAGAAAAATACTCGTCTTTTTGTGCTTGTATTATTAGTAATTGCCCGACATTACCTGCTTTATTAAAATGTAATATTCTTGCTCTAGCTATTCCAGGTACGGCTTGTGCCACATTGATTAATGTTGGAGCATCTACTACCGTTCCAAGTGATAAAGATGTAAGTGTCGATGTTAATTGGCTGCGTAAATCTTGCAATACAGTATCTTCAGAACTAGTATAATCAGAAGAAATAACAACATTCATAGTTAAATCTACCAATACGATTTTAGCCGCCCTAACTAATACGTCCGCATTTATTGGTCTTGTATTTTCGATATTAAACGTAGTGTCGGCAATTAGCTGATTATAGTTATATCGAATAGATATTCTTTCATTTTGCTTTGGTGCTAAATAATCATAAAAGATTTTATATCTAGATCCTAAAGCTGGCTGAGTAAATGATGACGCAGTAAACCTAGTTGATTGCGACGTTCTAAATCCACTAGAGATATAGATCTTATTAATCAACGCAAACTTCTTATTAGTATATAACGTTCCATTTCTAGTATAAGATATATTTTCTATATCATTATCTGTTACATAATAAAAAGTTGCTCTTAATTTATCACCAATCATTGGTAAGTTTCTTGTAGATAAATTCATTGTGTTATTCTGTGTTGATGGTAAAATAAACTCAGAGTTCTGCAATGATGAATCTGCCAATGTATCTAATAAGTATAATAAATTATTTTGTATTGTTGTGTTTATAACATCATACGTTGATAATGCTGATAATACTTCACTACTATTTGCACTAACAGTTGATACTCTTTCTAATTTGATTAGCTTTGCTAATCTTACATTAGATGGTACAGATGTAGAAGAACTAATATCTAAAGCTTTACGTAAAGCTTCTGACAAATTTAATTGTAATCCATTAGCGGTTGCAGTAAAGATAATATCAGTAGCCTTTGTGATAGATGTTCCACTTACAGACATAACTCCAGTGCTAACTACTTGATCAATAGTTGTACAATTCAATCTGGTTTGTGCCCTACGTAAGTTGTTAAAATTATAGAACATAACAAAAACACCATCATTATTATTAGCGCTAATACTGCTAGGTAACAACAATCTATTATTAGAAATTTGTATTGTTCCTGAATAATTCCATATTTCTTTTCCGTCTAAAACTCTAATAATTGAGATTTGATCGTATGTTATATGATCTAATTCATTAGATATCGTTATTTTATTATTTGTTGAGTTATACGATAAGATATCATATAATCCGTTATTATTTGGATCTGTTGCACCAGAAATTATTAGCTTCTTAGATGTTAAATCTGCTTGTGAAGCAAAACTTATGGTAGAACTACTTACAATACCTGTACCAGTTCCTACAGTTAAATATCCATCAGTTACTGAAAATAGCTCTATATCTGTATTAGGTTCTATTATAGTGAATGTTAAACCAGATGCTTGAGCCACAAATTTATTTATAGATACCATAAATCTACTGGTAAGAGGCTCAATAGATAATGTATCTACTCTATTTTTAATTATTATATTACTAAAACTATATGGCTGATATCTTCTTAAATCTGTAGCATAATATACAACTAAACATTTATCATTAAGCGCGGGAATGTTGTATCCAGTAAAAATAAGCTGATAATTACCCGGTGTACTTGTTGCAATAGTTCCTGGATTTTCAGAGTTCCATAACTCTAGATTATCTGATAACCTAATAACAGAAATTATTTGACCAGTAGATAATGAAAATTCTGTACTGTTAATAGCTAATTCTACATAAAATTGACTGCTTAGGTTTTGCTGTACTGTAGCATTTTCTCTTCTAGATATATTTGTAATACTAAAGTTATTAAATCCCGTATTATTTGATAATGTAAACCCATTTCCAGTTCTACTACATGGTAATGATGTTGTGGCTGAAGAAAACAGATCAGTTACTGCAGCTACATATGTTACTTTTAATAAAATAGATGTGGCTAATGTATCAATTAATGATGCAGGTATAGTTATCTGTGTTCCGCTAATACTTCCATTAGTTGTGTCAGAATAAAATACATCGATGCTATTCATATAAACAGTTACAATGTCTCCAACTTCTACTACACAATCAGTTGGTAAGATAATAGTAATATTATATAGAACTTGAATTCCAACGACAGTTGTTTCATTAATAATAGTTCCATTCCCCTCAGAAGTATTATATAGTTCTATATTGCTATTTTTAATAGTTATAGAATCTATAGTCTCTGCTGATACTGAATGATTTCTTACTATTACCGCTAGTCTATTAACATATACGCCTGATGTAATAGTTTCTACATACGTATCTGCACTAACAAATGTTTTTGCGGATACAATTGAGCTTATACTGTGTGTAGATGTTCCTACAAAAAAGTTATTACTAACATTTTTCTCAAACCAAATATTTTCATCTGTAATCATTGAGGAATATCCCCAATCAACGCTGTCAGTAACTGATCGAGGATTAGATGTATATTCTAAGCCATCATAGTCAGAATATTGATCATAAGTTATTATCCAATTATAATCAACCTGTAATACATCGCTTGGAGATGGTAATGTATTTCCTGATATTTTTATTCTACCAGTTGTATTATATGTTCCTGTAGCATCTAGATTTTGATTTGTGATAATATACCTTTCACCAGTATTAACATTAAATACTCTAGTAACATTTGTTGCAGGATAATGTAATAATTGTATTACTGACCTATCATAAGTAATTGTACTATTCTCATTATTTATTGAAATAAACTGTTGAGCTTTAGGTATACTTGAAACATCTGGAAAAGATACATTATCTTGACCATTAAATTGAGATTTTACCCTATCTTCTTGATATAAAGATACACGATCTGAAATCCAATGAAAAGTATCAAATCCCCAAGGACCACCACTATAAGCCCCAGTATCTTTAAGGAGTTCATAATTACCAGAAATACGACCATAGGAATCTACTGTTTTCTCTTTAAAATTTGAACCACTAATTGAGCCTGTAACTTGTAGCAAATTTTCTACTGGCTGTTTTGGTAAAACTCCATTTGCAATATTATCAAGTCTTTTTCTATTAATAGTTTTATTTTTATCTCCCGTAATCTGTCCTAATACAATATTATTTTTAGAACTAGACTGGTCATTATTGTTGCTTTTATCAACATAAATAATACTATCTGTGTTTTCAACTAAAGTAGATCCTAAGACGACAACATCAACTTTTCCACCAGAACCTTCTGACACTACTGTTCTAGAGCCGTCTGCATTAACAGTTACGGTTGTTCCGTCACGAGTCATTAATGAATCACCGGGCTCAATAACTACAGCATCAGATACTCCTGTTGTGCTTAGCGCTGTATTTAAATATCCTAATGCAGTTCCAACACTAGATCCGCTAAACGCCGCCAATACTCTGTTTCTAAAAGAAACATCATCTTCTTGGTCTGCGCCGCCGTTAAATGCACTAATATTTGTAACATTACTAACACCAGGAATAGATGTTCTATTCAAATAATAACTACCTATATTACCAATTGAACCCGCAGAAGATGCAGCAACAGTAACTTCAACAGCATATTCATCAGAAATTCCTAAAAGATCTAATTGTGTTCTATATTTTGTAGCTACAGATCTATAGTAATTAGAAGCTAAAGGAGTAACAGATAAGCCATTTGATACTGAGAAAGAAAATCCATTAGATGCGATTATGACATCACCAGAATTAATGTTAACGGGTGCATTTAAGCTAGAAAATGTTAGTAAAGCGATTCCGGATGATGATGTTGATCTTTTTCTTACAATTCCAAAATTTTTAGCTAATTGGTTAAGTTCATTACCAATAACTAACCTAAAAGATTGTTTATTAGAAATCCCAGATAATTCATCATATAATAAAGATAGCTGCGTTGCCGGTGCTTCTACAAATAAATCTCTAGCAACAGAACCAGGTGTAATATCTAAATCTGGTTGAGCAATTCTATAAAAATCGATTAAACTTAATATAATCTCATTAACGCTACGGATCGTTACCATAATTATCCTCTATTCAAGTGCCTATTTCTATATGTACCATCTATCCAATTTTGTTTTGAAGATAGCGGTCTTAAATTACTTAAACTCCAACAACTTTTAAACTTTTCATCTTCCATAGTCGTATATTGAAATTCACTATGAGGAATTATATGATCAATTTGCCAAGTCCAGGTTGTCTGATCATTATCGTTCCATGTTAATGCATTATATTTGCCCCAATTATTCCAAGTCATCCAGTTCTCAAATTGTACCTCTAAATGTAGCTTCAATTCATCTATAGAATAAGGTAATTTAGCGAGAATAGATAAACCATTCTTGCATTTACCATTCTTTTTAATCATAGAATATACCATATTTGAAACTCGTCTTCTTAGTTTAAAAATCGGATTAGATCTTTCTCGATTTTTTTGATATCCTAATTTTCTTTTATTTATTATATCTTTATTTTTTCTATAAAACTCTTTCTTTTTTTCAGATATTTTTTCATTATTATCGAAATAATATTCTTTATACTTTTTGAGGATTTGTTCTTTGTTGATATTATAGTACTCTTTCTTTTTAGACTTTATTATACTATCATTATCTATTCTATACTTATTTACTTTAGATCTTATTGCAGCGGCATGCTGTTCATAATATATTTTTTTAGACTCTTTCTGACACATTTTACACATAGAACGATAATATATAGTTCCAATTTTAGTTTTTCTAATATTAAACTCAGACAAACATTTATCTAAACCGCATTTTTTACATATTTTAGTATTCATATTGTTGATACCCTGAAATTAGTAGTAATAGGTTTAGACCCTTTTGTTAAAGCTTTAATTCTTACATCAAACAATCTTGGATCTATTTGATTTCTAACTATAGATATATCCAAAATAGCACCAAGTTGTTCATCAGCACTTACTCTTTGAAAAGATTTTACTTGTAAATCTTGTATTGTCTTTAAATTATTTAATGCTTTATTTAATTGAGCTTTAGACATTTGGACTAATACTGAATTTTGATTTGGATTACCAACAATAGTTCTGGATAGAAATGATCCATACCACGGATGCTGAGGATTTGACCCAGCAGTGGTTAAACACATTTTTAGGATACCTTGAATTAATTTTTCAGAATCAATTACAGTTTGTAATTTACCCTGATTAATAACTAAATCTCCCTTATTTACCTTTAGATCAAAAGACATTCGACGTTCTCCTACCTTTCCTAATGCGGAAATATTAGATAAATCTACCAGTTAGAAGCGGAGTTATATCGAACTATTATTTTGACGTTTATCTAAATAGAGTTTATCCATCAGGTTAAAAAAGTCTTTTACTGTATTCGTTAAAGTTCCCATACATTGAGATAAATTATCTGTTCTTACAGCATCAGGCTTATTTAACAGGGTTTTCATTCTTTCAAAAGCATCTTTATCTAAAAATCCTAACAAATCTTCTATTGGCATGATATACAAAGATGCAATAATTGCTAAAATATCACATAAACCAAGACCGCTAAATTCTCCCATTATCATTTCAATAATTTGTAGAGCATCACAAGCTTTTTTCATAGTATTATTGCGTGCGAATGTTAATGATTTAACAGTATCATCATTAATATCTCCACAAGAAGCGTTCACTTCAGGATTAAATATCATTGCATTACTTGGAAATATGGGTTTTCTCGTAATTGATTCATATCCTACGCTTGCAGCTGTTTGACCTATAAATTTTTCTATAGAAGCTCTAATAAGATCTGCATCATAACTTGTAATAAATTTTGGATTATTAGCTAATTCTTTAGTTATAATAATAGGTCTAACAGAAGACCCTCCTTCTGGACCAGTCGTTGATGGTATTGGTATCCAATAATAGAACTTTTGAGCCTCTTCTATAGTATTTTGAGCTTGCACTAATTTATTAATCATAGCTCGCATAATATTTAAATATTGAATAAATCTTTGTTGCTCAGTTAATTTATAATCTTTAGTTATTCTTTCAATAAGACTTTCATCAGCAATAGACGGTACATTTTCTATATAATCTTTTATATTTTGTAATTCACCAGTAATATTAGATGTATCATCAGTGACACGATTATAAATTATCGTTTCTAACATTGGTATTTCAACTGTAACAGTTTCCGATGCAATTAGATTTTTAGTATCTAAAACAAATGGGACTGCCAACATTTTATCTATATTTACACTTTCAGAATATCTTGGATCAACTAAAAATGGATATAAAATATGAGTTCTATCAAAAGCAGTCTTAGGTAATGTTGGCGTAACCCCATCATCTCCAATATATTCTGTTAAACTTGGTTTATTATTACCAACATGCCCATTTTTATCTATTGTATATGTTTGTTTTAATGAATCTAAATCAGCAGAAAAAACTTCTGGAGTTGTTACTTTATCTAATGGATCTATAAAATCTCTTTTATTCATACTCGATAAAGCTAGAACTGAAGCATTTATAGATGTATTAATATTGAAAATATTAGCAAAGGTTTGATATGTCGATTCTCTAGTATCAAATAACTTAATTAATGATGAAGTATATAATACCGTTGATGCAATTTTGATTTTATCTATTTTTTTGATTTTTTTTGTTTCATCAAAAATAGAATCATAACCAGGATTATAGAAATCTGTACCATCATATACTGGAAACCCAATCATTCTATAAAATGCGTGACATCTACTCTCTTGATATGTATTTTCTGCTTTTAATGAATTTCGTAATGAATTATCTTTTATAGCCTTTACTATATTTGTAGGGGTTATACCATTAATACTCTTTTTACTCCTATAATTATCAATTCCATTTTGTTTAACTTTACTCGGTTTATTAGGGTTAACAAAACTATAGAACGCATCTTTAACATTAAAATCGAATCTTTGACGATTTTTATAGTTATTTTGATTTGTTTTATTTGAATCAACCATTAGCTACCATCCCTACCATTACCGCCATCTCTCGATGCATCCCCCTCATCTCTTCTTGGTTGACCAGTTTCATCACCAACAGAAACAGATCCAAGTCCAGCTGAAGCATAGATAAATTGATAATCTAGCTCTTGTAATGTATGCGTTGGTGGTAAGTTAATATCACTCGGAATATCATTGGTACAGAAGATATTATCGTCAAAAGAAATCATTAACTTACCTTTACCAGGTGTTTTGCTTGTAATGTCAGCAGTAAATACTTGATAGCCATCATAATTAAAACTAGTAATCTTACCAAAAGTAGAATGTGGTTTTATCTTTAAAGCAATATCAGATGCAACTTCTGGCGTTAATCCAGAAGTTATTGGATATCCATTTCTTTCATTAAGATTTACTGTAACCTTAATTGGCTTTGTTGTAAACTGTTTTTGTGGTTCCAAAGTAAAATTACTTTGGCAAGGATCAAACCCTAATCCAACCATAGTTCCAAGAGTTTTGTTTGTATCATCTTTTAATTTTTGAAGACATGTTAAACTCGTTGCTTGGAATTCTGCAACACCAAGAACTGTAAAGTTACTTCTTAATGCAGATACCGCCGTTAATAAACATTCTTGAGCTTTATTTGGATTAGGAAATCCATTTTCTTCTTTCAATGCATCATTTAATATCGCTAATTTAAGCCCAGCATCACCAGCAATAACATTAGATATAAATTCTCTATCTACTGCTAATTCAGGCAAACAACCAAGGGTTACTAAATCCTTAGCAATTAATACAGATCTATTTGGTTTAAATGTATATTCAACATTAGAGTATAGATAACCGTCTGTTGGCTGTGGGTTAGGAGAAATTAATGTAAGCTCTTGAGGCATATGTAAGAAATTACCTAGTGTAGCTTGAATTGTTCCAGGTGTTATTCCATCAGGAAGATATACTTTCAAAATGGTATTACCATCATCTTCATATCCCTCACCTCTAACTAATTTCATTACACCATTTGTAATTGTAGAACTATCATTTTTATAATCTAATAGATTTCTAGTTGGAGCCATAACAACAATACAGTCTTTAAATCTAATGTAACGAGCAGCTCCTGCGCTCTCTCCATAACGTCCCCAATTTGCAGGTTCATAAAATAATCTTAAGTCTACTGTATAGGCAGCTTGTTTAGGAGATGTTGTATCATTATATGATGAGTCTGTTGGGAAAAACACTGGTTTAGGAGTATTAATAACCTTACCATCAGAGTTTACTGTTGGAATATCATAACCATCTACTATATTAATAAACGCCTGAGCAATAGATTGATCTGGATCATATATTTGCCAGCTTTCTGTTCTATAATCAACGGTAAAGAATGGGTTTGGACCAGGTAATGCCAAAGATGTTTGTATACTTAATTGATTATAATATTGTAATTTACCAGTAATTCTAGTATAATCATTCTTAACAATGACTGGACATACATCTGGAGTACAACAACCATCTTCATCTGTTGAATCAGTATCATCACAAGGAGGAATTGCAAAAACAAGACTTAGCATATCTCTAAAAATATCGATTATAATATTAAATATAGCTAATAGAACAAACAGGTTTTGGAAGATACAAAGTAATGCTCCAAGTTTTTTAGCAATCGCCAATATAGAATTCTCATCCACTCTAGTAGCAGCTTTATATAAAGCTTTAAGATTTCTCAAAATCATCTTAATAAGCTTTATAATCTGTTGAATAATATACTCAATCAAAGCTAAAAGCAATAACAATAACGATATGATCATAATAATTAAAGCAAATAACGGAAATAGATTTAGGAAATCTGGAAGACAATTTCTAAATAATCTTTTTAATGCTCTAGTCAATTTAAAAGGATTCTTAATTGCACATAACACTTCAATAATACATAAAAGTAATTTCAATATTGGTAAGAAAAACTTATACATCATTAAATAAGGCATAAATTGATCTAGCAATTTCATTATGGCATCAAAGATATCTTTACCAAAATTTGGATTCAATGATGGTTTAAGAGCACCTGGTGGAATAAGCATTTGAAGCTTATTTAATAAATCCAACAAATCTTCTGGAAATCCTTCAGGAAAAGGATTAATATTGGGAAGTTTTAAAGAAAAGGGTGTCCCAAAACCAGGAATGGACGGACCGCTAGGACCATCTGGGATATCAAAAGATACATCGTTTGGAGAACAAGGACTCATATTAACCTATTATATATCAGATCATTCAGTTTCGCCAGGAAGCTTAGGTTCTAAGGGACCTTTTACCACCTCACCAACTTCTAAAGTATTTTCAATTTCATCAATTGTTTTAGTCATCCATGATGCTACAGCTGTATCAACCTTTAAAGCATCAACACTATCTAAACCATAGAAACCTATCAATTTTGTAGCTATTTTCCATAAATCTCTATGGATATCTTCTTGAAGACTGGAATAAGTTTGTCCCTCTTGTTTATTATTTGACATTGAGCCAATAGCTTCAGTAATAGCATCTGCTAATTTAACCATTCCTTGATCTCTTGCTTCTTCGGCTTGAAGAAGCAATTTGTTATAAATAATTGGATCTAATTTGCTCATCATGTCTCCTTATATTGATCCGCCAGTTTCCTTTTGAACGAGTCTATTTTGAAGAAACAAACTCTCTGCTTCAATTGAAATATCAGCATCACTTGATAATCTCATGCCTTGTGATGCATGCATTCTAATAAATGCTGGTGTTAAAATTTGTACACCAGTTTTATCTATTCTAATCATTGTGGCTTGTAATCCATCATGCAACACTCTAATATCTATTACTGCGCCTCTGTAACTATTTGTAGGTGAATTTGGACCATTAAATCTACTGTCTGAAGATACTCCAATACCACCAATTTGAACATAAACATCACCATCCATATTCATAGCTAAACTTCTGTTTTTAAGGTCTCTACCTACATTAGCAACTATACCTCCAGCAGTATCAAGCCATAATGATTGCCTATCTATAGTATTTGCTCCAATATTAAATTCTAAAGAACCATCCAGGTTTATTGAACCACTACGACCACCAGCGTTTGCATCATCTCCACTAATTTTAATAGTATCACTAACAATATGATTCAAGTCAGGTCCAGTTTCTAAATTATTTTGAAAAGTAATATCGGCAGTATCAATTGTACTTAATGGTAAATCATCATTTTGATATTGAAGAAAACCTACTTCTGAAAGAGAATAACAAGTATTTAAAATATCATGATATGCTGTTCCATGTTTTACTGGCTTTTCTGTTATACGATCTGTTGGTGTTGCAATTGCGTCTCCATTCATTATTGTAATAGACCCTCTATTTTTACTATCTAAAGGAATAGGGTCTTTAGAAGACCTCCATGACATAATTGATTGTTGAGCTGCAAATGAATCTAAAAAGATATCTAAATTATCTTCCCTATATTCTAATGCGTCTGGATTATCAGTGCCAAATGTAGAATAGTTCTCATATCTTGTCAGTAATGGTATGTTTCCCTTTTCACTTGATGCAGGAACATTAATCTTAAACTGACCTTCTTTATCAATATCTATAAAAAAACGACTTCTATTTCTTGCATAATCAGCATTGGAGTTAATATCTAATAAAGCTAATATTCCCGTATTTGCATCATTTATATTTCCAGAAAGATCCTTACGTGCATTTAATTCAAAATGATATGCGATGCTTTTTCTTTCAAGCTCTCTAATATTTAAAAATGACTGAACCTTATCCGTACTTTGCTTAGTATTTATAGTATTTTGTTCTTTACCAATAGGTAATGGAACTCTATTTAAATCTAAGATATTGCCAAAAATATCAACAACAGTTCCCTTTACAGTTTCTATTAAATAGTTTGGAGAAGCAAGAGTTAAACTTAATGTATCTGAACGAGAGGTTCTACGATTAATAAAATTATGAGATGTTGGAGACGGATCTTTATCACTATATAAAGATGATTCATATAAGTCATCTGCTATATCTGAATAATATTGAAATTCATAAATCATCTCTCGATGTTCTACAAAAGGAGGATTTTTTGCAGAACCAGATGAAATATTAGGTGATGTAGACGGATCCATTCCAATCACAAATAATTGAGAATGATAAAGATCATCTTCTAATTTTAATGATTGTGAGACTATATCATTTATTTGCATATCACGTCTAACTAAACCATTAATTTGCCTTGTAGCTTGCGTAAAATGATATTCGTCTTGAAAATTAACACTATATAAGCTATTATCAGTATTTAAATGTATTCTGCTTTTATCTGATCCAATAACAATATTTTCTTTGTTATCTAACGTTATTTTGGTAACACCATAATTACTTGTGATTAATAATTTACCCCAATCTAAATCAGGAACATATCTATCAACATTTTCTGCTAAAAATGATACGAAATACCATTTATTACCACTTCCCTGAGCAATAATTACTGGTGTTTCTGGATCTGGAAATGTACCCATAAACAAACCATTATTATAGAACATACTATGAGGGCATTGTACAGGTACAGTAGGATTATTACTCATAGCTGGAGAAATATGTAATTCAACCTCCATATCTCCAGTTTTTTCATTATATCCTTTAATAGTTCCTCTTTTTAATAAGCCCACTGACTCATCAAATAAGTTTGTACTATTATCATCTCTATACATTGTTGGCATATTAGGATCCAGTCTGCGGTACGTCTTCGTATACTAACCAGCAATCTACTATGGTGGTAAAAAGAGCAACTCTTAATTGATCCTTTTTTTGCTTATTAGTGCTTTGATTTGCCGATGGAGGTAGATGTGAAAGATATTCTTGATGATCAGGAGAGCTTTGTGTTGCCACAATATCTCGTGCAGCATTTATTGCTGCTTGAGATGGTGAGTGCGGATCATCTTCATTACTCATATCTATGATTTTATATGTCAAAGCGTTTGGGTTTTTTATCCAAGGAACTGTGGCATTTACATTTTCATTATTTCCATAGGATATTTTAGGTCCCCAATCATTCTCTCCTCTTAAAGTTTTCATGATTGTATCTATAAACATAGCTAAATTAGCATCAAAAAAGTGATCTTTGTCACAATACATACGAAGTTCAACTCTAGTTATTTTCTTCTCTGTACTAGAATCATTTTTATTTACAAATTGTTGAACAGAATACAATATATTGTTAATTGTTCGTAAATTTTGCTCATCATATTTAGTAGATGTAGCTTCGGATGTAGAACCCTCATTATTTATAGCTAATCTACTATTTTGATCAAGCATAACAATTCCCAATGGAGTTTCATTTAATGAGCTGGTTTGCCTATTGATTATAATATTTGCCAAGTCTCTATTATTATAAAGCATTTTACCCATCATATCAAGAGTAGTTGGAATATATTCGCCTGGAGCGTGTCCATATGTAAGCTCTAAAGATGTAGTAAATGAACTTCCAAAAGTAAAATTATGTCTAACAGATTGAACATAATATAATAAGCCTCTATCTTCAATAAATACAACTTCTCCAGGTTGCATATATTCATTTCCAGATATAGTGACGTTCCCTCGTAAAATTTCTTTACGAGCACGACTCAAAATCATACTTGCAAAAGGAGCGCATTGACGATTAGGATCTTGTAAAAATGGCACGTTAATAGGAGATTGATTTCTAAAACCATAATTACGCCATGTATCATAATCAACTGCTTGAGCAGTTGTCATAGCATTACCTCCACTAGGAAAACTATTTAATCCTTGTGGTAAACCATTAGGAGCATATGGGTTTAATGTTCCTTGAACCTCTACAATTGTATAGGGTGGTGGAGTTTCCGTAAAAGATAAACTCTGTATCTGACTTCTTTTAATAACATATCTTTTACCCGAACCAGGTCCTAAATCATCATAAGATTCATCTTCAATCATATGTTCAAAAATCTCTGGTATATTTGAGTTATTAAAATTACCAGCAGTAAATAACCTATTACTGGTACTATTATTACCATCATCTAAAGAGCGGGATTCACCATAATTTTTGATTAATGAATAAAATAATTTAACTGCCTTTTGTCTTTCTGCAATTCTTTCAGATAAATCATTAAATATCTTAAAGGTATCTATTGTATAAGCTTCAGATTGTACCACACCAGATATTACAACAGGTCTAGTATCAATATAATCTGTTAATTTAATTTTCATTCCAGATTTATCAGATATTCTTTCGGCTAAATCTTGTGCAACAGTGTTCTCTAATACTTTATCAGTTTCATTGATACTGTATCCTGCTGCTGCTAATTTTTTACCAGACAATACTTCTAATAAAGCTTTTGTTCTACCAGCAGTATTAAAAACATTTCTCTGTAAAGCTGCTTGAGAAGTAATGTTATTATATACTTCTAATGTACCATCTGCTCCAATTAAATCAGGATTAGCGTTTTTTACAATTTCATCTATATCTACAATAACTCCATCATCATTAGATATGAATGTAAAAAATCCATTATTACCTTTTTTAGAATCTACAGAATAATTACCAATAAACATATAAATATCAAAATCTGTATTATAACCCAATACAGCACAATTAAGTCTAATATAGTCTTCGATAATCTCAATTTGTAATTTAAGAGTTTCTAATTGATTTTTAAATAAATCATTTAGGAAGTCTGGGAACACCTGTATGCCCATAGTGTCCTTCATGTACATCATTCTATAAAATACCGAGCTGGGCACCCTATTATATTGCGGAGACCTTATTCTAACATGTCCTTGTGTATCACAAAATACTTCTAAATTTAATAAAGATGCAGTAGACCTAATATTTTCTTTAACACTAACATATGAGTTGCTAAACAATTTAATGTTATTTAACTCTTTATTATAAGCCATTATATCATAATCTTTATCATACTGATCATCAACTATAAATAGATTCTTATCATCATTAGCTCTAACATTATATGACATTCTTCTAGTTAAGTGATTTAGTTGTCTACGCAACTTTTTTCTATACATATTTTTTGTAGCAACCTGTTTAGAATCATCAGAAAAATCAGGGTTATCTGGCATATCAAATTCAACATAGTTTCCCTGAATTGAATATTCCTTTTCAGTCTTTTTAATTTGTTCTTTAACAAGCGTATTAATTTCTTTTTCTATTTTTTGTGCTTCTGATTTCAATGACTTATATGTACTGGAATCTACTTTAATCATAATTTCAGCAGTTCCTTCTTTAAGAATATCAGCAACACCATATATCTTCAATCTATCATAGATTTCTTGTAACTTCTTTAGTTTGTCATTTATTTGATTATTTTGATTTTCAATATCAAATTGACCTTGTAGTTTTTTAGCATATTCTGATTCATTAACAGATAAACTTTTAAATGGAATAAAGTTACCCCATAGTAAGTTATTCTTAGATAATGAGGTTCTTATAGATTCATAAAATGTAGATGCTGCATTTTTATTGGCATTAGGATCCCCAGTATAATTAGGTGCTCCAATAGCTTTCCAATAAGTAGCGAAATTATATGGTACGCCAGTAATTAATAATGAAATAACATTCATTATATCTTGTCCAGCAAATGGATCCTTAGAGATATTAGGCGCCCCAACCTTATTAGGACCGTTTAATTCAGAAGAACTACCATATTGTACTTGAACACCAATACCTTCTTTCCATCTATAAACAAGACCATCTGTAGCATAAAATGTTCTGGTTAATAATCCAGAAAGAGGATCTACACTTTTATCCTGTATAACAGATTTTTCAGTTATCGGCAATCCTACACTTGGTCCACTTTTATGCTTTGCTATAGGAGATCCTTTATCTGTAGGATCTCCAGATAGAAGCCACTTATTTTCTTCTAATAACTCTGGATTTTCACTTTTAGCATTTGATGTAATTGTATCAAAATTAGTTTTAAATGGTGTAAGTGGATCAAAAATCGCTCCATTAAATACATCAACACCAGGATTAAAATTAACTTTTCCTAAATCAAAATATTTAGAATTATCGCTGCAATTAACATCTATAGTATATTGACCTTCTTGCCAATTATCAGTAGCATTATCTATAATACCAGCAAATATGTGAACGCCTTCTTTTTCATTTATAAATTGAGAACGAACCATATTCCATAACCAAGTTGGAAATTCTCTTCCTACATATATTGATTTTTCTATTTGGCTGTCTATACTACCACCCTGATCACTAAACATAGATCCAACATCTGCAAATGCGTTTTGTAAATCTGTAAATGATTGAGCTACTTTTTGCAAAACACCGCCACCATTAAACATATTTGTTAAACCACCCAATAAATGATTATCAAATTTACTTTTAGATGACACATAAACATGCGCAATATCCATGGGTTGAATTAATAGCTTTCCTAAAAAGTTAAAACGTAATTTTCTTCTTGTATAATTAGTTTTCTCATTCGTAGTTTGAAAAGCGTTATCAGAATTTGCTATTAATGTTAATCTATCGAATATAGTTTTAATTAATCTACCAAATATAGTCAATTCAGATTCAGGAACAGCCATTCTAATTCCATTTTCTGATTTTTCTTTTTGTTCATTTAATCCATCTACGCCAGCTATAGTAAATACTGACCCAGAACCATTATATATGTATTCCTGCGGCACTTCTACACCAGAATTACCTTTAAGCCCAAAACTCAACAAGGATCCAATAGAATCATATGTAAATGGAATTTCAATCCCTTGTCTATCTATAATTGCTCTAACACGCTTACTTAACAATGTGTCTGGATTAATTTTAAATGTTATTGGACTAGCACCTCTAATAGATCTTAAATTATTAAGCCTTGTTTGTAATTCACCAATTAAAATTGATGTACTTTCTTTTCCTAATTGATAAGTTTTGCTATTATAAAATACATTTGTCGCATCAGCAATTGCTTTTTCAATATCATATTCGGTAATAAGCATAGCTTCATAAGGATCCATTATAGTAAATCTACATGAACCTGGACTAGACATATCTGTTGATACACTACTGCTAATATTAGTAAAATTTGTAATTTCTAATACTCCAGTTCCTTCAGCATATTGTGATTTTAATAAGTTAGTGCTATCAACAATCCAGTTAGTATATGGACTGGTAATATTGTATCCATATATTCTTTTTAATCTATCTGATACTTTAATCAGACTATCTGTTTCGCCAGTTGAATTAAATTCATTACCTTCATAATCATCTTTTAATGATTCTGCAACGCTAAGAATTAATGGAATCATATAGTTATCAACTTGACCAACTATAGAAGTAATCTTTTGTATTTTTGCTAGAGTTTCCAGTTTAGCAATTTGATTACATTTATTTTGAAATAATACCTTTATCGTACGATAATATAATTTTTCATCAGCATCCATAAAATCAGGTCTGAAATTTTCTGCTATTGATGAAAACATTCTTTTTTTAATTAGAACGGTTGCATCTGGTTGCTGTGTTAAAATCTCAAACTGTTTTGGAGTAGTATTATAAGGGTCCTTACGTAGATAGCCCTCTTCTACATATCTGCGCTCAGCAGATTGATCATATTTAAAATCACCCAAATCTAATGTACGGTTAGTATTTTCTCCCAATGAAAATTGGGAGTTCAACTGATCTGTTAATGCGCCTAAAAATCCCATTTTATCCTACAGTAGATATTTTGTTTCCATCATTTGAAAATGGACTATTATACTGGCTAGGTCCATCTTTAGCACTTCTTGTCCATGGAAAGTAATTCTGTCTATAACCACGTCTTTGAACTGCATTAAATACTAATGTATAATCCAGTAAGAAATTTTCAGCTCGTTCATTTATTGACATACTTTCAAAATAACCTTTATACACCCATCCATTATAATACATCTCAACAGAACATGCCAATTCTCCGAGTGAAACGATGTTTTTAGAAGACATTGCATTTGCATTTGGAGAATCTGCGCCTAATATTCCACCCAGTAAACCACCGCCTAATGCACTACCAGTTGCTGCACCAGAACTACCAAATAAACCACCAACAACCCCACCAACAACCCCACCAACATAATCAACACCAGCCGCTGCTGCATCAGCAGCAGCATTACTTGCTGCTAATGATAATCCAACAGAATCAAAAGCATATTGTTCGCCACGATAAATTTCATATAACATATTCATACCTTCAATTCCAGAACTTCCTGTTGTTCCTTGAAGATTAATTGTAGTTATATCTTCTCCCCAATATTGAATCGTGAATCCACCCTTTGTTCTTGATTTATTAATTAATTTCTTATGTTGATAAGTAATCAATTGAGGATTAATATACATTCTTACTAAACCAAATTCAGGAACAAACCAAGTAATTATATTTCTTTTTATTTGTGTTGGTTTTCCGCTTGGAACTTTTGTATAAGGAAGACCATTTCCATCAGAAGAAAATGATGATGGGATCATAAATCCATCGCTCTTAAATTGACTTCGTTGTTCCTCTGTAAGAGGATTATTTTCATTTAAGAAGTCTTGAACTGAGTTGGCGGCATCTCCAAAAAATCCCATAACATTTCCTTATTGCTTAGGTACTGGTAGTCTTGCAGTATCTTGATGTGATGATCTAATCTTTGTTCCACAATTTACACAAGCTGTTTCAATATGAAGATTAATATCAATAGGTTCAACTGCTTCTGTTGTAGTTGTTTCCATTGCTTTCCTTTCACTTGCTTCTGCCGCAGCTACTTCGGCAGATCTAACATTAGATGTATTTTGAACGGCTGTCTTAACTGTAGATGCAGAGGTTGTACCTTCGGCAAATTCTCTAGTATTTTCACCAGCCTTTTTAATTCTATCCATTTCTTGCTGATATCCTTTTACACCAGTAAGAACAGTTTCAAATCTATTTGCTCTATCATGTAAAGCTTGTTTTTCTTGTTCTGTTTCTGCTCTAGCTTCTTCTTCTCTTATCCTTGCTAAATTATCTTGAAGTTCTTGCATTTTTTCTGCAGATTTACCCTTATCTCCAGAATCTATTAATGACTTGATTCTGCCTACTGGAGCAGTTAATGCCGCAGGTAATCCTTCAAAAAATTCTGACCAACTCTTCATAGCTTCACTAGTTACCTTACCTAATGAACCTATTCCACTTTGATTAGCTAAATCTTTTCCAGTAACTCCAATTTCAAGACCTCTTTGTCCACTAAGATTTCTACCTCTCTCCATAGAACGTTTTGTGTTAGCTCTCATTTCCTCTTCAGCAGGAATAGACGTCCCTACAAAATCTCGCGTTCCAACTCTTGCCGCCATCGTCTGTTGTAAAAGTCCCAAAGAACCTTGGTTAGCTGCGCCGCGCGTAGATTCTGCTATACCACGTAATACACCTAAATGTGTTGCAGATAATTCTTGAAATTTTAAACCTTTATCCATTGTTTCTTGAACAATAGTATCAGATAATTCTTTTTCAGATATTTTTCCTTCGCTTCTTGCAGAAAATGCTTCTAAAATTCTAGCAGCATCTTGCTCTGATTTAGCAAATGCTCCAAGTGGTCCTTGTTGCAACATCTGTCTTTGCATAATTGCACGAGATGCAGCAGATTCACTTTTAGCCGCCTCTTCTCCAGTAACAATCTTACCAAATTGTTGTTGCATTGTACTTTGTACTTTTCTCATAACCTCATCAATATTACCTGACTTAATCATATTTTCAATTTGGAATGCCCCTCTTAAGCCGCCTGCACCACCACTTCGTTGAGATAAAAATGCCCTTTGTGCAACATCAAGATTAGCTATCTTATTTGTCATGTCTTGTACAATACCAATAGCGGAGGCGCCACTAATACCTGTAGATTTTAATGCTTTTGTATAATCATTCATCATTCTGGCAGCACCTTGAATAATATCTCCATTCTTCATTCCTTCGCCACCAAACTTTTTTAAATCTTCTGTTGCTGCTTTTAATGATTGACGAACTACTGATAATTCAACACCAAACTTATTGGAGATCTCACCCATTCTTGCAGTAAACTTTAAAGCATTCTCTCCCTCTAGACCCATATTTGTATAAGCTAACTTTAAATCATCAATTACTTCAGAATAATCTCTACCACTACCAATAGCATAACTCATTGTAGCGCTTAACATACTAACCTTTGCACCACCCTTTTCTGCCATATCTACAGTGCTTTCTAGTGCGCCAGGAACCTGTCCTAATTTCATATAATACTGTTCAGCAACATCTGCTGATACTTGCATACTTTCAGCCGTACTTCTAATCATAGCATCATGAATTCCAGACAGTTCATTCATTCTTTCAAATTCAGTTCCAGCAGCATCAGTAACTTTAGTTAAAGAACCAGTAACTGCTGACATTTGAAATAAACCTGCTTGTAATCTAAGGGCATTATCGGCACTTTTAGCCATTTCTAAAGCAAATGTTTTAACAGCGCCAGCACCTTCTTTTATTTTCTCTTTAGGAACATTTACACCTGCTCTAGATAGAGTTTCTACTAATGTACCAACTGGAGCATTTTGAGCAGTTAATAATGCGATAGTATCAGTAATTTGTCCAGTAAACGTATTTAATGTTGGTGTTGCTGTCTCAAATACTTTAAAAGATTCTCTTGCGCCCAAAACACTTACACTTAAAGCTGAAAACGCTGCAGATTGTCTAATTCCTAAATCTCCAGTTTCTGAAAGTGCAGCTTTCATCATATGTAATTTGTTTTCCAATTGACCCATTACAGATGTTACTTCCATACCTGCAGTTCCAAAATTAACTAATGCTTCAGTTGCATTAGAAGCTTGGATATGAACATTCCCTAAAACAGACGCACTATTTTGGATAGCATCAGTATCTAATTTGGTTGGATCTATTGTATCTGCCATAATTATCCTTTAATAGCGCGGTGTCTTCTTCTTCGTTTTATTGATTGATCTTGAGAAAGCTTATTATTCATTTCTCTTACCATTCTACTAGATTCTTCAAATTCTTCATCTGTAGATTCATGGACATTACCTTCTCCCATTAATTGCTTAACAGCATCTGGGTGAGAAAAGGATGCTAATAGATATGCGTGATTTTTAGCTAGTTCAGCATCATCATTTTGATCTGCTCGCCAATTTTCGTACATCCAAATTTTTTGAACCGGATCCATATCTGTAATAAACGGATCATCTGGTAGTTTTTTATATTCTTTACACAAATACCAAATAAAACGATGTTCCGGCTCATATATTATTTTTTTAGGTCATCTACAATGACCGCCGCCTCCTCACTATTTTTGATTGTAAACTTCTCACGAGCCTCTTTAGCTAATTTAAGATATTCATCATACAATCTATTTAGTAAGGCGTCATCTAACTCTTCAATAAAGATTAACTTTGCTTCTAACGAATCAGAGCCTATGAACTGAGCGAAGTCGACGCCAGCAACAGTGGTAATAGATCTGGCTAAGAATTGTTTTCTAATTTCAAATGGAGATTGAACGGTATTATCATATTCTGCTGCAGCTATAATAGCCTCTCTCATCTCTTTTGCTTTTAACGATTGAAAAATAAACTCATTTCCACCAACATCTACAGTATGTGTAGTTCGAGTCATTCCTAAAAGAATTTCAAGTCTACGCCTAGCGCCTTCATTCAGTCTTTCTTTTCCTGTTCTACGAGCTTCTTTTGCTGACCTAATTTCTCTTTCTATCTCACCAGGATCACGTTGTTGCTCCTGCTGCATTCTCATCTGCATTTTATGTATAGATGCTTCATCTACAGCATAACGCTGTTGTTGTGATTGATAAGGCTCACTCTCATCTGGAACATCAAACTCTTTCATTGGTGTTCCTGAAAACTTCTTACTACCTATTGGACTATCAAAACTTGGCATATTTAACTCCATATATTAAAACTATTACCTATGTAATTATATATCAACAAACATTATATATAGTAAATAGAAAAGCGTCTGAGGTTTTATCTCAGACGCCTTTCATTATTAGGGAGTTACTTAAAAATTAGAATAATTGACCAGAATCACCTATATCAATTAATCCAGCTGCATCTAGAGAACCTCTACGACCAGCCGCTCCTGTATCAACTAATTGCTCAATATTCTTGACAATACCGTTATCACCAGAGCTAATTTCTAAGATACCATTTGGATTTCCATTTCCACCCATGTGTACTACGCCAAGCTCTCCACCAACCGCTACTGGGCTTGAAGAAGAACCATTTAATACGCTGAAAATTGCTTCAGCTTCCCATGTCATAGAATCAGAAATAACCCAATCACTGACTTGGTATGTATAATCAATACCAGAAATCCATACATTCTTAATAACTGTAGAAATTTGATTTCCTGTATTTTTCTTTTGCTTATCGAATATCATGATATCAAAAGGATATACTTGAGAAGCAACATGGATAAATCCTCTACTAAAAGCCTCTGCAATACGAAGTCTATCAAAACGGATTCTCTGACAAGTTCCAGTTATATTAGTAGATTGATTTGGTACAGAGTCAATATGACCATCATTGCCAACTTCATCAATCATTTTAATGGATCTCTTTTCAGAGATTGCCAAAGATTGAACTGCTCCAACAGCCTGATTGTGAACCATTATAATGATATTGGTCGAAATTGCGGTGCTTGTTTTATTTATATTGGCATACGATGGTGTGCCGAATAATGTAGAACCTGTGTTAGGTGCATTAGCCATTTATATCTCCCTAATTATAGCTGTCCAAGACTAACTTTGATGTAAATGAAGTTAACTGGATATGTTGGCTGTACTCTTACGGTTATATTCCATTGTGTTGGATTTGTTTCATCTTTCTTAACTGAGAAGTCTTTATATGCTGTGATTAATCCTTGTGATACCAAAGCATTCAATAAGATGACTCCGCGAGTATTTAATACTGCTTGTGTTTCTTGGCTTTCTGGCAACCCAATGAATGGCGCAAATCCGGCTCGCAAAACCTTAGCAACTCTATCTCTAATAAATACTATTGAGATTTCTTGTTCTTCAGAATATCCACTCTGTGATGTTGTAAGACCCCAAACAACTCTTCCTCCACCAGAAACTGGTTGCAATGTAGTTACACCTGCTTGTGCTAAAGACTCTAGAACTGATTGTGAGAATTGCTTATTTCTAAGAATTGTAAATCCACCTAATGTCTTATTTGTTAATGGATTTTCAAGTCTTACATCAGCTGACTCATAACCTGCGGCTGCGGCTGCAATGTAGAACCCATCAATTAATACATTTTCAGTTCCTGCTTGAACAACAATTTGATCTGGGTAGAAGTATACACATCTAAATGTATTTCCAAATGCATCTGCTACAGAGTAATTAGCTAAGTCTTCAATATTTCCAGCTAATACTTCTGTAATATTATCTCCTTGAATTCCTTCAAGAACTCCGATATCTTCTACTGCAGCATCTTCAACACCAGTTAGATTATCCGGAGTTAATCCTGAGATAGCTCCACAAAACATGACTCTTTCCTTCTTATTTCTGATATTACTCATAGCCTTGCAGTGAGCTAATGTATTCTGAAAAATTACGGAAATTGTTTGTTTTGGAAGAGGAACTACGATATCACATTCTACTGCCTCTAATGATTCTAGAGCATTAATCCATCCAGCATCATAGAATGAAGCGTCTTTATCGTTAATTACCGTTACTCTTAATCTATATCCGTTAGGAACAACGTTATGATTCAATACTATGTATGAACTTTGATCTGCTAAATCAAGAACTTCATAACGCATATCGTCTTCATTAACAACAGCCTTCTTAATTGTTACTTGATTTGCTCCCACTGCTATAATATCATACAATCCATTTTGATTCTCAGCAGAACCATTAATCTGTAACTTATATAGAGCTGTAACACTTGGTACTGTACTAAAATCTACAGTTACACTATCTACTGTAGCTGTTGCAGTTCCAGTAATAATTACTAATTCACCATCTGTTCCAGAATAACCATCTAATGCTAATCCACTTGAATTACTAATTAATTCGAAAGTGACAGGATCTTCGTTAGTAAAATCTGAGAAATAAGGAGATGCTAATGTATGGAAACCTTGAGGGTCATCACTAGTCTTTACAGATAGTTTGCCATCAGATACTCCAGTTATCTCATAGTAACCAATATTTGCAGAATTTGTTGCATCAATAAGGCTTAAAGTCATTCCTACATAACTAGAATCAAATTCAACTGAAGAACTGAATGTGCCTCTGTTATTAACTGCAGTATCGCGACCGATATATCCATCAAGTCCAGTAGCTAATGATTCATATCCAAGCTTAACTGTATAATAGTATGAATATCCACTAGGAGCGGGGACATCATCAAAGATAAATTGATTAGTAGTTGGTTCACCAACAGTATCTAACAAATAATAATCTAATTTATTTGGAAGAATCTGAGTTTCAACATTTGTTGTATTATTAGTTACAAAGAAGTGAATGTTAGAATTAAAATCTAAGGTTACACCAGCTGGTAATGGGAAGATAAAATTATCTGGATTTGTTGAGGTTGCCGTAACAGAGTCCTCTAATATATAAGAGGTTCTTCTTGGCATAGATGGAGCAGTTTGAACTGTCATAATAGCTGGGGCAGCATTAGCAAAAGCTAATTGACAACCTAAGCTTAAATTATTATCAACACTTGGGAATCCATGACGAGTAGCCACATCACCAAGACCCTGTAATAAAACTGGGTCATTAAGATTTTCTGTTGGGATATAAGTTGCAGTTAAAGAATCGCTACGAACTAAAACTCCACTTTCTACCATGACAGTAAAAGCGTCGCCTTCTCTAAATGGAGTTACAGAAACTCCACCAACTTTACGTTCATAAATTCCAAAACTCAAGATACCATTCGAAACTACATTTCCATTTGCAGTCCAGATTATTGGATTACCATTTGCATCTAATTGAGCACCAGATACAGAACCAAATGCAATAAACTTAGCTGTATTTTGAATAGGAGCATTTAAGGCATCACGAACAACAGAAACGCATCTGATAGACCAGGTTTCAGAGGGAGCATTTGCATCTACTAATGTTAAAGCTGTAAAATAACCATCACCGACATTTGTTGTTAATGGAACATAAAAAGCGCCGCCTTGATCAACTAAATGAGCAGTTTGTAATTCAATTTGACCAGAAGCAATATCAATTCTATAATCATATTTATTACTAAATGATCCTGAACTAATTAGTTCTTCTGTTCCGACCAACGGAATGCCATTTTTAAATAATTGGGTTCTATTTGAAATGACAGGATATGTTCCAAGCTGGAAGTGTCTGCCATCTGCACCAGAAACTGATGTGTAGGTTGGATTAAATCCATCTACACCACCACCCAATGCTTGGGAAACTAGAGTTTCATCAGCAGCACCTTCTCCCATTATTGCTGCTATGCGAGAACCGCCAGGAATCGAAACTCCACGAGATTGGGTTACTACATCAGTAAAAACACCTGGTAGAACATTTGTTGCGCCTGGAATGTTAGCGTTAGCCATATTGAATCCTTATCACTCAGTTATGTAGCTTGTATCATTAAAATGTATTAATATTCCTATTCCTGATGATATATTAATACATTTTATTGTCTTCCCGTCTTTTCATCGGCTACTTAGAACCTGTTAATTTACGAGTTTAGTAGCATATCTAACATATTTACTTCTGTATTGATTGTAATATTTGGTGAAACTGGTGCGATTGGGTTAGACAAATCTTCAAAAGTAGCAGTAAAAAAGATTGCGTCAATAATATTACCGACAGGTATTTCTCTTCTCCACTCCGTCCTTATATCTAATGTGATACTTTGCCTAAACAACTTATCATTTCTATCATCTGTTTCAGATGGAGCACCAATAATTGGTGGTTTTACTATAATACCTACATCATATAATGAATCAACAGATATTTCAGCAAAACACATTCCTATTAATTGTGCTAAATCATCTCTTGCTCTTAAACTTCTTGACATAATATCTATTATAATTTGACCTTCCCAGGCTCCCGCAGTTACAAAATATGCAGGAGAATGTACTATTGTTTTATTTCCATATCCATCTTCAAATACAACATCTTCATATTGAATTGCTCCTTTTTCTCTATTTATTGAAATTGGAACATATTTAATACCGCCATTTTTTACTAAAATAGCAGGGTAATAAATGCCATCATGTCTATAATTTTCTCCAATAAACAATCTTGTACTTAAAAGATCGCCTAATAATGCAGAAGATCCATAAGAACCAGCAGGTATATCCGCGCCTGGTGGCAAATTTGTATGATCTGTTGTGTTTGGAAATCCCCATTGATCTCTGGAGAAATGATAATAACTATCTTTAGAGAAAAAATCCCTTAATGTAGCCAAAATTGTTTCTTTCGGATACACAATCATAGATGCTTGAATGATACTATAAATATCATATAAGTCTGATCTAAAAAAATTGTTACTTGCCATAATGTGCCAATCTGACACCATCTAATATATTTTGTTTGGCAGAGAGTGGTCTCAAATTATTCAATGCCCAACATATCTTAAAATTATCATCTTTCATAGAAGTATATGGTAATTTACTCTGCGGAATTATATGATCAATATTCCATTTCCAAGTAGAATCGTTATTATCATCCCAACTTTTATTATCATATTTACCCATATTATCCCAATTCATCCACGACTCAAACTGACTCTCTAAATGAGATTTAAGATCATTTATAGAATATGGTAGATAATTCATAATAGATGTGTCCTTTTTAGATTTTTGTTTTCTTAATGCAGAATATATTTGTGTTGATATATATTTTCTCATCCTATATACTGGATCAGATTTCCTTCTATTAATTTGATATTTTCTTCTAGCTAATCTTATTGAATCTTTAGCATAAACCAATCGTTTTTTTTGCAAATCGTTGGCTTCTAATCTATCACAATCAAGGCACACTCTTCTAAGATATTTACCTTGAGTTAATCTAAAATTATCTTTATTTAACGGTTTATTTTTGCTACACTTTTTACAAACTCTATGTCCCGTTAAGGTTTCTGTCTGTTTTTTAGAAAACAATTTACCAGATTGTTTTTGATCATAACAAATACATGCAATACAATATGTACTAAATACTGGAAAATATAGATTTTCTTTACTTCTAATCATTTTCAAGTAAAAATTATCAGTATCTTGATGTTTTATCTTCATACATTTAGTGCATAATTTATCTCCAATATCTTCTAAAGAAATTTTACCTTCTTTTAATAACTTTTCATATTCTATAGATTTCCGCTTCAATATTTTATAGTTTCTCATATCCATAATACTAAAATATAGACAGATTTGAAGAAGTTATTAGATCCCATTTATATTACCAACGATATTTAATTTCTATTTCATCAATTTCAAAAATCATATTTTGAGTAGAACTCTGGAACCAAGCACCTATCGTTAATACTAAGTATCCATTAACACTATTAACATAATCTGTTAATGTTCCGGCTGTATCATCTAATGTCATAACATATGTTTCACCAGTATATGGTAGCAAATGACCAAACAATGCTCCTGCTGGATAATCATCTGATTTTGGTGTTCCTGTATTGATCTTATTTTGTACACTTAAAAATATAGACATAGTAGATGTATCATTAGCATATGCGTTTCCAGTTGCTGTAGCTTTAGCGTAAACCAATTTTACTTCCGGAGGGATAATGTCAGTTAATTCGAATATTAACTGATAAGCTTTTATGTAATTAGGTGCTGCTGCTGTGTAAAAATATACAACTTGCAAAGAAGAATATGTATAATCTACTGGTTTTGTTGCAACGCCAACTGTCATTTGATTAATGTATCCATCAACAGTTGATACACCATCTAAAAGTCTTAATTTTCTGGTAATAGTTTGATTGATGTTTCTCTCTACAAGCCATCTTGCCGACACGTCAGTAGGCGCATATATTAGGTTTGTACTTGTTCCATTCTTATATGGACTATCTAAATAATTTTCAGTAATTATACCTGCAGAATTACTTCCATTCCAAGAGTTTGACTCATAGTAAGCAAATCCTATGTAATAATAGATATCGCTATCTTCTCTATATAGCTTATTGTGTGTAATAATCATATTAGTACCACTATAAGCAATTAATCTTGTAGCAGTTGTACTAGAACTTACGCCCTTAACAGTATTGTTGGTAATAATTGCTGATGCCTTGCAGAAAATACCTCCACGACCATATTTGTAGATATTTAATGTTGGTATGTACCAATAACCAGCACCAATTATATTTCCAGAGATCACACAATTAGAATTGTTACCATTTAATGGATTTCCATAACCGTCTACAGCAGGAGTGTCTGTATAAGTATTTGCATTTACAAATATAGCAAATTGGCTTCCATAAGCTTCACCATCTGTAGTTCCACCACTAACTTCTCCATATGGAGTAAGATATGAGTAATAATATGCATTTAGATGGTTACCTATAATAGATAGCTTGCTATTATCTTCAAACGCAATACCAACATGTATCCAGCTTAACTTATTATCTTTTATCGTAACAAATCCAGATGGGTAGTTACTCATTTGAGTAGATACGCCAGAAACTCTCTCTGATGTTACAAAATACTTTCCAAGATGATCTTGTGTTGCTATGTAATAACAAGTATTGTTTTGTATTGTTAGATTTGTTGACTTGCTATTAAAATTGTTTGGATTATATGTTGGAGGTGTATTGGCAAACTTAGATCCAGACCCAATCCAATATCCAATGGTGCCAACAATATTGTTAGAGATAACACAATTGATAGCCATTAATCCTGGGTATACCATTCTATCATTAGCCGTAACAGATGTCATTACAATAGATTGGCTTCTATTAAAAATATTGTTTGAGATCAATACATTAGACGCTATTGGTTGTGGTTGATCTGCATCTTGTTCAGTCGATGAATTAATAATAGAGATTCCGTTTCTATTATCTTCAGATGAAGTATTTACATTAAGATTATTGAATCTACATCCGGTTACACGAACATTATCTAACACAGAATTATATGTTGTTAATTCGAAGTTAACAAATGGGAATCTATTAGAACTTGCCGTTACTGGATTATAATTAAACGTATTGTCTTCAATAAAAATATCTTGAAGTGTAGTAGTAATTGAAGATTGAATATATCCATATCCACTATTAACTAAATTAGATGATGTATAAATACTTGTATTTAATTGTGGATCATATGTTGATGTAACATTACAATTACGAACCGTAGTAGAATTTGATGCATTACTTAACTTTACTAATCTAATAAAATCTCCAGTAAACCAAGAATCTTTTATAACATTTTTTGTGCTATTTACAAAATTAAACACATCACCAGGATAATAAGTTCGTGTTGGATAGAACATTACATCAACAGAACTGTTTATAAATTGGAAGTCTTCACAATTAGTTAATCTAAATACAGACCCACCACTACTTGTCAGTGTTGGGTACATTATATTTAAAGAACAATCTTTAAATACTATATTATTTGCATTTGCTAAATCTATAGCAATATTATTAGTCATGGCTATGCCAGGATCAATTGTAATATTACAATTTTCAAATCTTAACAAATTAGATTCTGAAGAGAATGTTAGTAAGTTAGAGAAATATAAGTTGATATTCTTAAAAGTTACATTAGATCCAATGTTAACTGTTCCAGTAAATTCTAAGTTTGCATCATCTTTTCCATCTATAACTATTAATCCTCTATCATCTGTTCCAATTTTAAGATCTTCTGTAATTATAGTGCCATTTGGTTCTGCTAATGTAATAGCAGCGCCTTTAATAACTACAGACCCATTATATGAATTATTATAATTCAGCCAATTGAATATTGATGATATACTCTTAAAATTGCTCTGACCTTCTCCAGCATTGTATCTTAATGGTAAGTTGGCATCAACATCAGTCACATATTTTCTTACATCACGCATTACTAACGTAGATGTTGCTACGCTCATAGTTACAGACACACTGCTGTATACCACATACAATAACGTCAAATCTTTTCTATTATTTACGATATCAGAAAAATATGCAGCATCTAATTTATATGTCTGACCATTTAATGGATTATATGCTAAGAAAATTCTATCAGCATTTGGTGTACCATTAACATCATCATAATCTAATAATGGTATTGGCTGATACTCGCCCTTATCATTAACACATAGCGCCCAATTTATATCATATTTATTCCCACCATAAGATTCTTTAATCTTTGGTATAGCTACAGTTTCTCCATTTTTATAGATGACCTTGCCGCTTACAAGCGCTGCACCACCCTTAAAATAAATTTGGTTATCAGTTGGATTAGTTCCTACAAGAACTGTTTGTAAGCCAAATCCTCTTATTACTCCATTTTGATGAAGTAATTTATCTGATAGAGAGATGTAACTTAAAGCGGAAGTACTTAAATCTTTTTCACTAATATTTCCAAATTGTCTTTCATCACGTACATAATTAACTAAATTTGAAACAGTATTATGCTGACATGTAGCAATCATCATGATTTCATCATCTAATGCTAATGATGGGAACAATTGTATATCAATTAGTTCATCAGCTATAGGTAGAGACAATGTAGAATTAGCATCAAACATAATATCAATATAATCAACATGAGTTTCATCATAAAATCTAACTATTTCACCAATTCTACCAGAGACTAATGGACCATATTTTGTATAATTAGAACCGTCATATGATACAAGGTATCCATCAAAATTTCCATAAATATCAAACGATAACATTCTTAAAGAAATTTTTGTTACAGAACCAAATTGATATCCTCTTAATTTAGTAGAAATTCTAACTAAATCTAGTTTTGCTAGATTTGTTGTAGAATACAATGTTACACCATTAACGGTTGTTCCTCCATTAATATGGATTCTTCCTCTTTCATGAGTAAATGTATTGGCATTTTCATCGATAAATACTTCAAAATGTCTCTTAAAAGATGTGACTAAAGAAACATCAGTTGCGGTTTCTGCATTAAAAGATACCGAATCTGAATTGAAGTATAATGCAAATTCACCAGAACTGGATGTAGTTGCTGGAGAAGAACCATATGCATGTACGCCGTCATAAACAGTAATATCAGTATCTGATCCACTTCCACAACCAAATGCAATTGATTTTATTATAAATCTACCAAAATCTATTGTTGCACCAGTGCCAGCAGATTGTATTACTAATGTTTTGCCTGGCTTTAATCTAGTTGCCGATAAATCGATTCCAGCAATACGATATGTAACTTCTACTCTATCACCATATGGATTTCTTGCAGTAATATCTGCTAACCAATATCCATCACCATAGCCATCTAATAATTGACCTGTTTCAAAAGTTAATTTATCTTTTTCAGTACCATTAACATAATAATTTGCTTTTGTTACAGGTACAAAAATTTTTGTTGGAATTTGAGCTGATTCAGTTGTAGTATAAGGTGTCATATAAGGTGGGCTTGCTATAGCTGCTCCTGAACCTCCAAATCCAAGTGGGTCTGGAGCGACAAGTGGAGAAGATGCAAACAATCCTACAACATTATTTGGGAATGCCACACCAGTTGCAGTTTGATCATAACTTCCAGATACAACAATTCCATTTAAAATAGAAAATGATGCATTATTATAACAATCAGACATCATTATACCAATTTCACCCTGATATGAATAAGCTATAAATCTATAATTAAATCCTGGTTGTCTAAATTGGTTGTTAATAGCTTCAACTACAGATTCTAAAGTATAAGAACCTGGTGTAGCTCCTGCATTACCTGTAACATCGATAGCGGGAAGAATAATGTATCCATCTTGAGGGAAACCAGTAGGATATAAAGCTAAATATAATAGATAATGGGTACTGTCTAATAAATCAGGATTAAATCCGAGACCTAATGCCATAGCATTACGAGGGTTGCCAACAATTAAGCTTGGCATAATTGATGTACCCATATCATGATTGACTGCTGCAGATGCTAATACACCAAATTTATTATTATTGAATAGTGATTTATCAATTCTTGCACTTGCATATCCATCAGAAGAATAGAACATATTCTTTCCAAAAATTCTAACAATATATGTTGTTCCTGCTACAAATTTTTTCTCTTTTATAACATAAGGAACTTCAACTGCACCATGCTCACTGGTTGCAGTATAACTAATACGAATAATATCACCTGGTTTTACTAAAGAAAATTGTGTATCAAATTCAAACGTAGTTAATACACTAGTAGATGGTTTAAATTCTATAATATCATCACCAGTATCAATATCATCAACGGGAGCGCTGCCAGGAACTATTGCAAGAGGATCGTAAGTGCCCAACAAATATACTCTTACTGGAGTTGATGGAACGATAGCCGGACCTGCAATCTGAGAGCCTAACTTTGCAGATCTTGATATTCTAGAAATTCCATTAGAATATAAGTTTTGAATTCTTGTTCCATATAGGAAAATGCTAGATTCATCTATAAATTGTGCAAATAATTGTAAATCATTGGCTGTATCAGGAATTACAGCAAACCTACTGGTATTTAGAAAAATACCTTCAGCAGGATGTGAATAATTGGCAGAATAAGAGGAACCATTATTAGTAGTAATTGTATTGCTGGTAACATCTGTGCCGTCCGCAAATTGATGAACAAGTAATTCTGTATTCATATCATTAACTAAATCATATGAATCAGAATTATCTCTATAAGTACCATATCTATTTTTTAGATATTTAATAGGATCCGCATTAACATCTATATGAGTAAGATCGTGACGATATATGGCGCCACTCATATGTGGTTCTAATTTAATACCGCTAACTGAAATCCATCCTAAAGCAGTATTAATTCCAGTAACATTGTCTCTGATATAATTAAATAAATCTCCAGTTCTATAATCAAGTCGTAATTTAGATTCTGGGATGTTTGCATTGTTTTCAATTTGACTATTTGTAATTGGTAATGTTACTAATCCCAAACTTGTTATAGCTGATGGATTTATAGCACCACTAGGAAGAAGAGCTACACCAATTCTTTGAGCAAGTGAGCCTGCAGTTCCTGATGCGCCTAAACCTATTTCATTTTCTATATTAAAAACAGCATCACGTACTGCATTTATAGCTTCACCACCAATTTCCGTTAAGTTATCGTTTACAAATGGTAAAGTTGTATCATCATCAAAATCTGAAGGAAAATTACTCATATTCCACACCGTTTAGTATAATAATTCTGATTAATATATAACCAGAATTATTCTTTGGTTTCTGTATCATCTACTATGCCTGCTGATGCACCATCGGCAGAAGGTGGTTGGGATGGTGAACCAAGTGATTTCATTTTACTACTAATAATTGCTTTTACCCATCTCCAAGCAAAACCTGATAAAAGTCCAGCAACTAATCCAAATGCAAATCTACCACTTGCAGAAGTTATTTCTAATGGATATGGATATTGTACTGCAATAACCGCACCAAGAGAACCTAAAATTAATGGTAAAATAGGCAAAATCAATTCAGACCATAAATGATTTTCTTTTGCATCATAACCTTTAATATGAAAAGCATAATTTACTACCATTGTGACTACATATGTAAATGCAGACACGGCTAAGCAAAATAAAACGAACTGATAACTAAAAAGAGCTTGTAGTGCAGTATCCATAGATTTCTCCTTATGGAGTATACGAAAGAATTAATATATTGTAGTAATTATGGTCTTATAACTTCTATAATTAATGATGCTCCACCATACATATACATTGTTCCAAGATCATCACTATCAGCTTTCATAGCTACCACAGCCCTTATAGTATCAGGAACTATTATAGTATATATACTTGTTAATGTTATATACGATGGATCTATTGATGGTAAATCTATATAGATTTCACCACCAGGCATAATAGTATCACCTAATAAACCATTTATTAAAATACAGGCATATCCGGAATTGCTAGAAGAATTAGCTACATACCCACTAAATGTTATTTTAACAACATCTCCTATTTGAGCAACATGATTTCCAGTCCACATAGCATATTCATAATCTTCTAATGTTGTACTAAAAAATTCATTCCATCCACTAAATGCACTACTAATATTTGAAGAATATGAAATATCTTGAAAAACCAATTTATTACTATTATTTATTTGGAAATTGGTTCCACCTGATTCTTTTATCCAAAGGCTACCGCTATCAGAATATAAAATAGTACCACTTGTAGGACTACTAACTGGTACAGAGTCTGCATTAGCAATATAAATTACTTTACCGCCACTATCTATTGGCATCTCTGTATCAGTAACAGGTCCACATAATGATAGAACAAAACGTCCCTTATCATTTGGTTCCGTTATTTGTAACATTTTTAGAGCACCAGCGCCCGTTGCTAATGACAAAGTTCCTTGCTTATATATTGTTGGGGCATATGTATACCCTGCTGATAAAACAAGATCTCCTGCATTATTGGCTGTAGAGTTTTGTGCCTTAATAGTCATGCTATTACCAGCCGCAGCAATATTAGGCATAGAAATCACTGCTGGATTTAAACTAGTAAATGAAACGATTGGACATCTCATTTCAACATAACCAGTTGGTCCAGTTCCTGTTCCTGTAATTGTTATTACTTCTTGACTTAAAAAATCTCCATCTAAATCTCCACCAGGCTCAAATTCATTTATTGTTCCTGGCGCCCAACTTGTACCACCCCATATTAATATTTGTCCTGATGTTGGAGCTGTGGATAATACTGTTCTGCCCTGAATTCTAGAAGCAGAACACCTAACATTATCAATATCTACAGAATCTGATAAGTCTCCAGATAATTTAATAACACCTTTGACTGTAGATGTTGCATCAGGCACTGTAACTGCAAATGGTGCTAATTCTTCAATTGCATCCTGAACATTTGTATGTGTCACAGAATTTATTACCACAGAAGGCTCTAATGTAATAATTCCTGCTTTATGATGAGGTGGTTTTCCATCAATATGATCTTGAAAATCATATCTATCTGCTGCTAACCTTCCTACGCCTTTTCTAAATGTAGTTGTCATAATTTGCCTTTATGGTAAAATGATAGTATGTATATGTCCAACAGCAGATAATATCTGTCCATCTTTAACTACATGATTATGTCCCTGAACAACATCTGTTGTTTGATTTATTTGTGAAACAGATGTAATATTCTCATTAATAACGATCTTGTGTGTATGTGGAAGAATTCCTGTTGTAAATCCAATACTTGTATTAAGTTGAGAAGGAAACATGCTGGTATCACTAAAAACACGTATTTGATATGCAGGATCTGTTTTTCTGATTCTTTGTGCTTTTATTTTTTGACCGCCCTGTAATTCTAATACAGTATTATTTCTTGTTACAGATAAAACTTCATATCTATAATCTTCATTTCCATCCATATCATATAAAATCAAGATATCTCTATCTTTAATGGTAGGAACAGTTAGCGTCCAAAATTCTACAGGAAATTCAGATTCTAAACCAGCTTCCGTCATTTTTACATCTTCATCAGTTGGTCCTGGTCTAACCATTATTCTTCCATCTGATCTGCGAGGATTAAAATATTGCTCATATCCAAACACAAATTTAGTTCCATAACATAATGGACATCTGTCATCTGGATATTCGCTTGAAGGTTGATAACATGAACATGTAATTCCAGTTCTAACTCTTTTAATTAAAACAGCAGGTTTTGCAGTAACACTTAAACCAAGCTCTTGTCTCTGTGTATTATTGTCTTGTAATGAAAATCCTCTTAACATTTGAAAATTGCCATATTGATCTATACATCCATGTTCGCCACCAATATAACTACCAACACATGTTCCATTTAATAATTGTACAGGATCTGTCCTATGCCACCCAGCATAATCATAAGCAGGAAAATCAACATTATATTCATCACTAACAGATAAATCTGACGTTAATAGATCTTTAGTAACTTGATGATATCCATCTTCATTTGTTCTTTGAAATTGTGGATATTCAAAACGACATTGACATTGAAAAACTTGATCCCAAGCACGGTCTTCTCCAACTACCCAAAAATTAATAGTAGGATTCCAAGTTCTATAGCCATCATATCCATCTACATTATGAATTCTTGGATCTGTGTTATTGTATCCTCGCAAATATCCATCAAGATTATTTAATATAAAATCTACAGACATATATTGAATTAATTCAACACCCACTTTAATGATACCATCATTAGGAAAACCATAAGCATCTAATAATGGTATAGTTAAATCTGTAGCGGTAATATTACCCCTTAATAAACTAGATGGAATAAGTCTTAAATTATCATAGGCTACAGGAAGATTTGTTAAATCATATAGACTAGGGTCATATTCAACAGGTCTAACACAAAAGAAATATAATTGACCAGGAATTAAGTTAATAATATTTGCTTCTAATGAATCGTCAATAGAAACATATTTTACACCTTCAGTAAAAACGGTTTCTTTGATAGTAGAATAATAGATATTATATGCAATTCTATTTGGTGGAGTATTTCTATACGCCTGATGCCAGCGTAAATTGACAGTATATCCATCACCTAGTGAAGATACTAAGTCTAGACCTGATCTTACTGGATTAGGATAGAAAACCATTTATATTTTCTCCATTAATACATCTTCTAATTTATCGCGTTTCTTATCATCATCTACTTCGTGATGTTCAAGTAGTCTATCAACATATTCTTCAGCCTCATCATCACCAAATTGTTCTGCAATATATTCTACTTGATTCTGAAACCCTTCTTGTTCAAATGGATTTTCTAAATAGTCACCATCATCTGAACTTTGAGTTGGTTTATCTCCAGTAGTTTGCTGAAGCCAATGCGTCATCTCATGAACACCATAGGAAAAATCTTTAAAAAAATCACCATCGGTTAACAGTTTGTAATTATAGATGATTACACCATGATCGGTTTTAGCTGAAACATCTATTTTACCAAACGTCATCGGGATATGATCGATTTCATCAAGATCGACACCATATTCTTTGAACATGTCTTGAACCACAGGGTCTTTTTTTAAATATGCCCTCAACTTCTTAATCAGTCGATTAAGAGTCTTATAAGGGAACTTTTTCACCACAGATAATGGGATCTTTTCTTGATCTTTAGACATACTTCAATGATAAAATAATCATATTGTTATATATAATACATGGCTCTTATAAGAATAAAAATACCAACATCGTTGCATCGTTTTCTTAAAAAGATTGATGTGCTAGACAAAAAAGAAGATAGCTCAGATTATCATATAACCTTATTTATTATTGAAAATATATGCCCATTCATGATGTCTCTAAATCAGTTGAAGCAGTATGCAACGCAATCAAAAATACAAAACCAATCAAATTAAAAATAAATAAAGTCATAAATTTTATGAATAACAAGATAATTATACTAGGACATATATTTTGCATGAAATATGGGCAACAAATCATAAATGTTAATCCAGAATTTCAAAAACAAATTAACTATTTTTTAAACAAAGGTAATCTAGGATATCAAATCACTGTTGATGGAAAATGGGGACCAAAAACTACCAAAGCTTTACAAGATATAAATTCAAAATTATTACATAATGAACTTAATTTAAATAATTCAAGTGAAACTATAAAAGATTTAGACATTGCTTATAGTAATTATACTCGTGGAGATCAAGGATTAAATAAATGGAAAACTATATCACAAACAAGTAAAGCAATGCAATCTATAAAACAAATAGCTGATAAAATAACACAAAATGGTAGTCTAAAAGATACTGGCTTGATAATTATGCACTCTCATACAAATATGGGTGGACCATCAGAAGATAATTTAACTAAAATATATGCAAATAATCCACGAACAGATATTACCAACAATGTTATACAGCATTTTGGAAATTTATTTGAACAATTAGATAAAGAACTCAATGATAATGGAATCCATATATTACCTTGGTCTGTATTATATCAAAAACCTGGAAGATAATTTTTAGATTTTATTGCTTTTTGATATTTTCTGTCTAGATAAATAGTGGCATCTTTATAGAGATAATCTACAATATCATTCACATCAGACTTCGCGCAAAATTCAAAATCTGCAGTTTTTCCTGATTTTCTAATATAATAAGAACCGCTTCCTATACAACATTCATCTTTAATTATATCAAACATCTCTCGCACAAACACTGGTGTCCCACACATACCAATACGAATTTCTGTCGTATAGTCTTTTCCATTATTTCTGTGTTCTCTCCACCAACCATCTCCATCTAAACATCCTCTAATAAAATGTCGAATTCCAGGATGATCTTTTAATTGTTCTGGAAACCTATATGTATGAGTTTTATTTGGCACAATATTAAACTCCGCTAATCTGTTGAATATTTTTTCTGATGTAATAATGATTTCATTAGCTAAATATTCATTTTTTATAAACCCATTTTTACCAGCAGTTTTCTTTTCAATTTTATTACTAATAGGCGATTGACTATCCAAATCTTTTTTGAATAATTTAATATGATCTAAATCTTTATGTGCTAATTTTAATTTTATTTGATAAGAATATTGATGTTTTGCAACATTACCATCTGTTCTCCTGCTAACTATATATCAGCATATGCGTATGTTGCGACAAGCGCGTCAACTAATTTGAAATCTTCATAAGCACTTGATTTATCAGTATAATCTGCGGGCACGGAGGTGTCGTAATTTTGAGAACGCTGGATTTATTGCAGAATTCATACTGAATACACCTAATCCCTTTGGTGCCGGTCTCAAACTATTCTTGATATACTTTAGTTTTTCCCAATAATGTGCTAACAAGGAAGAATATTGAGTCATCATCAATTCACTAATTGTTGGTAAATTAAAATTGATACCATTATCAGTAACCTGAAATTCTCTACCACGTTCAATTAAAGCTTTTGAAGCTAATGCATAAAGCGTTGCTCCTTCTACTAAAATTTCTCCAAATTGTTCAACGAAATTATCATCATCAAATTGAAAAAATGTAAAATAAGGAACTTGATTAAAATCCCATAGAGCTGTTGCTATTATAGTTGTTAAAGTTTCTACTGAAAAATAAGCACAATCTACATAAATTACATTTCCATAAGAATCTGTAGCTTTTGCTTTACCATCACTATTTAATCTATGTCTTAAAGACTTCATTAATTTATTTATATTTTTGGTTGCAGCTTGAGAATAATCAAAGCCGGGATCATCTCCAAGATGAACATAACCATCTAAATTAATAGCTGGAATTTGTGTATGTAATACAATAAAGCCAAATTCTACTTCTACTCTAAAACCATTTACATATCCAGTCCATACATCACGCCATTCACCATAAGGTCCATTAATTGGGATAGTAAATATATAAGAATATTTTCCAACTCCAACTTGAGATACATTGGAAGAGGTTGGAGATAAGGCAACTAATCCGCTTGGCTGAATTAAAGAAATTTGTGGATATGAATCAGTATTTATAGGAGTTCCACTACCATCTTTGAATTGTACAGTTAGATTTACCTGATCGGTTACATCAATTAATTCGCCTCTCGCTTTGATTGCCATTGTATCTCCTATTAAAATGAGGTTGCTGAGTATAATCCAAACGGGGCACTAACTAAAATCTGATATGATTGAAATTTTAACAGATATGTATTTGGTTCTCGATATGCCAGATCTACAAAATAACTTCCTACAGATGTTGCTCCTGTAGGTAACGTAAATTTGTAATAATAAATTCCAGTATCAAACTGAGTCATAGGATATGGATAATATCCATCTAAAGTCATATCTGGATAAACAATACGCTGAACGACTGGCGATTCATAGCCATCAATAGTATAGCCATCAGCATAATAACCGTCAGCATAATAGCCATCGCTATTTTTGGTCTCTAAAAATAGCGTTACTGTCTGACCTGGAGAGTGGGATAATATCTGTACCATATAACCTCTTTTAATATACGCAAATATTAACTACAATTTTATGTATATGTTAACATATTAAATGAAGGTTTATCATGAATAAAAAAGAATACTGGGTTACTAACATTTGTAAAAAAAATGTGAGTTTGGCGGATTTAAATCTGACTATCAAGTCATTTACATCTGTTAACCTTCTAGATTCTAAGCATTATTATTATACGTTTGAGGAATTAGAAAAATCTAGAAAGAATGGTTCAATATTTAAAAAACGAGATAAAATAAAAGTACGAGAATTTCCTCCAGAAATGATAAAAATGGATATGCTATGTACTCATGATACGTTTATTCCGACAAGACAGCGATCTATTTATGAGGTATCTGAACAGAAATACGAAGAATTATCTTTTATTGATGGTCAAGATAATCAGTTTGCAGAAGATGAGCGATTTGCAGAAGAAAACGCTGAATTAGCAGATCTTGACACTAAACCATTAGTTATAAAAGGAACGAATTAATGTCACCACAAAGGCAACTCAGCAATTTTATTGATACTCTTCTGTTAGCATATGTATTAACTAATAATACTAAAATGCAAGAAGTTAAGAAGACAATTATAGAAGATTATAGACAACTTAATGATAAATGTGACTCTATAATACTTAAAATACAAGAAAGAAAATCGAAAGCCCCACCAAAATCATAAAAATAGGTAACAAATTATGTCTGAACCAAAGATCTCCAGCCATGATCTGAGCGAACAACTCAACAAAAGAGACTTAGAAATTATTCTAGAAGTCAATAAGAAAGCTATTGAGATCGAAACTAATGTTGCCGATCAAAATGAAGAGATAATTTCTGAACTTTCTGATTTAAAAGATAAACAAAAAGAAACTAATGAAAAAATCGATAAAATCATTAAACAAAATGATGATTTAAGTAAAGATATCTTTAAACTTCAGGTTTTATTTGTTACCGGCTTAATTAGTCTTGTAATCCAGGTGATACAAATCTTTTTGAAGAAATGAGTTTTTAAAGAATATCTGTGCATAATACTATATTTTCTTTAAGAGGTAATTATGCAAACACAAGAAGAAGAAAAAAGAGAGAAAGCCAGACTGGCGGCAAAAAAATATAGAGAAACTCATAAAGAAAAGATTAAACGGGATCAAAAAAAATATAGAGAAACTCATAAACAACAATCTAAAGAATATCACGATAATTATTATCAAGAAAATATAGAAAAATTTCAAGAATATTCTAAACAACAATATGAAAATAATAAAGATGAGATTATTGGTAGATCTAGAGAATATTATCTAAAAAATAAGCGGCTAATTAAAGAGCAAAGAGATTTACATAAAGGTGAAAAATCTTTATACAATAAAAAACACTATTTAAATAATCGTGATGAGTTACTTGAATATCATAGAAAACAAAATAAAACCCTACGTGGCAGATTTAGAACTACAAAGGGACATGCCAAGAAAAGAAATTTAGAATTTAATTTAACATTTGAACAGTATTCAGAAATTGCCATTAAACCATGCTATTATTGTAATGATCATTTTAGAATCGAAATAGGTACAGGTTCAGGAATAGATAGAGTTATTAATACAGAAGGTTATCATATTAATAATATTGTTTCTTGTTGTGCTCATTGTAACTACTTAAAGAGAAATATATACAATGTAGAACAAACTAAAGCAATGGTAGATACACTAATAAAATTAGAGGTATCTATGACATCTTTAGATACCTCTAACTAAATAAGTTTTTAGTGTTTTAATACTATAACTTCTGTGGCTTTAGGGTCTCCATTTTTATTGGTTCCTAAGCCAAAGGATACTTTTTGCCCTTTGTAAAGCGTTTTAAATCCTTCACATTCTACATCTGAAAAGTGAACAAACAAATCTTTTTGCTTAGTTCCATTTTGTTCCCATTCAATAAAACCAAAACCACGCTTAGGGTCGAACCAAATTACTTCACCTAGTATTTTATTATCAGTCATTGTGTTTCCTTAATCATCTTTCGCTACAAGCTCACCGTTTACAAACAATTCGCCACCGCCCCCAAGGAGTCTATAAACTTCATAAGCCCCAAGTTTACCAATATCTATTCTTTCTTTTTCATTAGTACAATTACGTAGTAATTTATCATATTTTTCAAGCAGTAATTTCATATCACCTTCGCACCCAACTAATCTTGCATGCTTTAGTAATCTATAACGTGTTTCTTTTTCAGGCAAAATCTTATCACTTAAATTTTTGGGATCTGTTGCATCAATTTTATAACTCATCACTTCTCTCCATCAAATAACTTAAAAGATTTTGGTTTAAAAGTAACAATTGGGCTATCAATACCTTCTATATTTCTTTTCCCATCTAATTCATATACTAAAGTTCTTTTATTGGGTGGTTTTGTAGATGGAAAAACACCAATTATCTTTAAACGACCACTATGCAAATACGCATGATGGTTAGCACATAAAATAGCCAAATTAAATTCATGATTTGTAGTATTTTCTTCTGTTCGTTCAATAATATGATGAAAATGTAAAAGATTAGGATCGTTTACTTCACACGACTCTATCTCACATTTATTTTTAATTAACTTACTCTTTCTCATATACTTACTTATATCAAGTTATCTAATGCCCCACGCCTCAATTCGCACAACCCCAGTTCCTCTAAACCAAATTTTAGAAATTACTCTATTTTCAAACACAAGACTCTCACTAGAATACGTTGCAGTCATATCTCCATGCAATGTGTCTCCATTAAATGAGTATTCTAATGGTCCATCACTCTCTAGCTGAAATGTTACCGAATAAGTTGAAAATGGAATTAAAACTTGACAATTAGTTGGAAAATAACCATCTGTTATTGCAACACTTAATTTGTTGAAATAATTAAAATCTTTTCCGTAATCTATTTTTCCATAAGGATTTGAAAAATCTGACATTGTTCCTACCTTGAGTATGTATAAGTATTACTATTTATTAGCTGATTTCACAATATAATTGGAGTTGCTGATTCTTCATATCCAACATTAAGTAACATTTCTACATTATTTGGATCAAAATCTAATGAACTATCTATATTAAACATTTTATGTGGTTGTAGCAATCTAATCTTAATGTTTTTATATGTCTCTCCTAATTTTGCTAAATCATTTTTCAACCCACAAACCTTCAAATCTGCCCTAATTATTTCATCACTCATAATATCAACCGCTCGTAAAGCATAATCTGGTAATGCATGTTGTTTTTCTGTATTCCAATTAGATGGTAAATCTGGATTGCTACACATTATAATATCTATTTCTGTAGCACCTAAACGAATAGCCTCTCCTAATGGAGTTACATTTCTTAAACCACCATCAGACCATAGTCTTCCATTAATTTCTACTGGTAACATAAATACCGGAAAACTTGAAGACGCCGCTACCCATTTATCAAAATCTGGATCATTTTCACTTGCCATATAATATTCACCAGTATCCCAAGCAACTGCTCCAACCCTTACCGATCTCCCTGATTCACTAATCGCCTTATTATCTAACTCTAAATTAATCCATTTTAATAAAGGACTAGAATCATAAACAGACGGCTTCCATAATGATGCCAACCTCCCCCAAAATATCCAATCTTTTCTTACATTATCATTATTAACCCTACTCCATAATTTTGATAAAACATTTATAGATTGTTCTGGATTGCCATATGGAATCTGAGATAAACAAGCTACATTTATCGCTCCAACACTGACTCCACATAATATTTCATAATCAATTTTATCTTCACCCATCCATCGTTTTAATGCACCAACTTGATATGCTCCCTTAACCGCACCGCCAGATAATACTAACGCTTTTTTCACAGAAGACTCCGTTTCGAATATTGTTCCAAAATCTTGATTATTCTAAATGATAACTTTAATCCCAATCTATAGTCATCAATACCATTAATAACATCCATAAATACCTCTAAAGCATTTGACAATGGTTTTGATGAGGACGGAATAGAATCATCATAAACATATCTTGGATACGAATCTATTGACAATTTTCTTTGTTTAAATAACCCCCCATTACCAACAATACTAATAGTTTTTAATTTATCAAACAGTAATTCAATACTATAAATCTCTCCATTTAGATATGGATACTTATTAATGTAAACTGATTTAGGATCTTTGTTTAACAAATCCAATATCATAGATAAATCATGAGGACCATAATCCCATAAACTAGAGTAATCTCTATAAGGACCAGTATTAAATCCTGCTGAAGAAATACTCTTAATAGAATTAATATCAATTACGTTTTTTATATATTGATATTGTTTAGAAAACAAATGAATATGATTTACCAATATTGGTGCTGAAAATTTCTCTAATTCCATAGCTTCAGATAAAGATAAGCTCAATGGCTTTTCAATCATAGTTGGAATATCTTTTTCTAATGAATAACTGGCAATCTCTATATGAGATTGCGGAGGCGTACAAACAATCACACCATCAGGATTTTCATCTATTAATTGCTTCCAGTTATGTCGGTTTGCAACAGTTAAATTAACATTAAAATCTTCTAATGTTTTAATATAGTTTTTACCCCAAACTCCAGAACCAATTAGCAATAATTTAGTGCTTGGCATCATCTAAATACCAATTAACACATTCTTCCAAACCTTTTTCAAAAGTATAGCTTGGTTTCCATCCTAATTCTAAAATCTTAGAGTTATCTATAGAATATCTAAAATCATGTCCGGGTCTATCCGCAACATGTTTTATTAAATCTCCACTATACCCTATAAGATAACAGATATTAGTAACCATCTCTACATTAGTACACTCATTGCCAGATCCAATATTGTAAATTTCATTTACTTTACCATTATTTATTAAAAACATAATAGCGTTACAATGATCATTAACATACAACCATTCTCGTATTTGTTCTCCGCTACCATGTATAGGTATGTTTTGGCGAGCCAAAACTGATGTTATTATTTTGGGAACAAGGTTCCTTGGTGGCTGGCGCGGTCCAAAATTATTACAGCACCTGGTAATAATATAATTTAAACCATGGGTTTGATTGGCTGCCTTAACAATTAATTCACCAGCTGCCTTAGATGCTGAATATGGATTCCTTGGATTAATTGGATCTTTTTCCGTCCACGATTTATCATGTTGAGATTCTAATTGTCCATATACCTCATCTGTGCTAACATACATTAGCTTTTCAACATGAAACTTCATACACATATCAACAACAATTTGGGTTCCAAGAACATTTGAATGTATAAATGGCAATGCTTTTTTAATGGAATTGTCAACAAACGATTCTGCAGCACCATGAATAACAATATCTGGTTTTTCTATCGCAAATACTCTATCCATAAAATGAACATCAGCAATATCACCAATATGTAGTTTATATTTCGGATCAACATTTTTTAAATTATGTTCTTCAATAAGCTTATCAACGCCTACAAATTCATAATCTACATTTTTAATTGTTCTAACAAAATTAGAAAATATAAAACCACAGGTACCAGTTACTAATACTTTCTTCATATTTTTATGTACTCCGTTATTTGTGGTAATGGTATAATCCAATTTCCCTCAAATTTTTCATGATTAGACATTATAGATTCTGCAAAATTCCAACCCAATATTAAAACCCAGTCTGGTTTTCTTTTATACAATTCATCTGGAGAGTAAATTGGTATCTGCTTGCCTGGAGTAAATAATCCTTGTTTCAAAACCGCATCATCAACAGCAAAATCAATCAACGATTCATCTAAATCAAATCCATACAGCAATGTTGTGGCTTTTGCTGGAACACCATATATAGCAATAGAATATCCTTTTTCTTTTAATTTTGCTAATCTTTCAGTTAATGTCTTTTTAATTCTAGAAAACTTATTTACAAAAAATTCTTGTTTTAAATTTATATCTTTTTCTAATTTTAATAAATCAAGAACACTATTTTCTATTTGTCTATCATCTTGACACACATACACTCTAATAGACCCGCCATGATTTGGAAGCCTCTCTACTCTATAAATATTCATTCCATGTTTTTCAAAAAAATTAGATAATGGAGTAATTGAATGTTGATGTATATGCTCATGATAAATAATATCAAAAATACACTTTTCATACATATCAACAAGATACGTGTTTTCAAATATAAATGTACCATTATTTTGTAATAACTGTTTTACCCCAATAACAATGTTATGTAAATCTTCATTATGAGCAAACATATTATTACACGTTATAACTTTCGCCTTCCCTAAACTTGAAGATATTGTATGTGCTAAATCTGGATTGAAAAAACTACATTCAGTAGGAATCCCATTTTGTCTTGCTATTTCAACTATATTTTCAGCAGGATCAATACCCAACACATTAATTTGATATTCCAGAAATGGTTTAAGAAAAGTACCATCATTGCTACCAATGTCAATAACTAAATCTTCTTGTGTAAGATCAAAATCTTTAATAACACCCTTAGCATAATCTTCAAAATGTTTTACATTAACTGAACTTGTTCCAGATACATATAGATATTTCTTAAACATTCTGTCTAAGCTTACTACACAATCTAATTGAACATGTCCGCACTCCTGACATTTTACAAGATTCAATGGAAACAAATCTTGAGTTTCTTTTTTATCAAGAAACTCATTTGCTAACGGCGTACTACCCAGAGAAAATATCTCTTCCACATTACCTCCGCAAAGAAGGCATCGTTTTAATATATTACAATCTTTCATTTTAAAATTCTACTCTTACTAAATCTTGTTCATGATGCTCATGATCTCTAATATTTTTTGCAAATGAAACCATAACAGTATCTTCTAAAAATTCAGTTTTATGAACTTGCATTGGTGGAGTAAAAACCATTTGTCCAGCTGTAACTAATAATGGATCAACATCACCAGAACCTTCAACATCTCTTTCATAATAATTCATAGAACCAGAAATAATATATAAATAATGCCAATCTGTTTTATGATAATGATTTGATCTTACCGTTCCCGCTTTACTTGTAATTATTGCAACGCTATTAATTGGTATTAATAATAGATTTTGAATAACCCCTCTTTTATCTATAAAAGGAGCATCTAAAGGTATAATTTTTTCTACAGGATAATAACCTTTATCGATTGCTTCTGTAATTTCTCTGTTATTCAAATCATCCTACTTTCTTGTTTGCAGAAATTACATCCTGCATTTTTAAAGCAATTTTTTCCCAAGAATGTTTATAAGCAAATATTCTGCACTTATCTATAACACTATCTGCAAACCTTTTGTCTGTAAGACCTTTGATAACTGCATTAGTAAATTCTTCTAAATGATCCCTAACTGGACTTTTTATAACAATTGCTCCAGAATTATTATAGATTGAGCCTAAACAATCAGCATCCGTAATAACTGGCACCGAAAACCCTGCTAAATTTTCAAGTGTACTTACTGAAAATCCTTCACTAAATGTAGCGAGATCGGCTGGATATGCAAATACAGACGCTTCACTTACTTCTTGAGCTAATTGCCTCCTATTTACTGATCCTACAAATTCAACATCTAAAGGCTTTAATTTTTTAATGGCTTCTCTAACATATCTAACTCTATTTGCTATTTCAACCATATAAGGTTGCAATGTTGTACAATTAGGTTCGATTGACATAAGATTATCAAACTCAAAATGATAAAAAATACGCAAATTAGCTTCTGGTACGGCTGCTTTTATCTTAGACCATTCTTGAAGTAACCAATGAAGTCCTCTATCAGCAGATGACGTCCAAATCACTCTACCAGGAACTCTTTTATCAGAATAAATAGAAGGATCGCACCCTAATGGAACAACTCCCCATTTACCAGGATTTACTAATTGCTTGGTCAAATGTTCTAAAAGCATTTGACTAGGAGCCAACCATAAATCTACAACTTCATCAAATCCAGCTTGACAAAAATTAAAATCATTCAAGAATTGCCAACATACTTTTAATGCATTTGTTTTTAATGCTCTCAAAGCATCAGGTTCATTAATAGATAATACAACATCAAAACTATCATCAATAATTTTGGTTCTTTCACCATAGTTATAGAGTTTTACATTTTCCCAAACAGAAGGTTTGTTATGTGGTTCTGCATGCACTGTAAATAAAGACACATCATTGCCTAATTTCTGTAATTCCTTACTAATCATGACAGTGCTAAGATCTGTACCTGTTAAACCTCTTGGATTTATCCAAATATTCTCATAATGAAAATCTAATGGACGAGAACCAACACTAAATATACCTAAGATAATGGCAACTTTCATAAGTTATTCCTTTGGAAAAGCATATAACATAACACAAGGATCTCTTTGTATTTCTTCGAATTCATAATTTCCTAAAGACGATATCATCTTTTTTATATTAGGAACTATTTTAGAATCTAAAAATATATGGCATTCAACAAATAGTTTTGGTTTAAATCTACTAATTGTTAGCATGCCGCCTTTTATAACATGCTCTTCTGCGCCCTCAACATCTATTTTTATCCAATCAAGCTTATTAATCATGTTTGTTTTAGTAAGTTGATCTAAAGTTTTCATGCTATAATCTTCTGAAATAGAGAACTTTGGCCAATGTGGAGCATATTCCTTCATATCAACCGTTGTTTCTGAACTCCATAAGCCAATATTAAAAGCAAAACATTTATCTTGCCAATTATTTAATTCTATATTTGAAACAAGATCGCAATATACTGATTTTTCAGGTTCAAATGCATAAACTGTTGCTCCCATTGCTCTCGCAGTTAATGCATATGAGCCATATGATGCCCCAATATCAAAAACAACATCATCCGATTTTATTTTCCAATATTTATCTCTCAATTCTGCTTCTTCTGAATCAAAAGTAAAATAAGAATAATCTGGATGAGTGCTGCCCTTCATTATTTCAAATTGATTGCCATTAAAAATCTGTTTTTTAGTTTCCATTTGTTTTCCCATAGCATTTAAAGCATTTTGTATCTGCTCTCTGGAATAAAGATTCATTTTTCTTATTGGAAATTTGCCATTTTGATCTGAATCATCAATAAAATCTATTGGGTCTGGAAAATTAAATGGTTCCAACTTCCAATTTATCTCTTTAAAATCACCATCTGCTAAAAGATTAATATTTTTAATACAATTAGGATGATTACTCATCAAAATATAAGGTATATTACTTCTTACAAAATTTGATAATGCAGCGACTTTATTTTTTGTTGATAAATGAAACAAACAATCTCGGCAAAATAATAAATCTGCCATTGGCAAAACATCTTCTGTTATATCTAAATGAACAAACTCTTTATCTGGATAATTCTGTTTATTAAATTCTATTTGACTAAGTACAATATCAGCTCCAATATATTTAATATTGCCAAATTTTAAAGTACTCATCCAGTTAAAATTACCACATGGACAATCAAAAATACTTTTGATATTATGTTTAATTAAAAATGGAATAAAACCATGTCTAATACTAAATGTATAATCTAATGTACTGCCAGGTCCACAATGACCGTCTGCTTTATAGTCTTTAGTTATATCATATTTTTTGGATATTTGTTCTAGAATCTTATTCATTACCAATTAATTCCATTCTTAATCATTTCATATTCTGCAAGATAAGATTTTGCCATAACATGTCGATCAAAACGAATAATCGCATGCTCTCGGCAAACTTTAGGATCAATATTATCTATCAACTTAATTGCAGATACAAAATCTTCTACATTAGAGTCGCATAAGTAACCAGTTACACCATGTGTTATTGTTTCTAGTAAAGCCCCAATCCTAGTACATATAACTGGAGTTCCACAAGCCAAAGCTTCTGGTTGTTGTAATCCAAAAGGCTCTTGAAATTGAACTGTATTTATAAATGCTTTTGCTTGTTGATATAATTCTCGTTTAGCTTCATGATGATAAGGGTCGCCAGGAAGCCACTCAAAAGTTATATTTGGATAATCTGATGCTAAATCAACAGCTTGATAAGCGCATTTTTTTTGATAAGCACATGAGATTCTATCTGGATGATCTCCTGCCATAATCAAATTTATTCCTGATTTCTTAGCAACCTCAATTGCTAATCTATAACCCCTAACTTCATGCCACCTTCCTAACCACAAAAAATAGTCTTTTTTGTCATAAGTTGGAGTATACCAGTCTGTATTTATTCCATAATAACTTACATGTGCATTTTTAACTGGTTCATAGCTTTGCTTTCCAAAATAAGGCACATTGGTATTTTCATAATCTGTAGCACCTCTTAATGCTCGGTCTCTCATATTAACTGATGAACATACAATATTATAAGCTGGATTTGGATGATCCCAAACACCACCAAGAGGAGATGATATAACATTTCGTTTTCCTTCAGCATATAATATTTCTGCAATACGTTTTTTTATGCTAAAATCATGAATAACATCTAAGTTACGTAACACTTCAGCATGCATTTCAAAACACTGTTGTTCACATGTCTCACCAGTAGGAACATCTTGTCCATCAGAGCACGGCATCTCAAATAATTTAACACCATCAATACATTTTGTTCCAAATGGAGCAAATAAACTAATTTCATGTCCCATTTCAACTAAACAATATACAAGGTCTAATATAAAGAACTCTCCTGAATGTTTAGGAGATGGTATTGGATGAAAATGTGTTGCAATTATTCCTATTTTCATTTGATTGCTTCCGAAATAAAACTATGCGTCATGCCTGCATCTACTATAACGTTAGCCATATTGGGATCTTTACTTTTGCCAGACATATTGTAAAATTCTATTTTCTTAAAATTTGCTTCAGACAAAAATTTGGTCATAGAACTTTTATTATACATACACATATGTCCTTCATAGAAATCCCAAGTACAATTCTCGCCACAAGCGCCAAACATTAAATAAGATAACTGTAATGAAGGCTCTGCGTTACTATAAAATAGTGGTTGCTCACTAGCAAACTTATACATTTTATTATTTATGTAAGCATCTATTAAAATATCTAAATCTGGAGTTGTTATCCTGATAACTCCACCAGGCTTTAGCATTCTATAACATTCTTTTAATAATCTTGGCACTTCAAAAATTGGATTTAAATGTTCAATTACTTGACCAATATAAATAGAAGTAATACTATTATCTTCATGTTGCGCAAATCCTTGTCTTAAATCATGAATGCGGAAATCAAAATCTTCGCCATTTTTAAGAAATTTTACACATTGTTGAACACTTTCGGCATACATGCTCAAATCACTATTTACACTTGTTCTTAAAAAATGTAAATAAGTTGCGAAATCAGCACGATCATAGTTAATCCATGTTGTTGGTAACATAATTGGACCACAACCAATATTTAATCTTACTTCTTGCATCTTATTTTCTATATGGAGTTGTAGGATAATATGGAATCATTGGATCAGTTTTTGATTTTTCAATCATATCATAAAACATCTTTTCCCAATCTTTAGCTAAAGAATCTAATCCAAAATTCTCTTTTGCATATTCCTGTAATACTAATCTATCATCTTCACTATTATTAAACATTGCATTAATGACTGCGCTGATAAAATTATTCTTATATTCTGAAGTTGTCCAATCACCAGGTATTAATGTCCCTCGTTCTCCTACTGTTTCATTTAAAGCTGCAATACTTGATGTAACCATACGCAATCCAGCAGCTTGAGCTTCCATTGCAGTAATACAACTTGTTTCAGTAAACCAAGTAGGATGTATCCAACAACCTGCACTTAAAAATTCAATTGCCAATTCATCTTGATTTACTCTATCATGATAAAAAACACCCAATGACTCCATATCTTTTATTTGTTTCTTAAGTCTACTAATTAAATCAGCCTGTCCCTGATCATATTGTGCAGAATATTCCCAATTTTTGAAACCATAAAATAAATGTAATTCTGCCTTTGGAACATGTGCCTTAATAGTTGTCCAACATTCTAGCAAAATTGGCCAACTTCTATCAGGACTACTACTATTAACTGCTTTAAATCTATTTCTTGGAACTTTTTTATTAAATCTGTTTAAATCAATTCCATTTCTAGTAACTGATACTTGTTCTGGATTAATATTATGTACTCTAATGATATTATTTTTATGCCAATCAGATAACGCTAATACCTTATCTGTTTTTAATAATAATTCACTGGTCGCACCATTAGCAATTACATCATGAACCCATAACAATGTTACTTTTGCTTTTACATTATACTTATCTGCTAACATAGATGCATGACGTGATACAACCAAGATATCGCATTCTAAATTAGCATATTTTTCAGTTCTATAATATTCAACACGATCATAAATTCCTTCATTATTTCCACAACTATTATAAACACGAACTCTATGACCTAAAGCAGCTAATCTTTTAGCCTGCTCAATTAACATTGTTTCGCTTCCACCAATTCCAAACTGTTTTACACTTATTGGTGTCCAAATTTCAACTCCATTACCTGCAAAAAAGATAATATCAAGCTTACCACCAATAGGTTCGGCAATTGGTTCATCAACTTTTTGAGGCAATAATGCATCTTCATCAGCTTTGTTTTTTATTATAACCTTTTTATCTATTATACTGGTCATTAATGATATTGATGCCGCATCTAATTCACCAATTTTTTCTAATTCTTTTATAGATTTGTAAATTTGACGATGTAATAAGTTTATTTCATAAAGACGTTTATTTAACAAAAATGCCGGCTCAGTTGGTTCATATCTTAATCCTCTATTTACGCTATCTAAAGCCTCTTCTATTCTTCCAAGCTTATTTAATGCAAAATTATAGTATTTATGAATTTCATATTCTCTATCTGCAGGATTTATGAACAAAAGTGTTTTAGTTTCAGAACAACCAAGACCTAATTTAATGAAATAAACACATCTTTCCCAATTGCGTATTTCATCTCTTCCGCCCTGCTGTGCCAAATAATAGAATATTCGACCTAAAGCAAGATAGCCTTCTGCCCAAGATTCTTTAATAGCTACCGTTTTAAACGCCCACTTAAGTGCAGATTCATAATCTTGACGCATTTGATAAATATCAATCAATTTTAAGCAAGCCATTGCTCGCTCATCATCCCAACCAGATACATCTATATATTTTGATAAACGCTCAATTGCCTCATCCATTAAATTAGCATTATAGCACTCAAGACCTAAATAATATAATTGGCGAGGGTCAGAATCTCCATGCTTTTCAAAATATGAACGTAAGATCCTTAAATTACGACCAAATTCTTGTACTTTTTTACTAAGATATCTTTGATGTTTAAATAAAACATCTTCTACTGTTTGGAAAAAACAAGAAGGATCTTTATTAATCAATACTTCATGAACTGGATTTACCCAATGAAATCGATCTTTATTATAAACTAAACGCTCTCTATAATGATAACATGTACATTTTCCATTGCTATCATATGCGTATTCATATGGAAACATTAAACATACTGATTTATCTTCACTATCTGGAAGATAATCTTGGATTATTTTTAATAGATTTTCACCTTTAGTAATAATATCATCTGCATCAACCCACAATACCCATGGTTGAGTTGCTAAATCAAATGATCTTTGTCTCGCTTGTGAAAAACTTTCAATTAATCCAGTTTCAGAATTATTGCAATCTGTATATACTTCAAAAATATCAGCATATTTTTTCGCAATTTCAGGAGTATTATCTGTTGAACCAGTATCAACAATAACAATTTCTGAAACATAATCCTTTATTGAATTCAAACATTGTTCTAATAATGGTTCATCACGAACAATTAAACATAGTGAAATAGGCGCGCGTTCAATCATATCTTTCTCTTTTCACTTTTAATATATCAATGACAAGCGCTAATTAATTTTTATATTATGCTGCTTTTGTAATCGTCAAACCGCTGCCATTAGGATTCATTATTATTGGTGTTCCTCCAGAATTTATAGCGGCTTGAATCTTAATCTTATCTCCAGATGAAATATCCATTATTATAGTAGCTCCACTAGTAGCTTTACCCTGAGTCGCCTGACGATTATACATCCAAACAACAGTACCTCCAATTAACCCATAACCACTACCAGTATCTATCATCAATTGTGCATAGCTGTCACTTCTGGTAGTACCAGTAGTAAGATTAGTAGTTACATAAAAACTAATTAAATATGTACCAGTTGTATTTATTGTTACTTCAGCAGAAGAAGCTGTGTGTGTAAAATCAGAAGTTTTATTTCTTTCTGTATCCAACGGCACATCAGTTAAACCTGCACTAATATTTGTACTACTAGCCGCATCATATGCATGAAAATAAGCAGGAGTAATACTAGCCGGTCCAGTAGGACCAATTGGTCCCGTTGCTCCCGTTACGCCTGGACTACCTTGAGGTGCTCCAGCAGGACCTGTAGCTCCAGTAACACCAGCAGGACCTGTAGTGCCAGCAGGACCTGTAGCTCCAGTTACACCGGGTGAACCTTGAGGTCCAATAGGTCCAGTTACACCTGTAGCACCGTCTGCACCAATAACTTTAAGAATAACTTCATCAACAATTGTTCCGCCATATGGAGCAGTACCTTGATAAGCACCATCAGGAGTATCAGTTTGCCAATATACATATGCAGTAGGAACAGAACCATTATCATCACGACCACGCTTATAATAAGTCGTAACTGAAGGCGCTCCCGCACCACCAAAAGTTACTGTCCATTCTCCACTATAATCAACCATCTGTTATCCATCCTCTACTTCAATAAATGCTGAAGATACCTGTACAAAATCAGTATCATTTGCGCCCGTATCTAATTTAGCATGTAATTCTACAGAACGCTCTCCAGCAGTTATTGTAAGTGGTCCAAGAGTCTTTGATTGTAATGTAGTATTATTGTCAGTAATGTACCCGTCGATATAATATCCATCATAAACATCATATAACCTGATTGTGTATGTTTGTGCATTATCTACTTCACACGCTACTCTTAATGTATATATAGCACTTCCAGAATAATCTGCAGTATTTAATATTCCAGAACCTAATCTACTATAAATACTAAGATTTGTAGCAAATAAACCAGCTGCTAAACTTATTATTGCATTTCCTGCAGATCCAGTTGCTGATCCTGCTGGTCCCGTAGCTCCTTGAGGTCCTGTAGCTCCAGTTACACCGGCAACACCAGTGGCTCCTTGAGGTCCTGTTGCTCCAGTAACTCCCTGTTCACCTTGAGGTCCTGTTGCTCCAGTTACTCCGTCTATACCCGTAACTCCTTGTGGACCGGTTGCTCCCGTAACTCCATCTTGACCTTGTGGACCTGTAGCACCGGTTACACCGGGACTTCCTTGAATACCTTGAACTCCAGTAGCTCCCTGTGGACCAGTAGCACCCGTAACTCCGTCTATACCCGTAGCTCCTTGCGGACCAGTTGCACCAGTTACTCCGGGTGAACCCTGAATGCCTTGAGGTCCTGTAGCACCAGTTACTCCAGGACTTCCTTGAATACCTTGGAGACCTGTAGCACCCTGAGGTCCAGTTACACCATCTGCACCAGTAGCTCCTACTGATCCTGTAGCTCCTTGTGGACCAGTAGTTCCGGTAACACCATCAATACCAGTTGCACCTTGTGGTCCTATAGCACCTGTTACACCTGGTGATCCTTGAATACCTTGTATACCAGTAGCTCCTTGAAGTCCTGTAGCACCAGTTATACCAGGACTTCCCTGAATACCTTGAGGTCCTGTAGCTCCTTGTGGACCAGTAGCTCCCGTTACACCAGGAGATCCTTGAATGCCTTGTGGACCAGTTGCTCCAGTTACACCAGGAGATCCTTGAATGCCTTGTGGACCAGTTGCTCCAGTTACACCAGGAGATCCTTGAATGCCTTGTATACCAGTAGCTCCTATTGGACCTGTTGCGCCCGTTACACCAGGACTTCCTTGAATACCTTGGGGACCTGTAGCTCCTTGTGGTCCAGTCGCACCCGTAACGCCAAGAGCAACATCCAAAATATCTAATGCAATTTGAACATTTGATGCAGCCGTTCCAACAAGAATTCCAGTAAATCCAGTGGTATCAACAGAAATTGATGTTGCTGGATGAGCATTCGTTGCATCTCTATTAATTAAAGAATTATGATCTGTAGGAGAATAACTACCTACTGGTGTTGATGCATCATTTCTATAATCTACAACATCCCTTAGTGCAGAATATTTTATAGTAGAAGAATATGCAGCCTTATATTGATAAATTAATCTATATATAAGTTTCATTTCCGGAGTAATTAACCCAGAAACAAATATAGATGCTGGGCTTGCTGCCGTTTGAGCATCAAATAATGATCCATAATAATTATCATGAGGAATAGATATAATTGGATCATAACTATCATTTGATGCAAAAATCCAAACAACAAAAAAATCTGTGATAGGAACATCAGTTAATTTCCACCCAGTTCCACCACCAACATTCTCATTATATTGAGGAATATTAGATACAGAACCCCATGGGAATGGGAATGAATTTGAGGCTATTTTTCTCCATGCAGGAGTTGTCCCAAATTTATATAGTACAGGGATTTGTCCAGGATTTGCTGGTAAAGTTCCGCCCAAATTTTGTTCATAAGGATCTGTGCCAGTTCCATTTATTATATCATGTTCTAAATCTTCATCATCAACTGTTCCGCTAGTCATAGACACATAAGTATTAGTACCATCTGAGGCTGGAGTTCCCGTAGTAATTGCATTACTATCTAATCCTAATCCAGTTTCCCATCTCATTCCAAAATTATCATGTAAATATTCATGAGTTGCGTTGGACATTACAATTCCATGACGCTCATCTCCAAATATAGTAACTGCGCCAGTATCATCTATATAAAGTAACGCTATCAATGCGTCATCTAATATATTAGCAGTTGTATTTTCCGTTAAATATCCATCAACTGAAGAATAATAAACCCAATGCACACCTACAGAATTAGTTACTGGAATAGATTCTGTACTCTTTATATATTTAACAGCACCAGCATAAATAACAAAGTTAGTTCCAGTTATCGTTAATGTCAGTCCAGACATTGATATTGAAGATTGTGTTCTGTCTTCAAATCCATTATTTATGACTTGAATTGGTCCTGTAGAACCAGTAACACCAGGAGATCCTTGGTTACCTTGCGGTCCTGTTGGTCCAGTAGCTCCTGTTGCACCTTGTGATCCTGTGGCGCCTGTAACTCCATCTGTTCCAGTTACACCTTGAATACCTTGAGGTCCAGTAGCTCCTTGTGGACCAGTAGCTCCTGGTTGACCTTGAGGTCCAGTAGCACCTGTAACACCATCTACACCTGTAGCGCCTTGCAAGCCAGTTACGCCTTGAGGTCCTGTAGCTCCAGCAGGACCTGTTGCGCCTGTTGCGCCTGTTACACCATCTGCTCCCGTTGGTCCAGGTTCACCTTGAGGACCTGTAGCTCCAGCGGGACCAGTTGCACCAGTAATTCCTGGGGAACCAGTTGGTCCTGGTTCACCTGTTGGTCCAGCAGGACCAGTTACACCATCTTGACCAGCAGGACCTGTTGCACCAGCGGGACCAGTTGCTCCAGTTACACCGTCAACACCATCAACTCCTTGTGCTCCAGTTGGTCCAATTGGACCTGTAGCTCCAGCAGGACCGGTTGCTCCAGCGGGACCAGTAGCTCCTGTTACACCATCAACACCATCAATGCCTTGTGTTCCAGTTGCGCCTTGTGGACCTGTTACACCGGCAGGACCTGTTGCGCCAGCAGGACCGGTTGCACCGGTTACACCGGGAGATCCTTGAGGTCCACCAAAAGGACCAGTAACACCAGGAGATCCTTGTGGACCTTGCAAACCAGTAGGTCCAGCAGGACCAGTAGCTCCAGCAGGACCTGTTGCGCCAGTTGCGCCAGCGGGACCTGTAGGACCTGTGATACCGCCACCAGATCCAGATGGAACTCCTTTTATTTGGTTTGCATTAACTTTGCTCATTGATTGCTCACGTATTATCTAAGTAATAATCGGCAGTAATTATATCGTCTGGAGGAGGAACAGTTGTTGGTGGAACAGTTAAAATAACAGTATCATAACCAGATCCAGGTCCTCCACTTTCAGCAATAAAATAATCATCTAAGAAAAATTGTTTTACTCCATTTTTATACACTATTATTCGGTATAAATCGTTTTGAATAAATTTTCCGAATGGAATAGAATAAACAGTATTTGAGTCATCAACAACTCCGACCAATTCAATATCTTCTTTTTTCAAAACTGATAGATTCTCACTGGTTACTTGCAATCCGTTTACTATTCCGGCATCTTGTAAAAATGATTTTTGATCAAGATTAAATTGAAGCAAATCAATATCACTACATTCAACAACTATATCTTTTGCTAAAATTTTATGACGCAATTCACCTTTTAATAATGAAGCACGAATATCTTGCTCTGCTACGCCAGGTATTTGCAGTAAATCTCGTGTTTGATTAAAATTAATAGGATATTGAAAAATTGTAATTGTTTTATTGCGATCTGAAGTAATATTTCTTACTATAAAACAACCGTATCTTTTTAAATAAGGAGCAAATTGATCTACAGTCATAATCTTACTCCTCTATTGAAATTACATCATCTTTATCATCATTAGGTTGATCATCTGATATTATTTTTTGATCAGTAGCAGTTTCTTCTGAGCTAGATTTACTAATGGGTTTTTCATTAACAATCTTATCTTTAATGGTAATCATTACAGATCTTTCTACTTCTGGATTATCTTTTGTTGCTTTAACATCAAATAACTTATTAGTTAAATTATCATCTGGAGCGGCTTGTTTCTGATTTGCCATAACAGTAGCTAATGTAGTTAACATCTTATCTACTAAAGTATCATAACTAAATTTAGAAACGTCCATAGGAGTTATTTGCTCATAATTTTTATCGCCATGAACTAATAGTTCATCCTTTTGTAAAATAGCTTCTTTTAATGTTTCCGGTGACATAGCTAATAAATTATCTGGTGTTAATCTGTAACGTACATACATTAACTCTTCTAAATAATCTAAACTTCCAACTGATGGTTGGGTATCACTATAATCGCCATCTTTAATATTAGTGCGTATACCTTTATCAACAGATGATAACAATACTCTTGTATAACTATCTTGCCAAGCTGGTTGTTTTCCAAATTCTCGTTTTAATTGTGTCAAAACATCAGCTAATTTTGTGAATGCTTCTAATTTATGAGACATAGATTCTGATAGAAACGCCTCACTTCTATGATAATTTTGCAATCCTCGTCTTGGAATATAATCAGTTTCTTGATTAATTCTTCTTGTATCAAAAGCATTCTTAGTAAAACCAAAACTGTTTGATAAAGAATTTTTACGAATAGAAAACGAACGTCTTCTTTGTGCAATATCATCGGCACTTTTTATAATGACACAGTATATGTCTAATACATCTAACAATTCCATTTTTACCATATATTAAGGTTGCAAGTGACATTACAGGCTATTATGATACAGAAATATTACCCAAAGAAATATAATGTAACAAATATTAACGGGCTTGACAGGATTTTTTTTTGATATTACATTTTTACCATGACATATTCACAAATTTCAAAAAAAGCTATTCATCCTAAATCTATCAACTTATGTAGCATACTAAAAAATGCAGGATACCAAGCATATCTTGTTGGTGGTTGTGTAAGAGATTTATTTTTAGGAGTTACACCTAAAGATTGGGACATTACTACCGATGCCTTACCACAACAGGTTATTGCGTTATTTCCTAAAACATATCCAACTGGCATTCAACATGGTACTATAACTGTCGCCTTGGAAGATGAATACTTTGAAGTAACAACATTTAGAACAGAGGGCAAATATACGGATAACAGAAGACCAGATGAGGTAAAATTTGTGTCTTCAGTAGAGGAAGACCTATCTAGAAGAGATTTAACAATTAATTCTATGGCTTATGATCCAATTACAGATACAATTATTGATCCATTTAATGGTTTACAAGATTTACAAAACGGAATAATAAAAGCCGTTGGAAACGCAGATGATAGATTTCAAGAAGATGGTCTAAGGATTTTACGAACAATTCGTTTTGCCTGTAGATTCAACTACGAAATTGAAGAAAAAACAAGACTATCAATGCAAAATAATAGGAGTATATTAAACAATATCTCAAAAGAAAGAATAAAGGATGAATTTTGTAAGATAATGTCATATGACAATAGTTTTTATGGATTAAGATTATTATTAATGAATACATTATTACCATTAGTTTCACCTCTACATGAAAACTATGTATCTTATACACAATTTCATCAATTGGATGCGGATTTAGAAACTAAAATTGCAGATTTCTACTATGAATATAATCCAATAGATGTTGAAAAGGAGTTAAGATGGCTTAAATTTTCCAATGATGAAATAAAAAGAATAATCTTTTTTCTAAAGCTAATACCAATGTATAGGATGCTTTTAAAAATTAGTAACACACAAACCTATATTAGATTCATTGCACACATAAAAAATAACGCACCGCAAGAATATACATATACTTTAGAACAATTTCTTAAACTAGTCAGATCCGAAAAAAATGAAATTAGTAAATACTTATTTGAGGAATGTGCGGATGTTACTATATTGTCTAGAAAAGAAATGAAGATAAATGGTAATGATTTAATAAATATAGGAATACCAATTGGTCCGGAAATAAAAAAAGCTCTAGATAAATGTTATCAAGAAATCCTTAATCATCCAGAAAATAATAACAAGGATATATTATTAAAATTTGTTTTATCAGATAGATTATTGTATTTAATGTTGTAGTAGGCGATCTAGTACGAGCGCCATTTGCAACAGTAAATTGTAATGCAGTACTATTTCCAGGTGGATTTCTAATTTGAAGTAAAGTGTTAACTACTGTTGTAGTTATCATTACTGTCCCAATAATTTGAGCACTACCACCATCTGTATTGGCGGTAGTATGTGGCGAAACTAAATAACCTGCGCCAGAATCTAACCATATCTCAAGTTGCCCCGGATTATTCATTGCTGCCGACCAACTAATTAAATAAGTTCCAATTGTTGGCAAAATAAATGTATCTGTTGATGCACCGCTTCTAATAATTCCACCAAAATTAGGACCAGTTCCATCAAATGGCACCGTTGTTCCTATTGCAATTGTTGCATCTCCAGGCATATTATCGTGATAAAAATATGCAAACTCTAAACCACAACAAGGTCCCGTAGCACCTGTATCTCCTGTAGGTCCTGTAGCTCCTGTAGGTCCTGTAGCTCCTGTAGCTCCTGTAGGTCCCGTAGCTCCTGTAGCTCCTGTATCTCCTGTATCTCCTGTATCTCCTGTAGCTCCTGTATCTCCTGTATCTCCTGTAGGTCCTATAGCTCCTGTAGGTCCTGTAGCACCTATATCTCCTGTAGGTCCCGTAGGTCCCGTATCTCCTGTAGGTCCCGTAGGTCCTGTAGCACCTGTATCTCCTGTAGGTCCTGTAGCACCTGTAGCACCTGTAGCACCCGTAGGTCCCGTAGGTCCTGCAGGTCCTATATCTCCAGTTGGACCAGTTGGACCAGTTGGCTCTGGTGGTGGAATTGGAATAAAAATTGGAGCGCTTGAATATGATGATTTATCATATGGTCTTTCACATAACGGTGTTCTACTTATAGGCACACAACAATCTGTTGATTTAGGCACACAGCAATTTAGGTATCTATAATAACTCATAATAATATCTTTAATTATAAGTATATTATTGTTTATAGGCAATGTATGTTTATAACAAAAAAGCCGTCATCTAGATGACGGCTTTTTATTTAGATTTTAATCAGCGTTCTAATAAATTAGACACCGACTACTACAGACTTACGTCCAGCAGCAACACCACGTGGGTTTACGATTGCGATTCCGATGATTTCGGAAACAACCCAACCTAGCTTCAATTGCTTTGGTTCATCAGCTGGCAAGACTTCAATGTCTTGACGGATAGGCATAACACCTACGAATTCAGGATCAGCAGCGCCATAAATTGTTCCAGGTGGAACGATCTTGGAAACCATAATATCAGTTCCCCAAATGTGTGCATATAGACCGGTTTGTAGAACTTCTCTCATTGTGACGGGATCGAAATCTCCGCCGCCTGTGCCCTGTCCACCGCCTGCTCCCCACTTAAGGATATCGGTGAATTCATTAATGTTCATGAAATACTTGGTAGTCACAAGGTCCCAGCGGTCGATCTGTTGCTTGATTTCAACAAGGTCTCTCTTCAAAAGACCAGCGTCAGCGATGTCAGTCAATGTATTTTCGACAGAGGCTGCTGCATCTAATGCTGCGAATACGTTTGCGTCTTCTTGTGCCATCATTTCCTGGCGAGCCTTTTGGACTGCACGGTCAATGACGTTGAATCTACGACGCTTTACTTCAGCAATACGTACTGTTGGGTTTGCGTAGATTTCGAATTCAGGAACTACAACACGGTCACCGAATACACGGGATTCTGGACCAGTACCGTTGCTGGAAATAACAACAGCGGCTACATCGATATCTCTATCGTAAGTAGGCGTTGCACCTTGTGGCAAAGGATCTACAACCAATGCTCTACGGGCAATTCCATGGTAGTCTAAGTTTCTGCGGATTGGGTTTGCCATAGCCTGAGCTAAAGCAATCTTTCCGTCTTGAGTCATAATAGCGCGGGAAATCAATTCATCGCGTCTTTCGTCACTTAATGCAGTTTGTCCAGCCATACCCATATTTGATGGTTGATTCTCTTCGAGAATAGCAGCATATTTAACAAGTGTTTGAAGGGCATCTTTGAGTGAGCTTGCATTCATTTGCCCACCATTATTAAACATATTCATATGTTATCTCCACAATTAAAGGAATTGTTTGCCAATTTCTTAGCAATACACATTATGTGTATGATAAAATATGATAATATTAGCTTTTTTAGAAAAAAAAAATACTGCACTTACTATACATATTATGATATAGTATAATCTGCATCTTAATTTGGAAATAATTATGAATTTAATTGGTAAAAAATTTAATAAATTAACAGTAATATCTAAGGCTGATAGTATTTTAGGCGGACAAAAAATAAAAAGATATTGGGGTGCATGGAATTGTCAATGTGATTGTGGAAATGTAATTATTGTAAAAACTATTGATTTAAATAGAGGTAGTGTTAAGTCTTGTGGATGTTTGTATAAATTACACGGCAAATCATATAAACCAGGACAAAAATTTAATAGGTTAACATTAATATCATATAAAAAAGGTAAATGGTTATGTTTGTGTGATTGTGGTAATCATATTGAAGTATTAACTGAAAATATAAAAAGAAATACCAAATCTTGTGGATGTTTAAAATCAGAAATATCATCAAATAATTCTATAAAATTAATATCTGGAAGGCGTAAATTTGAACCAAAAATTGCATCTGCTAGAAGAATTTGGAAAAATTATTGTTATAAAGATAAATTATGTAATATTACATTTGAACAATTTCTAGTAATATCTAAAGAAAATTGTATTTACTGTGGCACTTCTCCAAATACTCAATATAATTATTTCAATACTTTATCAAGCAATAGTTCACAAAAATCAAAAAATGAAGGATTATTTATTTATAACGGATTAGATCGTATTGATAATACAAAACCACATACACTAAATAATAGTGTTCCATGCTGCCAAATATGTAATAGAGCCAAAAATAATAGGTCTGTCATTGATTTTTTATCATGGGTTAACTTATTAAAAATTAATTCATTTGAACAACTAAAAATAATTCCAATTCAGCTACCCAAAATATCTCTATCTATAAAATGTATTTATAACTCTGGATATAATGATGGAGATTTAAAAATAGAAGAATTCTATTTTTTATCTCAACAACAATGTTATTACTGTGGTTCCTATCCACAAAATATCTTTAATAAAGCAAAAAATGATAAAAAATCATCTCAATATGCAAAAGATAATGGTAATTTTATTTATAATGGGCTAGATCGTATTGATAATACAAAGCCACATAATAAAAATAATGTTGTACCTTGCTGTAAATACTGTAATTTTACAAAAAGCAAACTCATATTAATAGAATTTCAAATTTGGATTAATAAAATTCAGCAATATCAAAAAGAAAAGCACGGCTATTAAGCCGTGCTTTTTAGATTATTCAATCAAAGATTATTCAATCAATTAGAACTGTGGATTGAAGTGGAATACTGCCCATGCATAAGTTCTAGTACCAAGAGCCGAAGCTAAGTAATTTGGAGTATTTACCAAAGAACCATTGGTTTCGAAGCTTACAAAGTGACCGACTACGATTGTGTTACCACCAGCAGCAGTACTTCCAACTGGAGTTAACTTTCCACCTACGGTTGCGGATGCTGGTACCCAAGTTAATGAAGTTCCAGTATCAAGAGCTGCATTTCCAGGGACTAAGCCGTCTGCTGCTTGGTCACAAGCTGCATCTAAGGTTACTGCATAAAGTCCTGGCTTATCCCAAAGAGTGACTTTGCCAGATCCAGTAGCGGTGTGAGGACCTAAGACTGCGCCACCAGTTGCTACTTGACCAACTGTTCCACCGACTACAGATCCAAATAGAGTTCCATATCCAGTGATACCATCATCAGCTAACATCAATGGACGAGCAGAGGTTGCTACGTTACGAGTAACAACAACTCTCTTTAAAGAATTAACATATCCATCAAATACATCATAAGCAGCTTTATCAGTTGCAGAAGTTGCGACAACAGATGCAAAAGTAACGACTTCGCCGCCCATAAGGGTTAATACTTCTGTATCAAGTCCATCGAACTGACCTAATGGTTGAACACCCGGTTGTAAAAGTTTTAGAGCCATTTTGTTTTCCTATAATCTCTAATGCTGTTAAAAACAGCATCGTTACTTACACCTTAAACTTACTAAATATAACATATATTTTTTTATGCCCATATAACAAACGATTATTTAATTAATGTACTGGATTAAAGTGAAAAACCATATATTCATAAGTTTTTATGCTTGATAATGAAGATAACGTATATTTTTATGCCTATGGATATACTGTTATAGTGCGAATTTTAGTCCACTAAGCTCTTCTTCTAATTTACTAGCCATTTCTTCTGTAGATTTTCGTACAGATTCTGGTGTTTTTTCTGGCATTGGACCTGCGCCTTCAGGAACTGTAGAAGGTTCATTTATAATAGTATTATTCTCTGTAGCAGCCTTATCAATTTGTCTTTTTGCATTTGCTTCAATACTTTTAGCACGATATAATATAATAAGTATATATTGAAGTGATGCTTTATATGGAGGAAATGCTCTTACTATATCTTCAAAATCATTAGCAATTAATCCTTTACCACCCTCTAATATTTGTGTCTTATCAACAAATTTGTTCAAATACCCCTTATCTTCTATTTGTTCTGCTTGATAAGTTTGTGAACTTAAATTTTCTGTAGCTTGATTTATTAATGTAGCATTTTCATCAACTACCGTTTTAAATAGCTCATAAGACCTTATTACAATTGAACTTTCAGGCGATTTAGCTAATTGCAATAATTCACTAGCCGTTCTAGTTCTTTGTAATGTATTGATAACTGGTACAATTTTTTCATAAGTATCATAAATGTCCATTACATGTTTTCTAAGCTTTCGCATTTCTTCCAAAAAATTACTACTATAAGTTGTACCAGTAAATAATCCAGCCGAATCATTTAAAATATCATCAATTTCAGCAATTAATTTCTTATTGTTTCCTCTAAAACCTTCATTAATAAATGGAAGTTTCTGCTGTATATAAAGTGCTCCTAAAGTTGCAGCAATAGTTCCAGCTACTAACAAAAAGGGAAACGCAGCAGTAGAAATCAACTCAGCTTTTTTTTTTAAGCTGGCTGTTTGTTCTAAACAAACATCAGCAAGAATACGTAATTCTTCTTTGTTTTGATTATCTAAATCATTACCTAATCTAACTAACGACAATAATAATTGCTGCTCAGCATATTTTCTTTGTGTTACATGACCATCAGGCATCTTCTGAACAATATTCATTAAAATATCTTGTCTTTCATTTAAATTCTCAACAAGACCATTTAATTTATCATATGATGGTGAAACGACTACTGCATTTGGATGAGCATCTTCAATAATATTTCTCTTATACTCCATATCTTTAGGAGTATCTGGTTTAATACCATATAGTGCTTCAATTGCAGAAATATCTAAAGAATCAATCCTTGGATCATCCTCTAACTTCCTTCTGATTTCATCGGGATCAGCCTTTGAAATTAAGCCCCTCTCTTGGGCAATTTTAGCAAATTCTTCAAAAATGTCGCTATGTCTCATTATTTGGCTCACAGTGGGGGTAATTTATTTATATGCTTTCATATGCCGTTGATTATGGTACTTTTTTTGCAAGATCATCAATGAACATATCTACAATTTGTTTTTTGCTGACGAAGTTGTTGGGTAAATAGACAGTATTTGAACCTTCAGCAGTCTTATTAATATCAGTAATTGTAAACACAATTTCTTGAAATGTAGGTAAATTTTTCATTAATGATTCTAATCCATCTAAACCGCTATAAACTTGTTTAGCAAATTTAACTAACATATCACTAATACCATTAATATTATTTGTGGCAGCTTCTGTCCAAATAGAATCTCCAGTATGTCTAATATCTTGATAACCAGAATTTAATTTAAATTTTGTTTGTGTAGAAACATATGCTGAAACTGGTGCTGTTGGAGTTTTACTTGAAAAGAATCCGCCACCACTATCACCTTTACCTTTACCTGGATTAACGAATTCATTAATTGTTTCTCCAGCTATAATAAAACCAACAGATGATAATGCAATCTTAAATATTATTCCTAAAAACTTAATAAGAACAGAAAGTACTTTTCCTTGTAATAATTTAAATGTTAAACCACCTAACCAAGCTCTTTTATCTAATGTTCCTTCTTGAAATTCAATTATAGCTAACTTAACAATTCTAGCATCTCTCATCTGTTTTCTAACATCATAAGAAGCGCTCTTATTTTTCTCTAACTTATCAAGGACTGCTTTTTCATCTGCATCAGTTACTGGTGTATAATTTGCACTAACAGCATTACTAACTGCAGAATCAACTTGTTGTGAAGTGGTCTGTTTTCCGCCAGTAATTATTCCTTTAATAGTCTCATAAATAGACATTAACATTCCACCAACATTAACTTTAAATACTTGTTGTGCTAAAGCTAATAATGCACCAATCCAGGGTGCTCCCAATGCAGAAAATAATATGCTTATTGCGCCAGGAGCAATTAAATTAAGTATACTTGCTTCTTTATTATTAGGATCTATTTTTGATACGAAATAATCTTTAATTTTCCCCATTAAAGATATAATTGTATCACCAACTCCCGCCTCTTTAATAATTGAGGGATTGTCTAATAATGACTCAACAACCATCATATCAACATAAAGTTTTATTTCGCTATTATCTATAGTCATTATAACCTTTTATCTTCTACTACTAAGTTTTTGCTCGGTAGCAAACTGCCAACGTCCTACAGATGCAGCATTATCTCTGGTAAATTGTTGTAATTGCTGATTAACTAATGTCTTAAACTTTGGATTCGTATCAATTATATATCCATAAGTACCATATAAAGCGCCTATAACATTTGATGTTGTAGAAACTAATTGTCTTAAGTTATCACAGAAAACCATCATTCCACTCCAACCATTTTTCAACATTTGTGAAGTTAGTTGTGCATTCTGAGTTAAATTAATATATGGATAAGTATTATTCATTATTTGGTGTTGAAGAATATCTATAATCTTAAGAGCATCGGCAGCTGCACGTATACCCATACTTCCGCCACCACCAGCAACACTTGTATCAAAATTAGCATACATCTTTATAAACTGTTGTATCTTAGTAAAGTTTATTGCATTTGGTTCAAGTGGTAATGAAGTTAATAAACTAGTCAATGCATTTCTTTGTGCAACACTCATTCCTCCTGCACCACCAGCCCCAGCACCAGCACCAGTATCTCCAGTAGCTCCAGTAGCTCCAGTTGCTCCGGTTGCTCCAGTTCCAGTTACGCCAGTTAATGAACAATTAGCTTGCGTTCTAGAATCTCTTAATTGAGGACCAAATTCTTTAATTGCTTGCAAATAACGAACTGCCATTTTTTCATATTCAGGTTGCCTTTCTACATGGGCAGAAGCAACACTACTTAACATCATGGCTCTATTATACAAAATACGAACTGCTAAACAAGGATCCCCCTCATTTGGATCCATAACATCATAAGCTTTTGTTTCATTTGGCTTTTTTATTTGCATTCCATATAGCCATCTTATAAGTGCTCCAAGATTTTCTAAATTACCCATAGTAAGTTTAACTGGAGTATCTCTAAAATCTGGCACAGAAGATAATCCTCTGGTATCTCTACCATTAGCATCAGGAATTAATACACTATCTGGGAATGCATCTACTACCAAATTAGGATCTATATCCGGTGTTTTGCCTTCAGGAGCCACCTTAACTTCTTGCTTTTCACCTTGTGGTAAGCTTCTATTTAATTCACCTATAAGATTTTTTACTACAATTTCAAAAGGCTTAGAGTCTTTAGAATTTGGAACTGCAACATCTCTAAGATAACTTAAATAACCAATAAGTGCATCTTTATCTGCATAAGCCAACTTCTTTAATGGTTGTCCTTTAGCATCTCTTTTATTTAAATCAGCATCTAAACTTTCAAACGTCCAAGCATCTTGAGGTCTATTAGTGTCAGTGCTTAACCAAGCAATTCTTTTACCATTCCATTTTACTTGACTTCTTGCTGCCCACTCTAAAAAGTGACCTAGAGTACGACCATCAGCCATTGTAAAATTCGCTGGAGCACCAGATTCAGTGCTTATAGGAACTACCTTGGGTGGTGCTTTAGGATCTTTTAGATTCCTTTGCATATTTGTTCCAAGAGCTTTTGCCAACTCAAATACTCTTACTTGATGATCATAAGCTGGATTAGAAGCCACTGGAGTATCAGGTGCGGCAAATTTTTGGTTAAAATCAACGCCAGCATTGATTAACGAATTAATTAGTTCTGTGTTATCAAAAATAGACATATTGATCCTACTTATTTGCCTGTTGGTTGTCTACGAAGTATTTTTCTACGGAACCAAGACCTATCATCTGGTTTCTGAGCCCATTCCCAGCCATCGCCAGCTGGTGGTAATTGTCCTGGTGGAACTGGAGCTAATGGTCCGCCAGATCTAAATGGATCGTTTGGTCCTTGAACAAGTTTTTGTCCACCACTCAAATTACCAGAACTCAATCTTTCATTAATTTGTTGCATTACATGTCTAAGAAAGCGTACTTGCATATCATGACTTATTGCATTTCTTTGGTAACCGCCCCAACGACTCATCATATCAAGTAATACATATTGTTTTGTTAGTGCTGTTAATGGAAACTGATCTATTACTTTAGGGGTTCCACTTGCATCTAAAATAGTAAGACGAGGAATATATAATTCATCGATATCCTTCATCAGATCTTCATATCCAGATGTATCACCTAAATCTTTTTCTGCTTCAGGTTTTCCTGGTGATTCATACAAAGGACTAGAGCTATCAGTAAATCTTCTGTATGCTGGGTTTTTTGTAACATTATTAGCAAAATATAGATAGAATTTTGTTAACTTAATTATTAGATTAGTTAATCCTGCTGCTTTTGCAACTTTATTTTTAGGAGGTAATTTTGTTAACTCATAATTAGTTGGTATAAGAATTTTCATTTTAGCAGCATCTGATTTAGTAAAAAGATTTCTTACAGAATCAGGAGCTTCAAAATCTTCAGATACTCTAATTATTGCATCTCCGAATGCATATAGATTTCTTAATGCATTTTGTGTTCTAGGTCCCCAAACACCATCAACGAATCTTTCATTACCCTTACCACCAATTCTAGCGATATTATCAACAACATTTTCCATTTTAATTAGTTGATCATCATATACTGGATTCTTTTGTTCTGGAGTATTTGCTTCTTCAGATGTACTCCACTCATTTCCATGTAATGGAGAACTATTTAGATAATTAAGCGTAACAAAATCATTGAAATTTGCAAAACCTTGTGAGGGTTGGTCTCCAGCACTAGGATTTTGTAATGAAATGGGCGTTTGTCTGGCTGTCTGTGAATCTCGTTTAAAATGATAATTTATTGCAGTGCTTGCAAAATTTTGAATTGCTTTTTGCATTTCACTAACAGCTATTTTAACGTTTCCTACATCTGATGATACTGATTTTGTTCCTGGTTTCACATCTGGTTTTGTTCCTGGTTTTGCCTCTTCTGGTTTCGGTAATCTTCCCGGTGTAGATGTTCCTGCTGGTGCTGGTGCTGGTGCTGGTGCTGCTGATGCTCCTGCAGATGTTTCTGCAGGTGTTTCTGGTTTTGGCAATCTTTTTGCTGTTTTTTGTATTTCTGATACTAACTGTTTAAATCTATTGGACATAATCAGCCACCTTATTTTGCATAACCGGGACTAGTTAATGTTGCATAATCATCATTATTTTCGGCAATTACTGTATTAACTTTTGCTCTAAAACTTGTTAAATTTTGTGCAGCTAATTTATCTTTAAGTTCTGTTGAAAATAATGCTGATATTTGATTTGGATGCATTATTCTTAATTCAGCACCTTGTGATTTATTAAGTTTAGCAATCACTCTATGTATATCTGAATTTTCTAAACCAATATTTTCAATCCATGTTGAAACAGCAATACGATATTTATCATTTATATTATTTAGATCTATTTGACTTACTTTTTGAGATAAGTCTTCATAGTGTAATCTTAATGGGGTTAAAGCCTCTATAATATCTCCGAATGGAATTTGTTGTTCTTGAAATATTGCTGATTGTTGTCTACCAACTCTAAATGCTTGATTTGCTGCCCAAATAAGAGAAATTCCTCTATCTATTTGAGCTATTGCATTAAAAGCCGTTCTTTTATCTTGTTCTGCAACATTAAATGAATTAAAATTAAGTTTTACAAAAGCGTCTCTTTTAATTCTAACCTGATGAATATAGTTAAAAACTATATTCATTTTATATTGGTCTATCTTAACATCAGAATCTGCTTCTTTCTTAAAATTTGCAATATCTTTGTTTATTTGTTTAAGATCATCAATATAGTTAGATGCAATTCCTGATGGCAAAAAATTTGGTAAAACAGTTATTAAACTATTTGCTCCAGCAGATATATTTTCATACCCTTTACTAAGATAGTCTTTTCCAAGTAATTGTTTTCTAGAATCATCAATATCTATTGGTAATTCTTCGCCTAAAGAAGTCTTAACGGCATTAATTATACTTTTAGCATTAGATAACTTACCAGTAGGCATTTTCTCAACTACTCTCATCATTGCTAAATGTTCATCTATAATTGTTTCAATAACTGCATCACCAGCAACACCCTCTAAAAATGGGCTTCCTTTTGGATGAGCATCTTGAATTAATTTATTATCACATTCAGAAGCAGCAGCTTGTTTATATTGAATGAAGGTTAATTCTAATTCTTCAGCATATTTTTCCATACCAGAGGCTCGTAGACCGCTACATAATTTCATAAGATTTTCTGACAAATTTTCTGTTGGTCTCAAATCTAATTTTGGTTTTCTTGAAGCTATCTTTTTTAATGGATCCTCTTTCACTAATCCCTTTTCTTTAGCTAATTTTACTAAAGAACGCATTGTCTCAGAATCTTCAAAATTTATATGCTTAAAAGTCATGTTGCCTCGAATGGATCAATTTATTCTATAATATGCAGAATTATAGCATGCTCATACTAAATAAAAAGATATGCAGTAATTTACTGTTTTATTGTATCAAGACGTCCATATCTTAACATACGCAGACCGTGCTTGTTACAATACCTTATACCATCAATAATCTTATATTTCGCCTTGCCACAAATATTACAACCAGGAACACTGCACTTTATATCTGTATAATCAATTCGCCTTTTCCAAGCATCAATAGCACTTATAGATTTATTTTTCTTTGTATTCTCAGAATCTTTGTGCCCTATATGAACTTCAGACATATGCTTTCTTACTTCCTGTGTATAAATAGATTCATTATCTTTAGATTTCTGAATCATACTCATATTGGCTTTCTGTTCTGCAGTACGTTTAGTTCCTAATGCAGGATGTCCTTGTGTAGCAATTTGTTTTATTGTTGCTTCTCTTTGTTGCTGTTTGATTTTTTCTTTTTCTTCAATAGATAATGACGCATGCCAATCTCTCATCATTTTCTTAAACTTATCAGATTTAGGGGCATTCATTCCACCATAGGTAACATTATAGCCAGTATTAAACTGTATATATGTATTATACTGTTTTACTAATTCCGTTTCAAGATAGTTTGCATCATCTTGCGATTTACAAGAAGCTATTATTTCAAATTTGAAATTATCAATTCCATATTTTAAGAAAGCAAAATGAATAGCTTGACTTGGCTTATTTTTATAAAAAGCTCTACGATGATCGGAAAATCTTTTAGCGATATTAGTTGTTTGACCAATATATTTTTTGTCATTAACTGCATTTGTGATTATGTAAAGTGACCATATTTTCTGTATATGTTGCGCCATATTGCACCTCCAATACAGTATATATCACTTGTTCCGGAAGTTAAAACCAAAGGCACTCGATCATAGGGTTCATGCTTGTAGGAGGTGCCGTAACCATCGCGACAGCAGGGTGGATACTACTTGGACGTCTAGTAGTCAAAAATCCAATCTCGCTAACATATAAATTAGCCCTGACCGGATATTGCTGGTTTGTCTCAAACTGATCTGTTTGGAAAAACATTCTATTAAACCAAACTGTCATTCTACCAGATCCTTGGGTACTATCATCACCGGGAATATTTGGAACATAATAAGTATAATTTACAATAGTTCTAATTCCATTTGGAGAACCAGTTCCGGTCAAATCAAAATTTAATGGAGTTCCTGCTAAAAATGTAATAACACCATTAACTGGATTTAATACTACATTTGTCGTAGAATTAAAACTAGATGAAAGAATATTAGGCTTTTTTAATTCGGCTTTAATATCTATTGGAGTAACTAATTGACCGCTGGGACCTACAACTCCAGTAGCGGGAACAATTACCACTTCGTTCCAAGAAACATTTGTAAATGCTTTTGTTTTAATATCATCAATTAACCCAATTGGAGCAGTACCATTACTAACAGTTGCCATTACTTGATTACCAATAACGGTTAATTCAGCAATCTGACCGGGTTGAAATTCTGCTGACGGGTCACATATAAAATAAGATGGAAGCGTATTTCCAACCTGAACAAGTCTTAACATTGCATATCCTCTCTAAACTCCACATACTTTCATATAACCTAAATATGAAAGAATGAATAGAAAATATGCTTAATCGACCTCTTCTTCAAATGACATAGATGATGATGTTGGGACTTCTAATTCATCTGACATATCTGCGTCTAATAAATCATCTACAGAATTATAATCTGTAGAATTAAAAACTGTGCCATTCTCTAATAAATTCTTAATCATTTGAGCTGAGTTTATTGAATTATTTTGAGGAGATCTAGCATCTTGCTTATCAATCTTCTTTTCCATATCATCTAAATAATCATAATAATTTGGATTTTCTGTCAAATGATCCATAGTTATTTCTGTAGCTACATGTTTATCATTTGTGTGTTCCATTTCAACTTTGATACCTTTAGCTAAAGCTTTTGGATCAAAATCTTCAGGCTTTTTCTTGTCAGCTAAACCACCGGGAATTTCATCTTCCCAAAGAGCATCTTCTGCCATCTTGTATAAAACACCCATAATTTGATCTGCTTGGCTTTGCATTCCAGCATCTTCAAAAATATCAATGGCACTATTCAAATAATCAACAGCTTTTGATACAGAAATACCTTCTTCTTGACCACTCAATATCTTAAACATTGAATCTTCAATTGTACTTGCAGTTGCATTTGGATTAGCGTTTGAATTTGTATTTGTATACATGTTTGCACCCATATTTACATTTACATTTGGATTTACATTTAGATTTTTATTTGACAACGAACTTATCCTTTGTTTAACTGCAACCGCATCTTTAGGACTGGTGCTTAAATATTGCTTAAGTAACGATATAGCAGCAATATTATTGCCGAGTTTTTGATAATTAATAGCCGCATTATATAAACATATGCTTACTGGTTTACCTCTGTAAGCCGCTAAATAAGCCCTTGCCGACTCGTCATATTTGCCTTGAGTATAAAAATTACCACCACGAGTAAATTCAATTGAATATAACTGTTCCTTTGCATTAGAATCGTTTGGATTCACTGTTAAAACTCTATTAATTAATGAAAGCGCTGCATCAAAATTATTAAGCTTTTTATAACATATTGTTTGATTATATAGATAAGCAGAACGATGATCTATCTCAAAAGCTTTAGCCCAATATTTTGCTGCATTTGTATAATCTTTTTGCGAAAATAACTCAGCAGCTTTATCACTAAATTGCTTAGAATGTTGCTGCGTATAGGGACTACTTGGCATTTACGATCCTTAAACGATAAACTTTGCAAGATTTATTGCTTTAACAGCAGTAGCAAATTTACTAGCAATATCATCCTTGATTTCACTCCAAGCGGCTTCTCTTTCATCCTCATCAGTAATTTTTTCATATAGATTAACTAATGTATTTTTAATTGCTTCAAATGGTCCTTCTTGACCAACTTTCTTTAATACATTATAAATTATTGAGGTAACTTTTATAGCCATACCAAGAGGGCTTGCTACAAACAAATTCTTCAAATCTTCAGCATTTAAAAGATCTAAATGTTTTAATAATTTACCAATATCATCAGTAGAAAAAGCATTACTGATTAACTCTTGTGTAGCTAATACTCGTAATACTTTTTCTACCTCTCTTGATTCTTTTTGTAATCCTGCTTTATCAAATATGTCAGCAGCAGCATTAAGATAATCAAATGCTTTAGCTAATTTATTGAAATTATGCTTAGTTTCAATTTGACTTGAAACTAGCGTTTTCTCCATAGAATGCATTAACTCATTCTCAATGCTGCCACTTTTAAACATATTATATCCTATTCAAGGTTAAGACTTACTTATTTTTCTTAGCAAATGGATTTGTTTTTCCAGATTTGCCAGTGTCTTTTCCTTTAACAGCAGGTTTCTTGGTTGACTGAGTTGACTTAGTTGACTTTGGTTTATCTGTTGACTTTGGCTTATCTTTTGCAGCATTAGAATCTGTCTTCTTCGTGCTTTTCTTGGTATCTTTCTTAGTATCTTTCTTGGTATCTTTCTTACCCTTAGCACTAGAGTCTTTCTTGCCTTTTGTATCTTTACTCTTAGCAGTTTCTTTCTTGGCTGCTAGAACTAAAGATGCTAATTTTAGACTTACAGTTGAGCTTTTTTCTAAGCCTACAGAATCTAAAGCGGCTGATGCTGTAAGTAGACTATCAATTGCAACGTCGTAATTAGCAGAAACATCATACAATCCTGCATTTAGATCGTCAGCACTATCGCTGTCACCAGCTTCATCTTCTTCATCTACATCTGCATCATTGTCATCTACTTCGATGTCATCTGCACAAGAAGTGTCTTTCATTTCGTCATCGTCGTCATCAGCACTACAGCTATCTTCTTCATCTTTTTCCATAGTACTTGCATCATTTTCATCTGAAGCAAATTTATATGTAGTGTTAAACAAAGAATTGTGTTCTTGGCTTTTTAATACTGCATCCATTGTTGCAGCTACAAAATCTGATACACTTTTATTATTCATAGTATCCTCTAATAGTTATCTTATCTTAGAACGACCCTTTGGAAGTCTTAGATAGTGCTGCTGACAATTGAGCAACTAAATTTTCATCGTTAGAACTTGCTGGGGCGAATTCTCCAGATCCAATCATTCCGACTTGTGGTATATGTCCAGCTTCCTTACGAAGTACTGGTGTATGCTTTGCAACAACTCTCTTAAGAGAATCAAAGCTATCATCATTAAACTTCATAATTTCATCAACCTGAAAAGAAACGGCTTGTCTATCATTATGACACAAACCACGATCTACCATGTCATAAGCAAGTTCATAAGCTCTTGCCATTTTCACACGATACTTGTTAAGTTCTGCTTCCATTTCTGCCTTAACATGTTCCTTTACAAGTTCGCTTGCGAATTCAGATCCACCGTCAACCTGTCCCCAGTATTTCTTATAATAAGAAACTGCGTCCTTGTCTAAACCTTCTACAATTAATGCGTCTAGGTCTGCCGGATCTAATTTACCTTCGCTAACTAATCTATGAATAGCTTCTGCTTCTTTACGAACCTTTGGAGGTGCATTAGCAAGATCTAACATTGCTTTTTGAGTTTCCTCTAATCCTTCAATAGTTCCTAAATTACCAGATGGTTTTACATCAAGTTGAGTTGTAGCATTTCCCTTTGGATGTGCTTCATGTAGATGAGGGCTGGTCTTCATTGCTTCTGCAGCTAACTTAGCGCGCATTGCAGATCTACCTTCTAATGAATTAAAGCTGGCTAATTCTACTTCTGCATTAGGATCTTTTTGAACGATTTCAGCAGCCATTTCTGGATCATCTGTCTTAACTGCATCATTATCGTCAACTTCACCAGTATCACCTAAGCCAAGAATATCCATTAGATCTGTGGTATCTTCGCCTTCGCCTTCGTCACCACCCAATAATTCTTCTATACTAGCATCTGATCCTTCTTCTTCTAAAGAAAGATCATCTCCAGAATCAACATCTTCAATCATGTCACTAACTTCATCTAAAGCATTATCTGTATCAGTGATTAGAGCAGATAAATCATCTACAGAATCTAGATCTATATCTGTTACACCCATAGTATTATCTCCTTCAGCGGCTAATGATTCAAGTTCTGCCTCGATTTCAGCGCGCTTTACTATAGCTTCTGTACCACGAGCGTATTTAACAAAAGCTGTCATTAATTTAAATCCATCAGCAACAGCTGTCTTGGCTTCAGTTAACGCGTCTTCTATGATAGAGCCAACAAATTCCTTATTAGAGGCAGTGACCGCGCCCTTATCATACATACCTGCAATCATCATTAATTCTTGTTGATGATCTTGAAGTTCTGCAACTGATTCTTTCATTGCATTTGTTAATGCACCATTAAGTTCTTTTCTTAATGTATTAAGAGTTCTTGTTTCAGATGCGGCGGCACCCATTTCTGGGGCTCCCATTTCTGAAGCAGCTTCGCCACCCATTTCATTTTGTTCTCCGGTTAATGCTCTAACAGCTTCAACTAAATCGGAGCTAAGATCTCTAACTTTTTCAGCTAATTCTAATGCAGTTTCTTTTGGATCGCCAGATTTGCCGGTGTCTTCAGCTTCACCTTCTGGGGCTGCATCCATTGGTTCTGCAGGGGGTGCAGGAGGTGCAGGTGGTGCTACTTGTGCTCCCTTTACAAGAGCGCGAACTTTATCGGCACCAAAAGATTTAACATTTTCAATAAGTTTGGCTCCAAATGCTTTAGTTGCAATATTGTTGTATAATGTATCAGTTCTATTTCCAGATAATTCATCAACAGATGCTGTCAATAGCAATTTGTCTCCCAAGAATACTTCCCAACCACTCTTGCCATAGTTTTGTGTTCCGTCAGCATTAGATGCTTTTTGAAAACGTGCTCTTAGAGATGCTCTCTGGATCATTTCCTTACGCTTCTCTTCATCATTTACTTTGACAGATGCTGGACTTGGATGCATTCCATCAACTGGTCCTACGCCTGGGAATGGTTTTTGACCATTCATATGTTTATCACCGCTACCACGAAGTTGCTCATTCATCTTATCTGGTGCATATTTTGTTTTACCTGGAGTTGGCTCTTGTGGATTCTTATCACCCTGTTGGAAGTATGCTTCTTTCTTTTGTTCCAATGCTTGTTTAGCTAAGTTTACAACCGCATTACGACGCATTGCGCGTTCCTCGGCATCAGCGCGAGCAAGCATCTTCTTGCGCTCTAAATCTCCGGGGTATAATTGTTCTGGACTGCCCATATTATCGACATCCATTTGCTTATCTCCATCAGTTCTCAACTTTTCATTCATTGGGTCTTTTGGATACTTTGGCTTACCTGGGCTTGGCTCGTTTTCATTGCCAGCACCTTGAAAATAACCTTGTTTATTAATATTTGATCCAGACATATTTTCCTCTTGTGTACTTGTGGAAGTGTTTGCTAACTTATCTAAGCTTGTTTTCATTTGATTTAACTTAGTCTCTATAGACGCCGTAACTACTCTAAGCTCAGAAACTAGGTCTGCTTCCACATTAGTAGAAGCATATC